AATACTGTTACCCCAGGATTAACAGCAACAGCAACGGAAACCCCGACACCAACCCCAAGTCAAACTCCGACCAATAGTAAAACACCAACCAGCTCAGTTACTCCAAGTAATACTCCCACAAATTCTGAAACTCCAACAACCACACCAACACAAACGCCAACAAATAGTGAAACTCCAACTAATACTCCTACAAACACAAAGACTCCAACATACACACCAACCCAAACAATTACTCCATCAAATACCAGAACACCCACTCCTAGTCCACGAGTAATAGAGAAACTGATTCTTAGTCAAATAACACGATCTGCAGTATTAGGAGTATCAAACTCACAGTCATTTGCTCAGAGTTTTGTGGCCCCACAATCCGGAAGACTATCAAAAATAGAAGTAGAGTTTGTAGGATTATATACTGGACAAGGAATACTAGAAGTATATGAAGGGTCAATTGACTCTATTCTTACAAAAGACCCGTTGTATAGTGCTACAGTATCCGTTAATGCTAATAATAATTTTAACCTGACAGCTTGGATTATTCCTTCAGGCATAGATATTTTCTTAGCACAGGGTGTTAGTTACACATTTAAGTTTATTCCTATATCTGATATGCCAGAAATTTATGGATTAGTAATATCTACTAAAGATAAGTATAATGGTGGACTATTCTGCTCATTTGACGAGACAAACACTATTGCAATATCAAAATTAAATAGTGGAGCGAATGTGTCAGTGGATATTAGTCCAACAACAGACTTTGCTTATATTACAAATCTACTATATGACAATATCTCTTCTACTAGCTACTCTATTGTTAAATCTATATCTACTGAAGACACTATGAAATATATTGGATTAGAAACTAATGGACTAGAAGAAAAAAGAGCTATTAGCTCCTATAATATTTATACAACAGACAATATCATCAAAACACCCATAGCTATAACAATTACTGTCAACGAAACCATTACAGAAGAAGATTTTAATAAACTAAGAATTGGATATGTTAATGATTTTGGTTTACTATATGATATTACTGTTTCCAGAAACTATACTGATAAAAATATAGTCGGAAATATGCCAGAAACTGGCAGGGTAGTTATATTACCAATTTCTGATGATGTAACCCCAACGCCTACAGTCAGTGCGTCATCAACTCCAACAACTACACCAACAGCTACACCAAGCGAGACTCCTACTCAAACACCGACCCAAACTCGAACACCAACTATCAGTAATAGCGCAACTCCAACTCGAACACCAACCATTAGTAATAGCGGTACTTCAACTCCAACTATCAGTAAGAGTGCTACTCCCACTCCAACGATTAGTAAGAGTGCTACTCCTACCCCAACCATTAGCAATAGTGCTACTCCAACAATTAGTAATAGTGCTACTCCCACCCCAACCATTAGCAATAGTGCTACTCCAACAGTTAGCAATAGTGCTACTCCCACCCTAACTGTTAGCCATAGTGCTACTCCAACAATTAGTAACAGTGCTACTTCCACTCCAACAATTAGTAACAGTGCTACTCCAACTCCTACTATTAGCAACAGTGCGACTCCCACTTCAACAACAGGATTTGTTGATTTCAAAAAAATAACATTTGCAGCATATGGTTTCAAGCACGGATATGAAATAACTCAATCAACAGGTCTTGGCTGGGGAATTTTGAATTGTGGAACAACAGGAGAGAGAAGTTATTATGGAACTTATGATCAAGACGGTAATCTTTATGAATATGTCGAAGACGTTGCAAATTTAGCTAATATTGCAGATTTTTCTAATTTTGGCAGAGGTCGAGTGTCGTTGGGAGGGAGCATTATGGATTTTCCTTTTTATAAAGTTCCTACTAGATATTTTAATCAAAACGTTAAGGAGTCTAGAGTATTAAATCCTTCTCATTCACTATCATTATATGGTGAATTTTCTCGTCATGATACTACATTACAGACTTTCAGAGTTATAAGAACATCATCTCCTCCAAGCAATGAGATCTCTTTATGGTCTTATGTTGGAGATATAAACAATCCTAATGATACAGCAGACCGCTATTTCTTTACTAACAATAATATTCTTAGTCCTATTTTAGGTAAAGTGAGTTATAATTATTGGATTAAGAACATACCAATAACTCAGGGTGAATTTGTTAATTATTTAAATATTGTAGATAGTACAGGATCTAACCTTTTAAATATGAAATACCACATAGTGGGTCAAAAAGCTAATATCAATACAGGTGTCCCTTATGACGAATGGCTTTATGGAAATTATATACAGTGCGACACAAGCAGATCAGTAGGATTAAAATATTATATAGCTAGAGAGAAAAGCAATAATAAGCCCGTTTGTGGACTAAATTGGATACATGCTGCAAGATACTGTAATTGGGTAACAAACGGATCTAATTCTTCATCCAGCACTGAAAATGGAGCCTATTTAATACAAAATGAGTCTAGTACTGATAGTATAACCAGATCGAATGCAACAACTTGTGCAATTCCAAACATTAATGAGTGGTATAAAGCGGCATATTATAATCCTATACATAACAGATATTTTAAATTTGCTACGCAAAGCGATAGACTACCACAACCCTGTGGTGTTGATCTCTTGACAGAGAATGGAATTCCGTCAGTCACAACTAAACATCTATACGTTCACTTTCCTGGAGTTTAGAATAATGAACCAAGAGTTACACAACATTATTTATAATCAATATAGAGAAAACAAGAACATACATGCTATAGGATATGGAGAAAAAATAACCAACGGTATGCCAACTTCAAATTTAGGTTTAATATTTCATGTTTTTAAAAAGAAACCTATATCAGAATTACAAAGAGATGAAATCATTCCAGCAAATGTTGAGATAGACAATAAAAATTATATAACAGACATTATAGAAGAATCGGAATTACCAGTATTAATAGGATGTAATGACTGGAGTCCTGGTCAAAAGATTGTAGATGGATGTCCCGTTGGAAGCAACTGCTACAAGAACGGTATCCTGGCTTCTGCTGAACAGAATAGCCACAGATCTACATCGAGACCAATACTAGGAGGAATATCAATCACAGAATATAGTAAAAACTCTGGTTCTCTAGGAACAATGGGCTTATTAGTTAGAGACAATGAAGATAATTCTATTGTAGCATTAACAAATGCCCATGTTGTAACACGTTGTCCAACAGACCCTTTACAACAACCTAAATTTTACACTGAAAATCACAGAGACTGTCCTGTCGTTCAACCAGCACATTATGAAACATGGGATGGAACTCCTGGTTCTTTACCTTCATCGCCACTATCTCAAAAAATAGGACAAGTTAAGAGATCTTCTTTTTTTAATTCTGGACAATTTTATTTTTCTGGTGGCTCTTTTGTGTTTATAGATGCTGCTTTAGTACACATTGATTCTGGAGTTATAGATTCTTCATCGGCTAATATTAAAGGCTTTGAGGCTTTTGGTCCTATGAACTTTGCTAGTACTGCAGAAATAGACGGATTATTTAGTAATAATAATTCTTTATATATAAGCGGAAGAACTACAGGAGCTAAGGGTGGAATAAATTGCAGAATTTCTGTTAAAGAAGAAATGTTTGTAATGTCAATTTTCCAAAATGCATGTGCATTAACTGCTGGTTTTTCTTTTACGAGTATGCATTTTTATAACATTTTGAGAATTACATATGATTCAGGTAATTACGGGGTAGTTGTTCCTGGTGATTCAGGTTCTGTGGTTGTTGCAGATTTTTCTGGAACTAAAAAAGTAGTTGGTTTAATATTTGCTGCGGGTGGGGTTGATTACATTAATGGATTTTTTTGTAGAATAGACAGGGTTGCGACTGAAATGAACATATCTGCTTGGGACGGAACAAACATAATAAATTCAAATCCTAGTAATTGGCAATATATTTCAAAAGATATGATTTTGCCAGACCCAGAAGAGTATACTAGTCAAGACTATCTTCCTCCTAATGTTATTATAGAAAGTGGAAAAAAATATTGGAGAATAGGGTCTGTTCCGGTATAGAACCATGAATAATCAGAACTTCACAAATTACTACTCTAACAAAACTTTAATTTAAGGATATAATATGGCCTATAATAATACTTCCTCAAGTGATTCTCAGTGTATATCTAATGATAGAGATCTTGTTTTTAAGATATACATTACCGTTGTGGATACCGGATCAGCAGTTTAAGGAATTCTAAATGGCCATTATTTTTAAATCTAATTTTGATTATCCTATTACTAATACTGGTATTTTTAGTCCTAATGGATTAACTTTTCTAGATAATACTATCACTAGTGTTGGAAATACTTATGGAAGACTTGAAGAAACTATAGATTCAACATCATCTTTTCCCGGTAAGTATTTTTCATCTTCAAATACAACATCAGGAATCCCTGATTTCGCTAATGGACATTATCAAGGAACTGGATATCAATTTGGTCCATCAAGACTACTAAAATTTAACTGTGGAGCGTCTAATTTTACCTCTAAAAACTATTCAATAGTTATTGATTTTTCTTTAGATAATGTTGGAGGAGATTGTAGAATACTTGATTTTAGGAATAATTTTATAGCTTCAGCATCAGATGAGAACCATCAAACAGTAACTTTAAGAACCATAGACCCATTTGATTTCAGAACACAGCCTGTTACTTCATCGCTAATAGTAAATGGATCTTCAGTTTTGGCTAATATTTATATGGAAACTAATCGACTCTATAGATTAGTTTTTACGAAAGAGTCTAGTACCTCTAATAGGATAACTTTATTTTCTTTAAGTCAGGGAACTACATATTTTATATCCAGCAACACGTCCTTTAGCAGTGTTTCAACACCATATTCAACAACACTAGCTACTGGAAATTCTTTTATACTTTTCCCTGGAACAGTTAATTATTCTTCAAGTCCTAAGATAACATTTCTTACTGGAAAAATATATAATTTAGAAATTTATGATAATGCTATTGTCCCAAGTATTAATCCTGATTCTAATTTTAAGTATAGTGCATATCCAAATGTAAGCATATTACCATCGTACATACCTCCATATATCGAAAATACTCCATCCACAGTAGGAGATGGATTTCCTAATTCTTATGGAATAACAGATGCTGGAGATGAAATTATTACAGGAAATAATCCTACAGATTTTCGTTATGCTGATATTAATTATTCTTTAAATCCAACAACAGGATATGACGGAAAAAAGGTTTCTAATCTTGGTTTAACAACACAAAAATCATTTAGGATAGCTACTAGAGCATCAACCATATCTGGAACAATATTACAGTCCTACAACATTCCAAACGAAACGATAGTACCATCTTCGATTAATGTTGATGGAATAGGACCAACGACTGGAATCACGTATAACTTTCGAGTTAGTCAAAAGGTAATAGTTCAAGAGTTTCTTAGTTTTCTAAATAGTGTTGCATATACTATTGATGGAGACACTTATAATATATACTCTGGACTTGAAACCCAAATAAGTAGAGAAATTGTTAGTGGAAGATATCAGTATGGTTTAAGCAGCAGTAACAAGTGGTCATATCCGGTATATGTTACATATTTACAAGCTATAAGATATCTTAATTGGCTAAAAAATGACCGCCCTGTTGGACAACAAAACGCTTTTACAACAGAAAATGGTTTATATTTAATATCTGGTACTACTGTAACTCCCAACGCTACGGTAGGAACCAATGATCTTAAATTACCAACTTATCATGAATACTTTAAATATGCTCATTTTGGAAGAAGATCACCCTCGGACTACTACAACCTACCTAATGGTCAAAATTCTCCACCAATTATTTTAAGAAATACGACTAAAAGTAGATATTACATCTCTAACATAAAAAATAACTATACAGGTATATTAAATAATTTTCCTGCTGCTGTTGCTAGTTTTACTGGAACACATCAGATAAGAGGTGTGACATTAAAGGGGTCTGCCACCAACAACCTATCGGATACTGCTTCAAATATAGGAGATGGAGTCAATACTCTTAATATCAAACACATAGATACCTACTTACCACAAACAAAAACAGGTAATTATGGAATTCAATTAAATATTACAAATCTTAGACTTAATTCAACAGTTATTGCTGTTATCGAGCTAGGTTCATCAACAGGATATAATGATGATTTAGAAAAAGCTTATATTTTAGTAAAAAATAATACCGGATCAACATTATTCGCTGGAACAAAAAGTATTATCGGAAGAAAGATAAATTTTGCATCTGGTGAGCTGATAGCACCTTCTGGAACAACTTCATTATCAATACTTATAGACTATACTAATAACGTTCCTCCTCCTCCTAGTGCTACTCCTACAAATACTCCTAGCAATACTGCTACTCCTCCTGTCACACCCACTAGAACAGCAAGTCCAACACCGTCTGTTCCTTTGTGTGGAAATAATATTTTAGTTGATTCAACATTTACTACTGGGTCTACGGCTTGGACATATAATAATGTAGACAGATATACATTTGCACAATATACTCCTGAAATACCTAATGCTTCAACAGAAGTTGTGGTGGACCTTAATGCTACAAGTCCAGGTTTTATCTCTCAATCTTTTAATACTGTTGTTGGTCAAACGTATACTGTAAAATTTAATTTATCAGGGAATCTGTTTCGTGTTATTGGTGGTAGTCCTAGATACAGGACAATGAATGTTGCTATTACCAATTTGACTAATAATAGTATAGTGTCTTCTCAAGATTATACTTTTGACACCAACGGATTAGTCTATGATGGAACTATGGCAGCCCAAGGATGGCAAGAAAAATCTTTTACTTTTGTTAGTCCAGCAACAGCCCTTTCTATAAAACTATCCTCCACTTGCCCAACTTGTGAAAGTGCTGGGCCGATAGTGGACAATGTTACTATTTGTGGACAATCACCAATAACACCAACGCCCACCCAAACACCCTCAGTAACTCCTAGTAGACTACTTAATACTTCAATAGTTGTTGATGCTAAGAGTAACATTAGACTTAATCCAACAACCGGGTTAAATGCAGTCAATACTGGTATTTATATAGATTCATCCCTTAATAGGTCTCTTACTATAACAGCTACTGGAAGTATTGGTATCGGAGTTGGTGTGGGTAATGGCCCGGCCGGACTATCTCAGTGGCCAACAACACTCACTAATCCAGACGGATCAACAGTGACCTTTAATGGAGGATCTTTAGTTGGTAAAATTGGAGCCAATGGAAATGTTTTCTCTATAGGGGCTAGTACCACCATAACCCCAAATGTTTCTGGTATCTTATATCTAGGTATTGTTGATGGTGATGGTGCTTATAATGATAACTCTGGATCTTTTAATGTTGTTGTAAATTATGTTTCAACAAACTCTTGTACTGCTGGAGAGGGCTGGGTTAATAAATTAACTCCTGTCGATGTTGCCAAATCTTATATTAGTGGAGATGGTAATGTATTATTTTTTATTGGTTCAGCAGAAAATAATGGACTATACAAGTCTTATGATGCTGGAAATAATTGGATCGATATTTTTTCAGCGAGTAATGCTCAAATTAACTCTACAAAATATCCAGATATTAAGTTTTTTGCAACTTCTAAGGATGGAAATAATTTAGTTGTTGGCAGGGCTTTAGTAACAGACATCTTTGGGACTTCGCCAGGCTACGGATCTATTCATACATCTTCTGATGGTGGGACTAATTGGACACTAAGAAGTAGTGCTGGAACTAGAAATTGGTCAAGTGTTGCTATTTCCGATAATGGACTAATCATTTATGCTTCAGAGACTTCTGGTAATGGTATTTATAAATCAGTTGATGGAGGAAATTCTTGGGTTAAAACCGTAGCTCCTAATGTTTCTTGGTCAAAAATTGTGTGTTCTTCATCCGGAGAAAATATTTTAGCATTTGCTGCGAATAGTGCACAGTATACTAGTCTTTCAAAAGATGGTGGTTTAACTTGGACAGTATCTTCTATAACGAAAGATTTATCATCAACATTTTTTAATAGTGGAGTCAGCACAGGACCTTTAGCAATAAAAGACATAGAAATGTCTAGAGATGGTAAGATACTATTTGTATCTGCTCTTAGTTCTTTTGCTAATGGAACTTTGATTTTGATATCAGCAGACTTTGGAGCTTCTTGGAAAGCACACAAAATACTTCCTAGACTTGGTCTTTCTTTAAAAAGCTCTTATGACGGAAACAAAGTATTTGCAGGATTCGAAGGATTTATTTATACATCTTCTGATTCTGGGATTACGTGGAATGAAAGATCATCAGTTGGAGTTGGAACATGGTCTGGTTTAGACTGTTCTAATAATGGACAAAAAGCCATAGCAGGTAAGGCAAATTCAATTTTATTTTCCGATTGTTCTATTCCATTAATCACACCAACACCAACAAATACTGTATCTCCTACAGTATCTAAATCACAAACTCCCACCCCTACCAGAACTCCTAATTTGGTTCTACAAAACAGAGATATTCTAGTTGGAGATGGTCCTGTGGGTATCGCCATAGATAATAACACTAATAAATTATATGTTCTTAATCAAAATAGTAATAATATCACAGTACTAGATAGTTTAATATATTCAACAATAACTACTATTCCTGTGGGAACTAATCCTTCCGGAATAACTTTCAACAAGCTGACTAATAAAATTTATGTAAGCAACACTGGTAATAATTCAGTAAGCATAATTGATACCACTTCAAATACTGTGATAAAAACCATAGTATTACCAGCAAATAGTGGACCAACAGATATTCTAGTAAATCCTATTAGTAATAGAATATATGTAGCTAACTATACTGGCAATTCCATATCTATAATAGACGGGTCCACAGATACTATTGTCTCCACACTTGGGGTTCCTGTGTCGTCTAGAAATAGACAGTCAAAACCACAAAAGCTATTAATAGACTCAGACCAAATAATTTATGCTTTTGAAAAAGAACAAAGTTCTATAATTACGTGTGACGATACGTCATTACCAACAGAACTAATGTCAACAACAATTTCTCACAAATTACAAAGTGGACAGATATTTGATCTATATGTATATAAAAATATTTTGTATACAATATTATATAGTTTTGACTCTCCATACAAACCTGTTTTTGCAGATATTGATAAAAGATCTCTAAATCAACCAACATATAATATAACCGGTGGTGCCTCCACAACATATATAATTTATACTACTGTTAACATGGGGAGAACTAGTGTTGGGGTTGGCACTACTACTAATATCGGAAGCAATAATACAATTAATATTGTAATTTATCAAGATAACTTATATTCTTATGCAGTAACCGATACTGGACATTTATTTTATACAACAACAATAGACACAAATACTTCTAGAGAAGCTGTCAATATTAAGAACTTTGGAACCGGTATCAAATCTATAAAATTAAATGAAGAAGTAATATCTGATAGAAGACTCTTTTTACTTAATTATAACGATGATAAATTACATATATATGATACTATTTCAGTTAACACGACCCCAACACCAACCCCCACAATAACATCAACTCCAACTAGAACACCAACCCCAACACCAACACAGTGCGTATATCCTAATAGTATACAGAATCCTGACTTTAAAAATGTAACAAATGAGAAATTTGACAATTGGGATTTTAGCACAACTGGTTCGTCAATCTTCCCATTATTTGATGATGTTCCAAAATTATTTTCTAGTACTTCTAAGTCAGTAGCACAATTAGATTCTTCTGGTTCAATATCTCAAGCATTTAATACTATTACTGGACAAGTATATCAAATAAGTTTTAAATATAGTGCTAATGGTTCTCCAGCACCAGCAAAGCAAAGTTTCTTTGTGGGATTTGGTGGAAACATATCCACTACTGATTACACTATAACACCAACTCAAGGCTTGACCTTAAGCTCTTTTGATTTTAGCTCTCCTCTTGGAGACATATTCTCATATGATAATGATCCAAATATTAATAATGTTTCACTCTTATTAAGAGGTAATGGAACATCCGTAGTTGATACTAGTAATTATAAGAATGTTATAACTAATTCATCCAATGTTCAATTAAACACTAGTCAACGTATTACCGGAACACAGTCTCTATACTTCGACGGAAGCACTGATCAATATTTAAGCGTTCCATATGGTGAACAGTTTAATTTTGGTTCTGAGGATTTCACTGTAGAAGCATGGGTTAAAATTGACGCTTTTGAGACGAGTGGTTTTGGCACACATTTACTAGCAAGGTTGAGAGGAATAAGTGTAGGATTTAGTAATAGGGGGCAGCTATTCATTAGTGATAGCAGCAACTACACTACACTGTCTCCAGCAGATACTATTAAATTAGGAAAATGGACTCATTTAGCTTTTACTAAAAATGATGGATTGGTAAGAGTGTATGTTGACGGATATGCTTCTGGACAGGCATATCTTCCAGGAGTTCTTCCTGTTGGCACAGGAGACATGTTTGTTGGAGGATATCTCGGCCGTCCTTCGTTCAAAGGATATATAGACGATCTTAGAGTAACCAAAGGTATTTGTCGATACAAAGAGAATTTCGTCCCTCTGCATCAAAATAGAACCTCTGACGAATCTGTTGTAAAACATTGGAAGTATGGAAAATTATTCTTTACCGCTCCTTCTAATAGTTCCAGAATATCATTTGTTAATAGTGGCACTGAAACAGTATTAGTGGACGATATTGTTGTTTGTGGAGTTCCTAACTTCACTAGAACACCAACTCCTACCAAATCAGGAACTCCTACTCAAACTCCTACTACAACAGGAACACAAACCCCAACACCCACTCAAACACCAACCATCCTTGTTGATGATTCATTAAACATTAAACATTTTCTTGGTATCAGAAGAGATAAAAAATTAATGAGTTGGGGTTATAATAATAATGGTCAATTAGGATTAGGAGACGATTTAAACCGTAGCATACCAACACTATTCAATATTCCAAATTGGAAAAAGATTATTACAAATCCATACTTCGCAACCAAGTCCGCAGCATTAGCAGCTTCTAATTCTTGGTATGGAATAAAAACAAATAACACTCTATGGGAATGGAGAGAATTAGAGAATACTAATAGTAATATTCTAAAAACAACTAATTTAGAATCATTGTCATATATAACAAGAGATATACTTGATTTTACCTTTAAAAACTCAACATCAATATATTTTGTTGATGCTAATACCAGAAACCTTTATTCTTATGATCTTGTTTCTAGAACCAGATCGAAGAAGCCCATAATAGAAGAAGAAGTATATTCTATAGTTAGCATATCTGAAAATTATTTTGCTGTTTTGTATAACGGACCAACTAATTTATTAATCAATCTAGAAGGATCTGACACTTTCTTAAAGTTCAACTATACTGAATATAAGAAAATATCTGCTAATAGCAGAGGAACTTTATTTGCTATAGATAATGATGATTATTTGTTTGGTATGGGTTCTAATTCTTTTGGTCAGCTTGGAAATAATAGTCAGAGAGAATCATTATTTCTATCAAAAATCGGAAATAAAACATGGATTGATGTTAGTAGTGGACAATTTCATACTTTAGGAATTGATACAGATGGCTTTGCTTATGCTTGGGGCAAAAATACTGACGGAGAACTTGGCGACGGAACATTAACATCTCGTTTAGTACCAACTAAAATCAATTCGGCTGAAGACGGATGGATAAATATCTATGCTGGAACATTCTACTCTATTGCTAAAAAATATGATTTAACCTTGTGGGCATGGGGAAGAAATGCCGAAAATTCATTAGGAACAGTTGACTCAACAATATTGTCTTCAAAAACTCCTATATTGATTCCTGGAACATGGAAGGATATAGCAGTATATGATAGTAGCATATTTGCTTTGGGAGATACTCCTCCAACACCAACTCCAACCAACAGTCGAACACCGCCCCCAACACCAACAAGTAGTGTAACTCCAACAAAAACTAGCACTGAAACGCCGACACCTACTAAGACTCCTACTTCGTCTATTACTGCTTCTAAAACACCAACTCCTACAAGTAGTGAAACCCCAACTAGTACTGTGACTCCAACTCAAACCCCGACAGAAAGTCCAACTCCTACCCAGACCCCAACACAAAGCGTGACTCCTACTCAAACGAGAACAAGTAGTGTAACACCAACACAAACTTCTACATCAACACCCACCAATACTCCAACTAGTAGTGAAACACCGACACCCACTTCTAGCTTAACCCCAAGTAAAACACCAACAAACACCCCTACGTCGTCTGTTACTCCTAGTCAAACACCGACTATGACTGCGACACCTACTAGCAGTATTACTCCAACACCAACAGAAACACCAACAAATACCCCTACTTCAACTTCTACTATAACCCCCACAGCAACATCAAGTCAAACACCAACTCCTAGTATAACACCTCCATTAAGACTTTTCTATTACTATATTTCTGACAGTAAAGCAGATTTATGTGGTAATAAGGAGGAAGGAAATGTTAAAACCATAAGTGTTTATGATATAGATAGTAGTCTACAAACTACAACATTCTTGTACAAAGATAAAGATGCTTCTACAAGATGGCTCTTTGATGATCTTAATACTAGACTAGGAAGCTCTGCAAATAGAATATATATGGTAGGCATTACATCTTCTAGTATCTCTGCTTTAGTAGAAGATATAGACGGATATGCTATAATAGAAGAACAGGATATAAGTTGTTAATTATTAAGTGAAATAAATATGCTATATTCAATATCAAATAAACAATACGACACATGTTTTAACACAGCAAATAGGGCTATTGATATAGGGGTAGCAAATCTAAAAATAAATGAATATCTGTATAAAAATAATAACAGTACTCCTTGGAAATGGTCAGATATTATAGCTCTTGATACTAAATTCATAGGATCTGTTAGCTTATTTTTAAGAACAGGAGACTCTTATGATATTGTTCAGATAAAGCAGGATATAAATACTGGTAATGCTATAGTAATACAAACAGTAGGAGTTTGTCCAACACAAACACCAACTCCAACAACAACACCATCAAACTCGGCAACTCCTACCATAACTCCGACCAACAGCGCAACACCAAGTCAAACAACAACTAATACTCCAAGTAATACTTCTCCATTAGCTAGATTCTTATACTATATTTCTGTTGATTTAGAAATATTATGCTATAATAAATATGCTGATTCTGTTAAGGCAGTAAGTATATACGATATAGATAATATTTTGCAAGTAGGTTCTAACGTATACAAGAATAGTACAGGATCTATAAGGTGGTATTATAGTGAATTTATTACTAATCTAGGAATACCAAGCACAACTCCACGAATATATTTGTCGGAATCGAGTAGCGGAACTATCTATAGTGTTGTCTCAGGAATAGGTGGGTTGGCAACAATAGAATCTGAACAAGTAGTATGTCCACCAATGAGAATTTCTGACTCTAGATATAATCTCTGTCATACAAATTCTTATAATACTATTCAAGTTAATACAACAAATTTAACTGTTAAAAATTATCTATATAAAATAGATGGCGTTGGAAAATGGACATGGAGCGAACTAGTCGGTTTAGACTCTTCTTTTTTTACAGTAAGCACACTATATCTAAAAAGAAATAATGCTACGACTACAACATTATCAGTTAAAGAAGATATTGCAACTGGGCATGTTTTGATTGTTTCTGTTGATGTCGGTTGTCCAACACAGACTCCGACGCCAACACGAACAAGTACTCCCACAACAACTCCAACCCGAACAATGACGCAAACTAGTACGTCTTCTATGACACCAACTCAGACTATGACCGGAACTATTACGTCCACCCCCACACTTACTCCTAGTCAAACACCAACTAAAACTTCAACGGCAACACCAAGTCAAACTCCGACAAGTTCAATAACACCAAGTCAAACTCCGACTAGCACCATAACTTCTACTCAAACACCTAGTAATTCAGCAACTCCTACTCCAACAGTAAGTGATAGTCAAACTCCGACACCAACAATTACTCCGTCTCAGACAGGAACTCCAACTATTACTCCGTCTAAAACTCCTACAAATACTCCAACAATGACTAGGACACCAACTAGTAGCTGGACTCCAACTCCAACTGAGACACCCACTCAAACAATGACCCCCACCGCGACCATTACTCAAACACAAACGCCAACATCTTCGGTTACTTCCACTGTCACAAGAACTATGACACAAACACCGACAGCAACTCCTCCACTCAAGCTTTTTTATTATTTTATATCTAATAGTCAGTCGAATCTATGCAATAATAGAGAATTAGGTATAGTTAAAACTATAAGTGTTTATGATATAGATAATACTTTACAGACAGGCTCCTTTCTGTATAAAGATAGTAAAGGTATTCAGAAATGGCTTTTTGATGATTTAAAGGATAGACTTGGAGTCTCTGTAAGTACAATATATATGATGCCAACAAACTCTTTTAAGGTATTTACTCTCGTTAAAAATATAGACAACTACGCAATAATAGATCAACAAGATATTACTTGCTAATTAATGGAAATAATATGTTATACTCAATATCAAATAAACAATACGACGTATGTTTTGGTACAACAAATAGACAGATAGATATAGGAGTATCTGCTTTATCAGTAAATAGTTATCTATATAAAAATAATGATATTGATGTATGGCTTTGGTCGCAGATAATATCTCTTAGTTCAACATTTGTTGGAGCAACAAATCTTTATCTAAAAAATAATGATTCTGATGACATTATCCAGATTAAACAGGATATCAATACTAATAGAGCTATAATCACACAAATCACAGGAATTTGTCCAACTCAAACTCCAACGATAACGCCAACACCATCAAATACATCAACTCCAACAATAACACCAACCAGTACTGTTACACCGAGCGAAACAGTTACTAATACTCCGACCAGCTCTCTTTCTCTTTCGAGATTTCTATATTATATTTCTTCTAATTTAGAAACTTTATGCTTTAATAGATTCGACACTTCTGTCAAAGCTATAAGTGTCTATGATTTAGATAATGTTTTACAGGTTGGTTCCAATATATACAAGAATACGGATGCTTCTATTAAATGGAATTACAGTGAACTTGTTGCTAATTTAGGAATACCCTCTAATACTCGAAGAATTTATTTGGTTGAGTCTAGTAGTGGTGTTGTTTATAGTGTTATTTCTGGAACAGGAGGCGTTGCAACAATTGAGTCTGAGGAAATTCCGTGTCCTCCAATGAAAATCTCTGATAATAGATATGATCTTTGTCATACAAACTCTAACTTAACTGTTCAGGTTAATACAACAAATTTAACAAAAAATAATTATCTGTACAAGAGAGACGGCGTTGGGAAATGGACATGGAGTGAACTCATTGGTCTAGATTCTTTATTCCCTCCATTATATACTCTATTCTTAAAAAATGATACTTCATCGATGACAATAAGTGTGAAGGAAGACATTGCAACAGGATTTGTTTTAATTGCTAGTATAGACGTTGCTTGTCCGACACAAACTCCAACACAGACTATGACAAGCACTCCAACAAGTACCCCGACCCAGACAATAACAAAAACTAGTACATCTTCGCCAACTCCAACATCTACAATGACTGGGACTGTCACTTCTACCTCTACATTAACGCCTACACAAACTATAACCAAAACTTCAACAGGAACACCAACTCAAACTCCGTCTAATTCAGAAACGCCTACTCAAACCCCAACTAGTAGTCAGACCCAAACTCCAACCCAAACTCCCACAAGAACCGTAACTCCAACAAATACCCCAACCTACAGCCCCACACCAACAGATCCTTTAAATGGCTCTTATTATTATTTATCTGATAATAGCTATAATATTTGTCACAACTTTCCGTCTAATTTAGTTATAATTTATGATCAAGGAACTTGGCTAGAAGTTAATGAAGTTTTATATCAAACAGGGAATGCTTCAGACTGGTATACAATGTCTGAACTTGCTAGCTTTTTGGGCCTACCAAGTTTATCAATAGCTTATATTAGGCCAGTGGATACAACAAATTCTGAAGGGTTTAGAGTAAGACAGGTTGAATCTAATTCAGATGACAAAGCATATGTAACAAATATCTTTCAGTGTGTTACACCAACTCCAACCAGCACTATTACTCCAACTCAAACAAAAACTCCAACGACTACTCCAACATCATCTCCTACTCATACCATAACAAGTAGTCAGACTCCAACTCAAACGAATACTGCTACTCAAACTTCTACAGTCACACCTAGTCAAACACCAACAAGCAGTAAAACACCGACTCCTACACAAACAAGTACTCCTACTCTCAGCGAAAGCCAAACTCCTACACAAACTAGAACTCCAACAAATACTCCTACGCCATCTCCGACGCAAACAATCACGAGTAGTGAAACGCCCACTAGTACTCCAACAGAGACCCCCACCCCCACTGAAACACCAACAACTACACCTACTACTACTCCAACGAATACAGAAACAATTACCCCAACAGCAACACCAACGAAAACTCCAACAGCTACTGAAACACCAACCAATACTCCAACACCAACAGAAACGCCAAGTCAAACGCCAACAGAAACACCAACGCAAACACCAACACCAACGGAAACACCAACACAGTCTCCAACAGCAGTATATATCTATGAAGGAATAAATCTAAATATTAATAATATCATTACAGGAAATAGATATAAGGTTGAACTAATCACAGACGATTTTGGTGTTGCAAAGTCATTCCCTGAACAAATCAATTTTATAGGAAGTTATAGTCCACAAAGAATTAACTTTAAACTTGGTTTTGCGGCTAATATTTCTACCGTTATAGTTTCAGCAAAGATTACTGATCTTGATACTGGCAGGATTGAGTATAATAGTGTATTTATTAAGTGTAATAGTATTTTAGACTGTTATTGATAAGGAAAACATTGATGAAATCTATCATTTCACTAGAAAATATTGCTTCTAATCTTATTTTTAGTAGTTTGAACACTAACGATAATGACCTAATAAATAAATCTAATAATGTTTTTAAAACAGGATCTTATCTTATAGTATCAATAAATAAGCCAGAATTTGCTTTAAAACTGGCTACGAACGGATTAAACTGCACAGACCTCATAGAAAACTCACAGGGACCCTCATTATAAAATGGCTTCACTAGGTACATATAGTTTTACATTTGGCTACTACTTCGACTCTACGACCTTAAAAAGACTGTCGGAGAGAGACATTCTGTACCTATCTAGTATTTATGCCAATGATGGCACAAATAAAGCTTCTTCAAAAATTACATTTGAGCAAAAACTGGGTGCTATAAATGTTCCTGAAAATATTGGTGATATAAATGGAATATTTGATAATGAAGAAATACTAAACAATTCTCGCCAATACATAATAGTTCCATTAAATAATCAACATGTAGATAATATTACTTTTAATGGAGATATATTTGAATCTTCTAATGAATATACAGGATTTGATTTTATTGAAATAAGCTATCCTTTGCACAGAATAGTATACAAAAATATAAATATTCTAGCAGAAGATATGCCTTGTATTGAGTTTAGCTATTATGAACAAAACAATTTAGTAATTAAAAATATCTTTTTGAAAGATTGTATCTATGACATAAGCGCCAATAAAATTAGTACACAGCTAGAGAGTACAATAAATAACGTTTCCTCAATAAGAATCCTTGCTGCTAAACCATTCAGAAATAAAATATTTGGGTCAAATGTTGCCCCTTCACAATACTTAAATGATGATGTTGACGACGGAATAGGAATAAGCAGAACCTGGGGAGACTCCACAAAAAATTTGAATGGATTAGTTTTAGTAGATCCAGAAAATAATAATAGAAAAGATATAGTTTTTTACGATAGGCTTATTCAGATTAATGGTAGTGAAAAAAATAGACCGAGACAAAAAATACTACCATACTACGAAGAAGAACTAAATAGCAAAATCTCTGTAGAGTACGAGAATACAGAATTTAATATACCAAACTCTACTTCTGTTGGTATAGGCTGTCCCTATGGATATATAGAAATTCCAAGTAAAATTACAACTAATAGCCTATTAAATACTGTAAACCTAACCGTAAACCAACAGTCTTATTTTGGATTGACTGATACAGAGGTTAGGACTTCTTTTGACCTCTATAAGAAACTTACAAACAATAATGATCCAAGAGATGTCAAAGAATTATATTCTAACTATAAAAGAACAATATTCTTATATTCCAAAAAATACTCAGATTATAAATCATCTTTAACAGACCAGTATATAAATGACTTACTACAATTAGCATATAATAAAAATACTTTACAGTTGCCCATAAATTCATATTATTTTAATTTAGACGATTTTGAGTTTGTGGATATTTTTATCTCTTATCCAGTCAACTTGAGTAGTTTAGATATTACAGTAGAGACAAATGACCCAACACCGACTCCGACACCAACAAGTAGTGTTACTACTTCTCCAACACCACCGGTTACTAACACCCCAACTCCCAGTCAAACAAAACCCGTTAAGAGAAAGGGTAAGGTAAGAATTTGGGGAGAAAATAAATATAAAGATATTAGTATTCTAAAAACTCCTTCGGAAATTAGTCAAGAAGAAAATTATATAGGAGTAGGATTGCAGTTTGAAAAAGTTTTTATGGGATCTAGCTACGCATTGGTTTCAAGAGAAGATAAAGTTATTTTCCCAATATTAGACAATAGATATTCTCAATTAGGAATTCAAACACAAGAAACCTTATTTGTGGATAAGTTAAATACTCCAATCAGCTCAATAAATAGTAGATGGAATAAAATTTCAACCGGAGATGACTTTACATATCTATTAGATGCATCTAACCATCTTTACAGATGGGGAGATAATAAAAATAATACTTTGTCTTCAGAACTAAATAATATTATTAGTCCTGCTCAACTCGTAATAGACACTGGTAGAGAGGTAATAAGAGAATTTAAGGATGTTTCTTGTACTGACGAAAACGTTTTTGTTATTACAAAAGATAATAATATTTACTATACTGGCATAGTATTAAATAATTTAAGAATACAAGAGTTTACGTCATATGCATACAACAATAAAAATTGGAATAGTATATTTGTAGCAAAAGATTACGTTTTAGCCACAATGGTGGATGATACTAATCTATACTTATTAAAAAACAAAACATTACTATCTTTTGATAATGGACCATCTATTATAGATAATGATATTAGCAACTATAAAAAAATAGTCGCAGGAGATAATCATTTCTTGGTTATCAAATCAGATAATTCTCTTTGGGGCTTTGGAGATAATACCTACAACCAGCTAGGGATACCAAAAGATTCAGAGAATTACACAAATAAGTTGGTAAAAATTAATAGTTCTATAGACTGGACAGATGTTGCAGCCGGATCGTTTCATTCTTTTGGTATAGACGCAGACGGTATTCTTTACGGCTGGGGAGATAATATTCGTAATCAGCTTGGATTAGAAGATATTGATAATTTTACTAGTCCAACTCAAATATGGAAAGGTAATTGGATAAGTATAGATGCTCATAAGAATTTATCTGGAGGTATAGTAGAAGGAATTACAGAAATATTTATAACACCAACCCCCTCTATTACTCCCACAAAAACACCAACTCCTACGCCCACGCCATCAAATACCCCTACTGCAACACCAACACCAACTCAAACAACAACAAATACTCCTACTCCAAGTCAAACAATAACAAATACTCCGTCATCAAGTCAAACTCCAACATTTACTCCAACTACTACACTAATACCTCCTACTCCCGAAGCAACACCCACTCCGACAGCTACTCTACCGTATGATTTTGCATTAATCTTTAAGGAAATAATATGATAGATCCATCTATAGATCCAACACTTATTTATATTATATCTAATAATAGGCAAAATTTACATACTATTAATATTAGAAATCAAATAGACGATATCAACACTAGCGGAATATCTGAAGTTGTAACTGTTAACGGTACTAGATGGGTTGCTAATAGAATAAGAGATGTAATTGTCTTTAAAAACAATATTCTTGTTGGAGGAGATTTTGGTCTCAAAAGATGGAATTTTTCAACAAGGTTATGGGAAAAATATGTTACATTTACTGGGGGAATAACTAGTTCAATATCAAAAGGACTATTTCCTAATAGTGTTTTTAAATTAAGAGTATATAATAATAGACTTTATATTTTTGGAAATTTTATCAATAGTTTAATTGGACAGTCTCAGTCTTCTGTTGTGTCTAAATATATATCTGTATCTGACGGATTATCTTTTTATCCTGTTCTTGGTACCGATAAGTTGCCATTAATCAATATAGCCGGAGACGGACTAGTTCCAAAGTCTGATGCTGTATTGACCGCAAATGACGAAATTGTTTCTATGTATATAGCAAAAGACAATATTTGCATAGTAGACAAGGGATTCTTTAGTGGAAAACCGAGTAAAGTTAGAAATTATTCTTCGGTAGAGTCTATGACAGATATTTCCAATAATGGTTCTACTAATATTTATTTATTATCAAATAATTCTACAGCAATATCTACAGTAGGAGTAAACGGAGATATTATTAACGATTATCAGGTTGGTGATTCTGTATTTTTTGTTGGAGCATCAAAAAGAACTTTATTGGGATCATCAAAATATTATTTTCAAAATGTTCTAACAGAACTTGATCTTGCTAGTAAAACCATAACTAGAGGATATGACATAGTAAACGATAATATAGCCACATCTGTGTTACAAAATCAATTGATTAACTATAAATCAACATATGATAATCTAACAGACGGTAAAAGTAAATTAATAAGCAGGTTTGATCTAAATAATACTACAAAATTCACCAAAGTACATAATGGAATATCTTCTTTTGGAGGTTTGTCTAGTGGTACTGGAGATCCAAGACTTAATCAAAGATATTCAGAAACCCGTTGTGCTGTTTTGCTAGATGATACCAAAAATGTATGGTTTCTAAAATCTCCGGACTTAGAAGAGATAACAGGATCCACAACAGAAAAATACTCAAACACTTATGCAGTACCATTATCTCAACAGATTGAATATCCGGACGGATTAATTAAGTTTGATCTTAACTATGGGGGATTAGCTCTTAATGGAAAGATTAAAGATGTTGTTCTGGGACTAAACACCATAGCTATTTTAACAGAAGACGGTGAAATATTTATGTGGGGAACAAATACCCACGGTCAATTAGGAAATAATATTCCTATTGGAAACGGAACAGATACTCCCATTAAAATTCCTAGTCCAGATGATAATCCCTCAGAGTATGAGAAAATATACGTTTGCAATAATACATACTACGCAATTAGAAAAGATAAAACACTATATGGGTGGGGTGAAAATAAAATAGAAATTTATTTAGATGACTCAATAAATATTATAGGAATGATACCAGGAGTCTCCTCTTCTAAAGTTTTAAAACCAACAATAGTAACAGTTGGAATCAATAGTAATAATCCTCTAATAAGAACAGGATTTGATATTGTTGATGATTCTATAGGAAACTATTGGTCTGATATTTCTATTGGACCATACAGTGTTTATGGTATAGATATCAATGGATTACTTTATCATTGGGGAGGACTATCTTCTTCGTCTATAGTGACTGGTGCTCCAGTTTCTAGTCCTGCTTTATCTTTAGATACTAAATCTACAGCTTATCCTATAGCACTATCTCCAGACGGAGCAATAACAACTGATCCAACACTACTAGGATGTCCAGCGTATAAAAATGACTCGACTCCAATTGTTGGAGACAAGGGCAAATTTATTAGTATCGCTCACGATAATTATTTGACAAGAGACAGTATACTACCGTCAGGATCAAGAATTTTCGACTGCTCAATAGTAATATATACCTATGAGCTTGATGGTAAAACATATACGAATATCTGGTATAAAAATTTAATAGACAAAGACGTTGAATCTTCAGCCGACTATATACAACAGTCTGGAATTAATGGATCAATAGGACAAACGCTAAAATCTCCAAATATATATAGTAAGAATTTAAATTACGATAATGGATATGTTAAGATAAAATTAAAACTTAGATTTATAGATCAAAATAAAACAACCTCAGCCGGAGTACCTTCGACCACATCTATAAATTATACTCCAATTAGAATAGTTTGTATAGACTCTAAGAATAATTTAGGAATAGATTCTGGAATAAAAGCTAAGTGGGATTACTTTGCTAAGTCTAAAAAATGGATAGATGCTAATGAATATTACGCAATAGATTCTTCTGGAGAATTGTATATTCTTCCATATGGTGGTTATTCGGGAGTTGCTGGCTCTAGAGATTTTAGATACATTTTTGTTTCCAAGTATCGTTTAGAGAATTACTCGAAAATAACAGATCTTCCAGACGGAATTGTTAGCAGTATGATTATAGATCAAAATAGACTGTTATTAGGTGGACATTTTCCACAAGGAAATTTAAATTATTCAGATAAAAATCTGTTTGTATATGATATAGGAACATCAAGTATTTTAAATCTAGATATTCCTTTTGATTCTTTAATATCTTCTAATCCAATAAATAATTTAATTTCTCTTTTAAATAGGTCCCCATTAGATCCTCTTCCTACACCAACCCCAACACCTAGTTTTACTCCTACGAACACAACTACTCCAAGCAATACTCCTACAACTAGTTATAGTGCTACTCCTACTCCAACAAGAACACAAACTAGAACTCCTAGTCCAACCGTTAGCCAGAGTTCAACTAATACTCCTACTCCAACAGAGACCCCAGGAGAAACTCCAACACAGACCCCAACACTCACTATTACTCCAACAAACACAAGAACTCCATCAAGAACACCTAGTCAGACACCATCTGTAACAGCTAGTAAAACAGGAACTCCGACCCCGACACAAACTAATACTCCAACAAATAGTCAAACCAGATTACCATCTTGGAGAACTAATGGACAAGAAGCTTCTTTTGAAGATATTCAAAACGGAGCAATAAGAATAGACTGTGATTGTTTAGCAAATGAATTTGCTACAAGAAATTCTGAACCGTAGTAATGGTGTACTAAATCAATAAAGGGATATATATTATGGCTAATTTTAAAGTTAATTTTGTAAGCACCAACAACTCACTGTCTTTGACTAAGTGTTGCTGTCCCAATATAGTTAACGTTGTATGTTCTGATATGGAACTGGCCAAAGAATATAGCGTATACTTTGATGACACTAGCTCGTACAGAGCACAGGTTTTTCCGGCTAAATATACCTTTATTGCAGAAGGTAGATTGACAGGATTCAAGATACTCAATAAGGGTTTAGGCTACGACTCTGCTCCAACAGTAGTTATTAGCGGAGGAGGAGCAAGAATTAACGCAACAGCAGTAGCAAAAATTTCTGAAATCACATTGTCTAATGGCATAAAAACTAAGGTTGTTTCAGAAATACAAATAACCAATCCTGGATCTGGTTATACTAGTTTGCCATTAGTAACTATTTTCGGAGGAGGAGGAGCAGATGCTTCTGTACTACCAATCATAGGAGATGTTATTAAAAATTTATCCTTCTTTGTTGCTTTTGGTTGTGATGATAAAAAAATGCCAATACCCACACCATATCCAAGCAATACTCCAACAATAACCCCAACAAATACTGTTACTCCAACACCAACAAGACCCTAATTATCTATTGATTTTTGATTTAAGATTTTTTAAGAGGACAAAATGCCGCCACCAGGAACGATAATAAATCCCAGAGGAGGATCTAACAGTGCTTGTATAGATGTTAGATTTGCCCACAGTGGTTTGAATTATGATCTCAAATTAGGGGCTGCTCCGTTAGTTACTATTAATAGAGAATTTCTACAAGACGGAGCCGGAACTTTTATTGGAATCAATAATAAGATCAATCTTTCTGGACAAATTCGTCCTAGTGGTACTCAGCTTGGTTTTACGGAGCTTATGAAAAGAGAAGATAGATTAAGAAGACTATTTTCTTATGGTGCTGGGGATTTTGAAATAACTAAAGAAGGTACTCCTATTTTTAGTGGAGCAAACGCTAAGGTTGTATCTTATAGTACTGAAAAAAGTGATAATAATTGGGTTATGAGTCTAGGTTATTCCGTTGACCTAGAGTTCTACGAGCCAGTGGTTAATCCGGGCGGTTCTTATTCATATAGGGTATCTAGCGTTAATGAAGGATGGTCATTAGAGCCAATAGACGAAGACATATACTCCCTTATTGCAACACCAGCATCTGATCCAGACCCTGATTCTAACGGAGGACAGACCGAAATCAAAAATACTCCTCAGTTTAGACTAACTCGCAAATTATCCGCTGTAGGTGTTGCAAATAGCGGGTTTTATTCGCATTTTGATAAAGCTAGAAATAACGATTCTGAATATAATTTTAGAACTATTACAGGAGGGCAGACTCCGGGAAACGATGCATATTTACAAGCTAAAAAATGGGTAGATGATAGGTTAAAATTGCCGTTTGACACTACCGAAAATGCTAGTGCTAGATATACTACAATGTTAAGTAATAGTACGTCTAGTTTTGGTAGCATGTTTGCTAGTTTTAGTAATTTGTATTTGTATAATCATACTAGAAATATAAATTATAGTATAACTGAAGGAAGCTATGATATTAGTGATAGTTGGTTAGCTTTGCCAACAGCTGTTAGGTTTACAGAAGATTTTAGTATTGAAACTTCCACGGATAATAAAAATATTCGATCAGTTAGAGTACAAGGAACTATTAATGGTCTTCAGATTACTAATGGGAATTTATATGCTACTGGAGTAAAAGTTCCATATAGTGGAGACGGAACAATAGCACTAACCGGATATAATATTAACGGAGAAGCTCATGAGAATATTGTTGGAGAAAAATATAACAATGCTGTTTCTGGGTGGATTTATGATGTTAAGCCAGCTCTTTATAAAAGGGCCTGTTTAGCTATTAATAGTAGTGATAGAACACAACCATGGTATCAATCAACTCCAGGATTATTGCCACCGGGTAATCCAGCTTTTAGACAAGAGAATGCTCTTAACTATATTCCAATATCTACTTCTGAAACTCATGATATTTTTAATGGAACTGTTGGATATAGTTTTGAATATAATAATGTTATTAAAATTATAAGTGGAGTAATATCAGAATCATATAAAATAAACACAACTGGTCCTGCAGATCAAATTGCTGAAGTATTCGTGCTAAATAGACCACTCGGTCCAATACTACAAAATTTAGCTACAAAAACTAGTACTACTAAGAGTATTGAGATAGAATTAGTGGTGGTTCCTCCTACGAGTATAGCAGGATTTTCTTTTGATGACTCTGAATGCCCTGTGGGTTATAATACTTATATATTTGGTCAGTGTGAAGCATTTATCAATGCTCAAATGCCACTATCAACAGAAACAACCGGTAGAATTGTTATTAAGAAGAATGATACTTATGGTTGGAGTCCAACAGACGGAAGATTTACTAGAAATGTTGAATGGTTATATCAGCCTTGTGTTAAAGATGGTCATCCTTATCAATTTTTGAAATAATTTTATGATAGCACCACTAATACCATCAGTTTCAGATAACGACATAAGTATTTTAGCATTGCTCGACAACAATGACGGAACAGGTTCTAAAAGAGATGAAGAGCTTGATATTTATTTTTGTGGGAGTGGTTTTAATACTGACTTAGAACTAGGTCCGGTTCCTTTAATGACAATTAGTAGAGAATTTCTAAGAGATGGCGCTGGATCTTATCTTGGAGTTAATAATAAGATTAATTTAACTGGTAAAATTTATAATAGTGGTGTTCCGGGATTAAGCCACATAATTGATAGAGAAAAAACCCTAAGAGACTTAATTAAAACTGGGGTTGGTGATCTGGAAGTTAAAAATACAGCTACTGGAGATAATATATTTACTGGATCAGTAGGTAATTCAGATTTTGGTAAAAATGCAAGAATTACTAATTATAGTATTGATAAAACTTCAGATTATTGGGTATATAGTGCAGACTATTCTATAGATCTTGTTTATTATGAGCCTATTGCCCCTAACAAGGGCTCAAAATATAGAGTAAGTAGTATTAATGAAAGTTGGTCTTTGGAACCAATTGGAGAATTAGTTTATCTTGCTCTTACCAAGGGGGTTTCAAAAAGAACCGAATCTGAACCAACAGCAGCAACAACGATGAGTTCTGTTATGGTTACGGGGCTGCCTCAATTTAGACTAACTCGAAAGCTGTCTGCGGTTGGTGTTAGAGATGTAAATGCAGCGTCTCATGATCGTTCATCTAAAAACGAATATAATTTTCAGGGAATTACTCAAGAATCAAAAAATGATGCTTACTTACAAGCTAAAAAATGGATAGAAGATAGACTTAATCTTCCGTTTGAAAATACTAATAATCTGAAAGGAGACTATACATCAAAAATATCTACAGCCTATAATGTTAGTAGTTTTACAAATTTATTTGTTTGTAATCATACCCGATCTATTAATTATAGTATTACTGAAGGTTCATATGAAGTAAATGATAGCTGGTTAGCTTTACCTAGCGGAGTAAGACATACAGAAGAATTTACTATAGAAAGTTCTACGGATGATAAATACGTAAAAACTGTTAAGGTTCAAGGATTAATAAAGGGTCTTCAAGTTACTAGTAACACCGTAGTCACTAGTAATACTAACATTCCTGATAGTACTGGAAAAATTAATCTGAACCAGTATAATACTGCTGGAGAAGGTGGTAATGTTGGAAATCCAAGCAAGGTTTTAAGTGGTGAAAAATACACAAATGCTCTTAAAGCATGGATAGAAGATATTAAGCCTAGTCTTTATACTAGAGCATGTTTAGCTTTAAGAAGTGAAGATAGAACACAAGATTATTATCCTTCTAATTACAATGGAGGAACATTGCCTCCTGGCAATCCTGCTTTCCGAAAAGAAAATTTGCTTAATATTATTCCAATTTCCACATCAGAATCTCATGATACTTTAAAAGGTGCTCTAGGATACACTTTTGAATATAATAATGCCTTGAAAGTATTTAGCGGTGTTATTGCTGAAAGTGTTAGTATTAATGTTACCGGCCCCGGAGATCAAGCAGTAGAGTTATTTGTTCTTGGTAGACCACTTGGGCCAGTGCTGCAAAGTCTCGGAACAAAAACCGCAACAACTAAAAGTGTTAATATCGAATTAGTTATCCCTCCTCCAACTACTAGTGCAGCATTTAATATGGCTAACTCTACTTGTCCAGTATGGACCGGAGGCTATATTTTTCAAACATGTGAAGCTATTATAGAAGGTCAAAAGCCTTTCGGTAAAAGATTTGGTACTGGGGCTAGTCTTCCAAATTCTCAAACTAAAGGTGCGTATCAGACAGCTCTTGGAGGATTTACTGGAGATGTTTATGTTAAGAGTGACACATATTCTTGGAGTCCGTCAGAAGGAAGATATACACGAAATATAGAATGGGTATTTGAGAGAGCAAACACTAGCGATTTTAGTTACCTGAAACTAGGAGGATAATAATGTCATTAGCATATACAGGAACCAGTTCTTCTAATAGAACAGTACCGAAAAATTATACAAAAACAGCTCCGCAGACACTATTTTTGGGTTCTAGTGTAGCTAATTTTACTACAAATCTAGGATGGGGTGCTCAAGCTTCTTCTTTAAATGTTAGTTTAGTTAATGACACTTCTGTATGCTCTAGCGTAGCACAAATAAGTATGAACGGTTCTGCTGGTGGTGGTTTTACTAACGATAATCATTATTATGATACTGACGATGGTGATGGTTTGTACGTAGGAAGAGATCCAAATAATGGTAGAGGAATTTTATATGGAAAGGTACATCATAAGTGGAGAAGTGATCAGGGAAAATTTGTTTCTAATTACCACAGAAATAAAGATTATGGATTTTTAGGGGTTAAAAATACATGGGGTGGACAAAATGATGGCTATGATATTACTGGAACTCCTGTCTATTTTAGGGCTGGAGACTTTGAATATACTGGACTAATTAAAAACTGGGAAGTTTCTGCTGGTTCCGGAGGAGAAACAGCTTCTGTCACAATAGAAAGTCCAGCTTCATTGCTGGCTAATTCATATATTATAGTAGGAGATTATGCTGGATCTATATTTGCTAAATCTACTGCTAGTGCTACTATCGGATCTCCAAGAAATTATTATAAAGACCAGGCAAATTATGACGGCAAGATTGAGCATGGTGCTATTCATAATCTTTTTAATGTTTTTGGTTTTTTAGAGTCTTTTAACTTTGGTTTTTCAGACGTTAATGAACAAGGTATTCCAATATCATACGTTATTAATGCTTTGTTGGTTCTAACAAGCGAAAAAGATAAAACTGTATCCAAGGCTTTTACTCCTTTTCAAAGAATTATTGGAAGAGCAGCAATGACTTCCTCTCAAGCATTTTGTAATGATGACTTTTATACTGGATTAGGACTTTTGCCCGCAGTTTCAGATTCATCAGGAGGAAAAAGACACGAATATACTTTAGATCTTTCAGAACTGCCTCGACCTAATAATCTTTTAAGAGTTAATGGTCCAGTATTAAGTATACTAGATTTAATTACCCAGGTATGTGATGCAACATCACGAGATTTTTTTATTGAGCTTTTGCCTACTTCTTATAATAATACAATTATGCCTATTATAAAAGTAAGAACAGTTAATAGATTCTCTCAGCCGGCACCTAATCAAGTTCGTTCTGTTGTTAATAGTATGTTGGACACTTATAATGTTTGTAATGTAACCTATGGTCAAGAATCAGGAGAAGGTCTTAATAGAGCCATGCTTATAGGTGGACCTCAACAAAGATTGTATCAGGCAAAAAACTTTAGATTAGCCTATACTCAATGTAATTATGTTTTAGATCCATCGGCAGTAAAGGTTGTGAATTTTTATACATATAATAGATCTAAGTATAGAACCCCTAGCTTTTTGTCAACAAGACTAGCAACAAATTCTAATTTAGTAGCTAGTGACTATAGTTGGTTGATCGCTGATGACGAGCTAATTAAAAAAAGAGTAGATGGAGATAGTTGGTCAACAACTTCGACTTCTACAGTTTTTCAAGATTCTAACAATGGACCAGGAACTGGAGGTTCTAATGGCAAAATAGTAGGTAATTATGCAGAGGACAAGGAGTATGATCCTATTCCTCTATATACTGCGCCCCCTTCTCTTAATGGGGATCCTGTTAGTAATTCGAATGCCAGATGGCTACCCATGAGCTATGACGTTATTTCTCCTTTTTTCGGATTTGAATTTGAAGAAAAAACAGCAGACACATCTGGACTTCCAGAAGAAAGTTTAAAAAGACCAAGGCAAGTTTATTTAGATACATTTACCGGACAACAAGTAGTAGTTTTTGATATAAAAGAACTTCCTCCTTTAAGGAACGGAATAAGAACTTTATATTCAGGTAGTAAATTTTGTGTCACCGAAACAGAGATGAGAGCAGCAATGGCTGGCTTTGATAATCTTGTTTTATACTATGCTTCAAAAACATATAAGCCAGATCTTATTCTAATGTTACAGCAAACGTATATAGCCAACAGATTAGCTATTGTGTCTTCAAATGACGGCCCTATGACTATGGGTTCATGGGGTATGGTTGAAGATCAAAATGCTGCTGACACAGAGGGTTTGTCTACCGAAGTTTTTGCTGATCAGGATGAAGAAGTAAATGTGACAAATCTACTCCTGTCTAAATCATTTACAGAAGACCTAATGAGTATTCATGCTTTTATTAATGATATAGCTAGTAAATATTATGGAAAAGGATATTCTATAAAATTACCTGGAATTAAGGGCTATAGAGATTGGACTAGCGGAGGAAATCAGGTCATTGGTGAAGACTCTAATGGAAATGCAGTTTACGTTTGGGCAGGTTCTCCGAAAGTTTATTACGATTTTGAGGTTGCATCAGACGGAGCTTGGGAAGAACCAGGGAATTATATAGATGATAATATTGTTGTTGGTTCTGTTGATTCATATCATCTTATGGATGAAACTGGTAAAATTCAGCCTATTCTTGGATATAATGCTTCTGATAATTTTGATCATACTGCACACAAAATATGCAGCGATAATACTCTTACTAATGCAGCATATAGATCAAGAAAAAATGCTCCTGTTTTTGGTATAGAGACTTATACTATGAAAGCTGTAGAATTTCAAGATTGTGATAATGCTAAATTTTATTATCCATCTATTGATCTTAGTAGTGTTTCAGAGGACGTTCTTTTAGTAGACAATCAATATACTATTAATAATCCATATAGTGTTGGGTCTACTATTCCTCCTGGAAATGGTCGTAAGGCATATATCAAGGCTACTGTTAGACCAGATTTTTACTTTAGTAATGCTAATACATTAAGCGATCCAAGAGTAATAATAGATTCTCCTGGTATCTTTTTAAACAGCAGTAGCCTGGAGTATACCCAAGACCCTAATAGAACTGTTGTCTCAAATGCAGCTTTAGAAGATTTATTGATTTATTTATATACTACTCCGTCTAGCGCAAGACTATTAGATGTTATACGAGTATGGTCTTCAAGACTAAGCCATATGTACAATGGATACTTATTAAGAACAAAACATAAAAAAGAAGAATCGTCCCAAATGGTTGATCTAGCCCCAAAAGCTGCACAACCTTTTTTTGCTGCTGTTCCTATGAAAAGTAATAGATTTGTTTATGGGCCATGGACTGATTATCCTCATAATTATGCTGGTAATATATTTCCTGGAAGTTCTAATCAAACTAATATGGTCAAAAATCTATTAAGTGGTATTAAAGTAGAAGTAGATCCAGATTTGGTTCCTTGGAACTATGGAGGATCATCATTATTAGATAAGGCGGCGATGCTTAAGTTATATGAAGGACAAACCTATCAAAATGTTATAGAGTCTGGGTCTTTTGAAATTCCAGGATTACCTATTTTTGGATTAGGAGGTAGATTTGCATCTCCTTACACAACTAAAAACTATAGTAATCAATACTTTGTTTCAACCGATGCATCGTTTACATATTCAGATAGTACCTATAATGTTAAATCCTGGGTTGATCAAAATTTTAATGATACTAATCCAGTTCTTAGTAATATTCAAGTTAACGTTTCTGAAAGTAAAATTTCTACATCATATTCTTTAAAAATATACTCTAAGCCATTAAGCAGATTTAATAAAGAAGCAGCAGATAGACTTAAAAAAATATCTACTCAAAACCTAAAACTTAATCAAAGATCTTCAACAGCTACAAGAAAAATAGTTGGCCAACAAATTAGAGAGCTACAGACTTCTATGGGAAGAAGACAATCTGGATTTGAAGGATATTCAACACAGGGAGCATCTAAGAAACTAATGGGATGGAGTCCTGTTAAGCTTATAGTAGCTAGTGCAGAATATCATTCAGCACCACCAACGAAAGCTGCTGCAAGAGCAACTAGAACATCTATTAGAACTGGACAAAACTCAGGAGGACGAGGAACAGGATCGACCACTGCTGGAACTGGCAGTACAGAAAAAACATATGAAGGAAGTCGTGGAGACTGGGATATTAATGGATCTTTCAATGGAGGCACATATAATGTTCCATATGATCAGGCTACTGGTCCAATAAATACTATGTTAAAAGACTTAAGACATTATGCAACTGTGAATATCTATCAACCAAAAGAACGGGGACTAACTGAAAAATCTGATTATGGTAAAAAAGCTTTTATGAGTTTAGACGGTATTATGTCTCCTGTCTCCTTTTATCCTACTACATATAATTCGTGTTACAATATAGCAAAGTGGCCTCGTTCTCAATGTCCTGTTTGTTGTGGTTCAAAAACTCTAACAGAGACTTTAAGAAACCATAAAGATAATTCAAATGTTTCTGTAACAAAATTTTGTGAATATTGTTATGATGAGACTACTACAAAAGCTCCCAATACGCTTCCCAAAAAGAGTAATACAAATTTAGACTTACCTCCGTATTTAACCTTAAAAAATACTTCAGATAATAATGCTCTAGGTGTTGATACTGATAAGTATGGACTGAGTCGTGTTAGTAGTGCTACTATTAATGTTTTTAGTTTACAACCAATATTACAGAGTAACGGAGATTTTAAAAATCCTAATGCTCAAGCAATAGATAAAAAACGACACTCTATTAGTCAGGTTGGTAGAGGAGGAGTTCATCATGGAGAAACCATTGGAGGTATTACTGATATAGTAATTAAAAATAATTTAGAAAACAATGCATATGGAAGAAATCCAGACTTTAATGGTGAAGTAGATTTAAAGCTACAAAACTATTTAGGAAATTGCGGAGATGCAAATTCTACAATTGCTGGTAGTTGTGGATATACAGCTTATCCTTTAAATAATAGATTCATAGGATTACGAGGACCATTAATGGTTCATGGATGGGGATATGATTTAGATGGATATCCAGTACCTAATGCTGCAGACGAACCAAAAGAAGTTAATGACAAAGGTATGTTTAAGAGGCATAGGAAAAAACAAAGTACTCATGCTGATGGGACTTTAGTAGTTGATGCTGATGGAAATGCGGTTTACGAAGATGATTACGATCATGCTGGGGATTTTCCTGGGGGAAGCTTAGGAGCTAATGAACTAGGTAGTATAATTAGCAAAAGTCAAAATTGGGCTAATAATAAATGGAGTAAACCTATTAGGAGTGATAAGTTTTATTTAAACTGGGGCGAAAGACCAGATCTTTGGCCTGTTGGACCAATTGACTTAAGATGGGATAAAGAGAGAGGAGTATGGGTTACTCCACAGCCTAAAGTTTATAAAAATGTATATATAACAATAGAAGAAGATTTAGTAACAGTACAAAATCCCGAAGATAGCATAAAACCTTGTAGAGGATTCCTTACCGATTTAGAATATGATACAACCTCAGAGGATATTAGAAAAATAGTTTTTGTTATTGATAAATCAGGATATACTGCACCAAGAGGAGCAAAGTTATTATGTATGTACAATCCAGATAGTGGATTTTATGAAGTTTTGAGTAAACCAACATTTACCGCTTTCGGAACCATACAGGCCAATGGCACCAATGCTACTCTTTCATTAAATTTTATGCAAAGTAGAAATAGAAGTGTTGATAGTAATACTGTTAGTGTTTCTTTCGGAAATCCTTTTGGATTTGGTGTTGTTTCTGAACAAAAAGGACTATTTATGTATATGGACGGATCATGGAACCTTATATCTACTAATTAAAAAATATGTTAAATAAAGATAGAAGCAAATGTAGTTTATTTAAAACTCAAATATATGATAATTTAAAAAATTTTTACCTTTTTTATAATTCTGGAGGAGGATTATCTTCTAGATTTAGTTTGCCCAGTCAGCTAATATCTAATCAATTAGCAAGTATGACAAACTATATAGACAGTAGTGTTGAAGAAGAGGTTTGGACACCAGCAATAATAACAGCTGCCACAATAAGTAAAGCCCCTTATTTAGAAGGTAATTTAAATACTAAACCAGTATTAGGTATTAATGAGTTTTTTGTACTAGATAATCCAGTATTCAAGGATATATCTATTGAAAATAATGTTAAGATAGGTGTTGACTGGTTTTTGAACGATGTCCTTAATACAGATATTACTCCAAATAAGGGTGTCTTATTTTGGTATAAAAAAAGAGCTAGTAGAACATCTACAAGTTTATTGAAAGATATTCCTATTGGAGAATGGATATATTCAACAACACAATTCACAATAAAAACCAATACTTTAAAAGAAATAACAATTCCTGCAGGACAAGTATGTGTTAAATTAAATAATGATGAACTACAATTAATACCAATCAATAAAATAAACAATACAAATTTTGAACTATTTCGTAATATACAGATTTATAATAATCCTCTTGGGTCTGGTGGTAATATTTACGAGCCAAGTAAGATTAAGTTAAAAACTGCAACAAATACTCCGCAACAATGGACAATATATAATGATTTTCATTATCTTAAGGTTAATGGATCATACTATAGTATTCATATCAGCGAAGGAGACTACTTTTCGTATTACGACAAACAAAATGTTTTGGATGATTTTTTAGCTTTTAACTTAATGCCAACGTACAGAACAATATATAATAACTTAATTAACATCCTACCTTCTTCTGGTCTAACGTCTCCTCAGTTGCTAAACTTAAAAAGATTAGCATCAATTTTAGCAACAGGGCCACAGAATGACAAAGTAACATTAAATATTAATGGTTCATTCGGATCAACACCAACAAGCTATATTTCAGACATAACAACATTTTTAAATGGTAGTGGAGACGCATCGTCTTCTATAACTGTTTGTCAGAAGATATATAAAGAAATTCAAAAATTAGAAACTAAAAGAGTTTACAACACTTCAATAATGCCATATAAAGCTATTCCTGATGATGTTAATGATAACTACTCCAAGGTTCCAAATGATATTTTTCATAAAATAGCGTCTAAGTATGGTGTTTATCTTAGATTTTCTGGTGATGATGCAAAAATTACTATCAATAAATTACTAAGATGGAAAGAGAAAAATAATTCTTCTAATTATGTAGGAGGACCTAATATATCTATTGATTCTAGGTTTATTTATTGGACATCATCTAGAAATATATCTGGTGAAGCTAATGTTAGACCATCTCCAGGAAATGTTGGAAATACTTATTATGACCAACATATTCAAGCTGGTCCTTTAAGAATAGAGACAGATATCTCTAATCAATTAGTATATTTTAAAACGTTAGACGCTGGTAGTGAACAGGCAACTACTAAAGCTGGATTAATTAAAGCTTCTCAAAATCCAAGATTAGATACTAGTGCATCCAGTTATATTCTGATTCCTGAAATTAAATATTCTATGTTCTATAAACAGGGAGGTTTCAAAATAGTCAGTAGCACATGCTATATTGATGAACCTGTAGGACAAGCAAGTTTGTATAATGGTAAATTAGACGGAAAACCAATTTTTCTTAAAACAGGTAATCTTGCTCCGGCAAGATGGGGAGCTTCTGGTACTAAAGAGTTTAACTTTGATCCAGCTGATATTGACTCTTATAAAAAACCTTCTTTAAAATTTAAGTTATATAATAGTGGAGATGTAATCAAGTTAGATAGTTTAGATATTAATTTTTTGAGATACAAAGAAGAAACATTATGTTCTTGTGATTCGTTTTATAGAGAAATTATTAGTAGGAGTGAAAACTATACAAAACAAATTAATGTTAATAGATTTTTAGGCGTAGATATTTTTGAAGAAACTCCAAAAAAGGTTGGATATGGTAGGGCTGGCTATTGTGATTCTATATTTCTTGGAAAAGTAAAAAATACTATAGCTGGAGTAGAGGTTGAAGAAAATTCCACTTCCAATGTTCCGGGAGTTTCTACGAAATATTCTCCTCCAGTAATAGCTTATGGAGGATATGATGCTTCAGTAATTTCTGAGCTTGGGATCAAACTACCCAGTCACCCTACGCCCGGAAGTAGAATGCCAGTATTAGATAGTAGAAATCCTGTTTATACTGATGAAACTAAGTGTTATGAAAGAACTGGTTTCGTTAAAGACTCCTCATACTACAGTCATTCTGCAGACAATACTTCGTCAGATAATATGATTGGCTCCACAGTATTTGCAAAAGGGTTTTTCCATCCTCATTATGGCTGGATATCTCCAGGACACAGACTTTATTCTACCTATGTTAATAAGACAGCTGTTGTTAGCTATAAACCAGATAAAAAACCCAGATTCGTTTTCAAGGGTGTCGGATTTTTATTTGAAGATAAAATAAATGGAAACAAAAATTATTCTAGCACAATATCTGTTGATCTAGGCGCTAATAAAACTAATCTAGACGAACTAAATATTCAAACAGGTATTAGAGATGCTGGTTCTCAGTTTTCTCCTTATTCTTCTGAATATTTGTGTGAAGATTGTATTCCATATAGAGGGGAAAGAGATGCTAGTGGTAATTTTATAAGCAATAGCGAACAATTTAAAGACAACAATTGTGGAAACAACTATCAACCTAATATCAAATATCGTATATATCCACTAAAAGACGCTGTTAGCTCCACAGACATTGTTGCATTAGGAGATATCAACAATATTAGAATCAAAGACATAGAAGTTAAATTAAATTTTGTGAATTTTGATAATATTCAAGATATGAAAATTACATTAAAATATACCAATCCTGCTGCTGCTACAAATAGTGCTCCAGATACTTATTATGGATTAGTTAATGCAAATAACCAGCCGTTTGGCGAACCAGAGATAGATAATTATTTACAAGCTTTAAGTAGCGAGAATCCTTCAGACACTATTGTTTTATTAAACAAAGAGCATATCAAACAGTATAATAATGAATTTATTTTACGTTTTTCAGATTATGCTAGTCCATTTACTTTCCCAAATTCTCTAAATAGAAAAGAACCAGGAGAAATAAATTTCAGCTCTCTTCTTAATACTAGTTCTGCTGATGGGGAAGCTTTGCATCCTTCATATAAGCCCACAGGATATTCCGACCAAGATGCTCAAAAATATAAAGAGATCTTAAATACATACAACGCTTGTATAATTGATAATAAGTTTAGAAAATGGTATGACAGACCTTTAGTTGGAAGTAATTTTGTATTAGAAATAGAAATAAAAAATAATTATAACAAAAACAATTATAGTAACATATCTGATCTTCATTTAAAAACTAATAGAGATCCAGATCTTCTCAAGTCTAATGTAGCAAAAAACTCTATTTGTAGTTGGGAAGTAATAATTGATACGTTTAAAACTACTGATAATTATTACCAAAAAACTCAAAAATTTAATGTTAATCATCCAGTCGCTAATCATATTGATTATACTAAAGCCGGTGTTGTTGCAACAACCTCATCTAACCCATATAGTGACGGCTATAATTTTATTGGCGATTTTACAGGTAAAAGATTTTTAGTTCCTCCCGTTAATACAAATGCTCCTCATCAATACTTGACAGATTTTAATTCTTGTGTATATCCTGACAGAAGATATAATAATTTTGGTTTTGCAAGAACAGAGGATGCTGGACTAAAATATGTCTACCAAGCGATAAATCTATTTTCTGGTGCTATTGGTGCTGCTGTTGGAATGGCTGCCATAGGAGGATTAACAGGAGCTTTTGTCGGAGGCATATTGTTTGGAGCTGGCTCTGACTTGGCTGTTCAGTCTGTAGTATCATACTACGGAAGTTTAAGAAGAACAGCTCTGGTTGACGCTTTTGATTCTAGTTTTTACGATCCTTCATATGATGAGTATGGATATGGTATTCCAGATAGAGCTTTAGTTGAAGTATCTGCAGACGATGGATACACATGGTATACTTTTGATGCTAAAATTTTTCAGTATAGTGAGCATGGATCTCCTGTTTATCAACCACTAAAGCTTTCATATTCTGGTGCTGGAAACCCTGCAGAAACTATTACTTGTTCTAAATTTAGCGACAGAGAAGTTCCTTCTACTCCTTCAGCTAGTTCTCCAATTATTGCTGACCCCGACTCTTTTAGCTTAACAAACTCTTTAATTCTTACTGGCAAATATATAAAAGCTAGAGAACTTTATATTAGAAATAATATTGAGCTGTCAAATAGTAAACCAAATATTTTATTAAATCCATCAAATGTTTTTGTTGGATACAATGCATATGATCCGATCACAACTGTCTGTCTAGAGATGCCTTTCGTTAAGCCTTTCTATTATTTAAAGTCTGGATTACTATCTACTTCTACTAATATAGATATTATTTATTATGACAAAGATGGCCATAATTATAGAAAAGTCATTAATAAAACTATAACAAATTTACAAATTCTTAATAAAGATAATACATATAACACATACATACTACTGAACGATCAAAGCTTAAAAACAAGTATGGAAAAAAATATTAATTCTAAAATTTTAATACAAAAAAACAACGCCCAAAATTTACTAGGAATTAATCTATATTCTGATTCTAGCTATTTGACTTTAGCAGCTATAAAGGCCATGACTAATAATAAGTTTGTTCCTAGCTACACTATGCCGGTTTATGGTGAAGGTTCGTGGGGTAGAGGTTCTTCATCTATAGTTTTGATGCCGAGCAAAGAAATAACCTATGCAAAAGATTTGAATTTAGCTGATTTTACTTTAGGCTATAGTTGTAATAAATATCTTGGAAGAATATTTTTTCCAAAGACTAATACAACAGTATCTTCTGGTGAATTAAAAATAGGATTGTTTGACAATGTTAACGGCTGGCCTCTATATAAAAATGTAGAGAGATTTAATCTTAACAAAATTTTAAGCGATAATACTCAATATCCATATAAAAACACGAATGATCTTAATTCAATCTTTTATTTATATACTAATACCGAAGTAACTGGATTAAAAAATAAAGAATTATTATCAAGTGGTAATATAATACTATTAGACCATTTAGTTCCTAAAAAATTAGGATCTGAGGATAAAAAAACTTTAGCAGGATGTACGGTGGAAGCAATATATAGTAATCAACAAATAGAAAATGTTACATGCTACGGAAATAATACAGACAATAATGGAAAGTTCAATATCTTTGTTAATGATGTTTTTATTTTTACATGTAATTTAAATAATAGCGGACAAGGAACTCCTCCTCATCCACCACTTTCTAATGGTTTAGGACGAGATCCTTTAGACAGATATTCGTTCTTTACAATAACAACTGAACAAGGACGACAAATATATGAAAATAATTCTTCTTCTATTACTATTACTTATAGTCCAACAACAGATAACACAACCCCTCGTAGTAGTATTACATGGATAAGAATTTTAAACCCAGAAGGAACTGAGTTGTCTAGTACATGTTCTACAGATTCATCTGCGAGCACAAAGATACCACTTCATGATGATAATAAATATTGGATTAGTATAGACAAAAATCAGTATGGTAGCTATAGTAGACCCACAAGTATTAAAGTATTAAATAAAATTCAATATGCTTGTAGTGAACCAAAAACTGTTCCACAAGGACTTAATTGTAAGAATATTTGTGGTGTTCCACTTAAGTATATTAGGAGTATGAATGCTTCTATCGAGGAGGGAGTAACATGGGAACCAGTTATAACAACACCAATAGAATTATTAAAAATTCAATCTAAATCAACCGCTTTTGATCAAGTGCAGGCAAGTTCCGAAGCTGCCCCAACAGCTATTTTTACAAACATACAAGCAGAAGCTCATAAAGCAGAAATATTATCTAAGAATCCAGACATAGAGTGGGAAGAGATAGTATTTAGTAGACCAGAGGTTAGAATTTCATGCGGAGATACTAATGGAGATACTCTCATGTATATAAAGGAATTTTATTGGATACCAAAAAATAAGAAAGTTCCCTCTTCATCATCTCCCAGGTTTTCTGTTAAAGCATCAGACGTATTAGGAGTCGATAACCTTTTGGTACGATTTAAATATAATACAAGAAAATTAAGACATGTAGATAATTATTTTAAGAAGTATATCATAGCCCCAAATGGATCTATTAATTATGGAGGTATCAGTAGTACTGATGAGATGCCAATTAAAAATAGTTTTTACTCATGGTTTTGTAACTATATAGATAGAGGTACAAACACTTTGAATACTGTGGTTCCACCATATTATATGATGTTGAACGAGATGATATTTAGAGGATTTTTTGGCAGTGCTGACGGAATTGAGTTCAAGACATCAACTTTAAAAACTCAATATCCTCACGAATGGATTCCTTATGAGTATGATAATTCTATCTTTTGTGATAATAATGTAGATAAAGAAAGTATCTTTATAGCCGGATTACATACGTTTGACCAAATAGGATATAAATTAAGGTGTTGGTTATTGTCAAAACTTGTTTCTTCTCCATCAGATAAACAAAAAATAGTTTCTAGGTGTTTAAGTTATATGAGTGGATTAGGTGGTCCAGGAATAGTTCCGGACAAAAAAGAGTTTGATTATTTATATGAAAGAAAAGATACGAGTATTGGTAGACCAAGGATTCAAGAATTAATTGATACGTTCTTAGACTAGGATTTTAATAAATGACCACACCAGTTCCGAGTTTTACTCCTACTATCCAAGTCATTGCTGGTACTCCACCCAATACTCCGACTAAAACATCTACACCTACACCTACACCTACAAAAACTCAAACAAAAACCCCGACCAGTACTCCTACACAAACACCAACGAGTACAACAACCCCCTCTAATACTGTTACAAGTTCTCCTACGCCATCTAATACATCAACATCTAACAAAGTTTACATTTGTACGACCAGGACTAATACCCCTACTGTATCTTTTAGTCAAACACCAACCCAAACTCTTACTCCTACTCAAACCCCAACTAATAGCAGAACCCCAAGTAAAACTCCTACATCAACTAAGACCCCAACTAAAACTTCAACATCAACTCCAACAACAACACCAACACCCAGCCAAACCAGTACTGTCACGCCGAGCCAGACCCCAACACAAACCCCAACTAACACTACAAGCAACACTCCAACACCAACTAATCTACCGATTTTATATTTTACGGGGCCAAAATTAGCTGAGGGTGAAACTAATCTTCAATTTAAAGGGAGGTTTACTTTTAGGCCAACAGGAAACGAAAACGGTCCTGTCAAATGGGAAGGAGATAAACTAGAAGGAATTGGTAAACTTTTAGCATTAGATGATGCTGGCCGACCCACAACACAAGAGCTAGATAAAACATACGGAGTAATAAATGATTCTATTAATATTGATCCAAGCTTAGCAATTGCTCCTGATTACGAGGTATCTGTTGAATTGAGGTGGCCTATTAAGTGTCAGCCAGTGGGTATTTTAAAGATACCATTTACTGTAGAACGAAATATTCCTCCTGTTACTCCTAGTAGTACAAGGACACCAACCAGAACATCTACTAAAACACCTAGTCCCACAAGTAGTTTTACTCCATCAAATACTCAAAGTAGTACCCAGACAAAAACACCAACTCCCTCAAATAGTCCAACTATAACAAAAACACCTACTGTAACTAGTACAGCTACTATTACTGCTAGTCCAACTCCGACAAAAACACAAACCTCCTCTATTACTCCAACACCAACAGTAACAGAAACAATCTATTATAATTGTATCATTATTTCAACACCATACCCAGACCCAATAGAATATGACGAAATGACTGAAGGTGTAGTAGTATTAGGCAGTCCAGATATAAATATAAGACCAAGGAATTAATATTATGAATATAGATATGACCTCTTTAGATATCTTTTGTGATTTAGAACCTATTGGAAATAGTAAAACAGAATTTAAATGCCAGCACTGTAAAAATGTCGTTAATTATGATTTGGCGGAAACTGGGTTACCAAAAATTCCATGTATAGTCAAACTAAGCAACCCCATTGAATCAGTGAAGTTTACTAAACCTAATATTATAGTTCGTATTAAAAATTTCCTTAAAGCTCTGTGGTCTCATTTGAGAACAGGAGCTAAGAGAACCTCACTAGAAGAAAGACAAAATAGATTAGCTATTTGTACAGGTTGTGAGTACTACGATGGAGTAGCCTGCACACAATGCGGATGTCCCATAACGAGACATCAGCAATTTGTGAGCAAACTAGATTGGAAAAATCAAAAGTGTCCAGTTGGTAAGTGGTAATTACTTTTTCTTAGGCTTGTTGTCTGATTGAGCAGACTGATCCTTTTGCCACTTGTGCCAACCTCTTGAAGGTAGCCAGTTTCCTTCGTCATCCTTACGTCTTGGGAAAAGTGTACCACCCTTCTTGTGTTGACCAAATGACAATGTTGCTCCACAGTCGTAATTATTACAACGAAGCTCATAGTAATCATTATCATCAACATTTCTAACAACAAATCTGAAATTATTATTGTTACAAACTCCGCACTTATCTTCACCGAAGATTTCCTGTACAGAAGCTAGTCCTTTAAAAATTTCTTTTTGTCCTTCGCCCTCAACTTCAAACTCTAGCCTATCATTAACACTATACTTAACTTTCATGATTCACCTCATGGTTTCCAACTCTCTGAATATCCCAAGAGACTATCGGGGATTTCATTGATGTTTTGTTGATGTTTAGATAACTCTCTTATAATAGAGACAGCATCGTCATGCATCAAGTTTTTGACATTTTTACTATCAAAACCCAAATTATTAATTAGTGCTAACGTATCAATATTTAATCTTTTTGCCATAACATCAATAAAATTGATCTGATTATTACTAATTCGAGAAACAGAATCCCCAGTAGGATCATCTTCAATATTAGTGGCTAATTCTTCGGCTGCTACTACTTTTCGTAGCTTTAAAGCCCTTCTTAGTGCTCTACCCTCGGCTCTAGTTTCGGCAACTGCAACAGGATGATTTCTATAAATCTTATCACAATTTCCCCAATAAACGTCAGCCGCTCCGCTTACTGTGCGATGCTGGTTTAATTCGGTAGTCTCTCCATCCAATTGATTTAAAACATAGGCCAGGGTGTGTACCACAGTGGCCCTCTTTTCGTTTGACGGGTCGGGACTTTGTACAACATCGCTGGTTGATTGAATCACTGTACAATTCAGAGCAATTTCAAAAATACGTCTTAGACCATCAGTGGTAGGATTACCATCAATTTTTTCATCTTCAGATAATAGGCCAAGAACATAGTCATTCCATTCTAGATCATTTGATCCAATTTTTCTAAATTCTTCGTTCTTGATTTCTACAGTAGGTTCTACAGCCTTTTCCTTTTTAACCATTATCGTCTCCTAGTTCTATAACTCTGTTAGTTGGAAATTCAGTCTTAATTTTATCTAATTCGGATTGAAGTTTTTCGTAAATTAAAGATGCTCTTGATTTGGAAAAATCTTTGGTTTGTTTTATTCTAATTAACAACCAACCTTTTCCTAAGATCAGTCCAGTTTTCTTATTATCATAACGAACATTTCTTTCCAAGGACTTATCACCCCAGACTGGTTCAAAGTGGGATGGGCCATCAATCTCAATGGCCGTATTCATTGTAGGAAGAAAGATGTCGATTTGCAACTTTGTTGTTACAAGCATCTGCTCTTTATGGAATTCGGCCCTATAACCATCAGCTAGTAGTTTTTCAAAAATGAATTTTTCTAGCTTTGATCCTAATTTACTAGCTTTTCTAACACCCTCATTGGCTTTTTGCAAAATGTTATCTTTTTCATTTTCGTCTAAAGACTCCCATGCTAATCTGGCTTTTTCTTTTCTAAGATTAACTTCTTCTTCTGATAAACTATCCCAAGCCTTTAAAACCGACATACCTATTTTATTTTTAGTTTCAGCGCCTCTTTCTTTACCTTTAGTCGGATGCTGATGTTTTCCAGTAGACAGGGCATTCTTTTGAGCTTCTGACTTATTTCTAATTGCTATCTCAAATTTTTTAGCATCTCTACGAATTTTATTAGCATAAGTATTATACAAAGCTGCTATATCTGAAAAACTTTTGTTCTCTTTTATGTATAGTTTTTCTAGAAGAATTTTTTTATTATTGTCGTCAAGGGGCGAGTACGAGTCTTTTGAAGTTTTCATAATTAAGTTTTTCCATTATTCCTATAGGTTGTTTATTCCAACAATTATTATATACGTTGTATATATTTGAAGTTTTAGCCACTACATTAATCTTAGTATTTTCTTCGCAAAGATTCCTAAGATCAAAGTAGTTGATGTTTGGAGTTTGTTCCCAAGGAACATCTGTTAGATAATAGTAAATTTTTTTGAGATTAGGAAAGTTTTTGCAAACATTCAAGGACTGACTGTCAAAAACCCATAATGTTCCATAAAAAAAACGACATTCTGTAATAGGTATTATGGGTAGTCCAAGTCCGCTATAATTTTTTTGGTTTGTATGAGAAAAGCAAACATACTGATTTTTGCTGTCTTGGGAGATCAAATCTGAAACGAACGAATAAATATCATTAACGTTTTGACTATCAGGCAAAAGAAAACCCATATCATCATGCTGCAACATAGAATTCCTTTTTAATAAAATCATCAATATTTGATAATGCTTCTGAGATGTTTTCAAATGTATCCATTGTGTCTATATCAATATATCTAGCTCCGCACAAGATTGCTTCATTTTTATACAGAAAGTTTTTACCTATAATTGTTTCATAAGAAGCAAAAATAAATGCTTTTTGATATTCTAATAATGTTCCTAAGTTATAACTGTTTATTATAGAGGCGTTATTGAACATATGAATATCGCACTGATCCAAACTCAGTCTTTGCAAGATATGTTCTGGAAGTGTTTCTACATTGTCTAATATAATAGCACATTTATTATTTCTGGGCACACTATATGACTTAAACAGGTTTGAATTTACCACATTTAGATAGTTGTAATTATCTACTAGTAAAAAGTTATTCTCAACCATTTTTTCTTCTATAAAAGCTTTAACTGCTATGTTGTCTAGGTCTTTTTTAGATATACAAATCTTATACGGCTGTATTAGATCATAGGCCTTAAAAATTTCTTCCACATTAATAGTATACCAGTCTATACTATCAAAATGATTGTGTGAAGACAGTTTGATATTATCTAATAATCGACTATTTGTATCAGAAAGAATAATTTTGTTTTTAATCATACGAAAGCTTTAAGTTTTTTAATATCTTTGATATTGTTGACTTTAGTAATTTGAGATTTGGGAATAATAATATTTTGAAATAGTATAGATTGATCTAGTAGCTTATTTATTAGCTCAAAGAAAAACAATGTTTTAAGCTCATGAGGTAAAACAATATCTTTTACAAGATTTAGGGTTTCTTTATTGAGGTAAATACATTCAGACCAAAGAAACGGAAGATCGTAGAACAAATACTCTGTGCTGTTTATATTATTAGAACCTATATTAAAATTTGTTTTTTTTCCACGAATATAAAAAATAGAATTATTATTTAGCTCAATACTCTTTTGAAAGTTAAACTTAGTAATTATTCCATTGTTGATAAAAATAGCACCACTATTTGAGTTTTTATTGTTGAGATATTCAAAAACTGAAGAAATTTGTCCGTGTGTTTCATAGTTTTTATTCTCTAATATGTGAATATTTTTCTTACTAATATTTTTAGATAAAGCTATTGTTTTTTTTATTTTTTCTGACTCAAATCCTGTTAATAGATATATGCTATTATTTTTATATATTGATCTAATGAGCTCTATCTGGTATTCTATTAGTGTTCCATCTCTTAGTGGTACTAAAGACTTAGGTCCAAAAGATTTCATACCTTTGGTAATTTCTGGAATAATAAATACTATATCAATCATTATAAAGCACTAGATTACAATCAGGATTGTTTAGGAAAAACTTATGGCTGTCATAAAAAAGATCCAACTTATCTGATCCTAAAATCTTATAACTATCGTAGGTCATAAATAAACCATTTAAAGAATTTTTATTATACAGCCTAATTCCGTTGATGTGATTTATTACTACACTTATATGAATTTCATTAATTAGCTCATTAAGCTGATTGAAAGAATCATTTTCAGAAACATATAAAAAACACCTAGAGTTATGTTTATCTAATATGGTGTCTATGCAAGATATAAGAGATATTTGTTCATCAAGATGGGGCAATATCTTACTGGCTTTCCATGGTACTGTTACATATTTTTCAAACGCCGCTACCATGTCTCCTTCGATAGTTTTACCAAAACAAATAATATTAGCTGGTATAAAATTTAAATTATTAACCGTGTTTATAATTTCTTCAATAGACTTATTGATACTATCAAAATTAACTATCAGAGTATAAGATATATGGTTCTTCTTAAGAATAGCTTCTTTTAATTCTTCTTTGGTAAGATTCTCTTTGTTCTTTTGAAAAGTATCTTTTCCAAATGCGTATCCACAGTTATAGTTTTCTATAGTATGATTATTCTTATCAAGAACAATATTAGGACTGGATATTATTTCAGGTATGGAGAAATCACACCATGTATCTTCAGAAAAAAACACACATTTATTACATTCTGTTATTTTTGATATCATTAATAGTTTATTTTTTTAAGAGTAAGAATAGTTTCAAAATTATCCTCTATTAGCTTATACAAGACTATATTTGGTTCTAGCGAAATTAGAAAATTTACCAACTCCATAGGGTCTGTGTAGTGTTCAACTTTCTTTAAAAGAGAGAGTCCTAGTTCAGTATCTATATTGTTTTTACACAACTGGTCTAGAATTTTGTTGCAGTTGGTGGTCGAAATAACCAGTTCTCCATTAATTCTAATTTTTTTTAACACAGATAGTATAGAACGAGTTTTATTTTCTGGTCTAATCTTATCAATACTACTGAGAGTAATAGCTAATTGAGAAAAATCTGCTACATTATTTAGCTCTTTTAGATCGTTCGAGTCTATATGCAAAACCTTCATATTTCTATAGCCTTCATAATTTGTTTTGAAAAGGAAGCAAAATCATAATTAGGAGTAAGTTTTTGAGTACTGTCCCAAATAATTTGTTTATTTTTGATCAAATCTCTTGTTGATAAGACTTGACATCCTACAGAAGAAGCAACAATACCGTCGATATAATTAGAAAATATTACCAATCTATATGATGATAAATAATCTAATAAATTATCATAGTTTTCATATAACATAAAGTCAACCAAAGAGTCTGTTTTATATGACCGATTTAGACTATCTGTAAGCTCGCTAAAGATTGAGTTATTGGTGGTATTAATAAAACAAATTTTATCTTGTTGATCAACTTCTTTTTTCTTAATTTTAGGAATACTGATACTCAGAGTCTTATCAAAAATTTTACTATTATTTTGCTCTAAGTTAATCACATTGATATTTTTAAGTCTTTCTTTAATTAATAGAATATCTTCTTTTTTCATAGTAGAGATATCCTTATGCAGAAAAAGAGTAGGCTTGCTTATTCCGTTTTGCAAGCATGAGTTTAAAAGATTATTGTCATGGATTAGTAGCTCATGGTCGTTTAAAATAATGTTTTTTACAGTAAAGAAGTTGGATTGATAGCTATTGAATTGTATTATCTGATCTCCCATAATTTTTTCTATAAGTAGATCAAATGAAGAATTACTGCTAATATAGTGGATAAGAGAATTACGATTATTATATATTCTGTTATAGATATGATTCATATTAACTTTTCAATACCCGTATTTTTATTGGGAATAATACCGTAAATATTCTCAGTTGTTTTAGTTTGTTGAAATTTATTGTATAATTCGTGGTGATCAAACTGAGGAGAAAAATTTTTAAATTTACTATTCTGGGTCATACGATAAGAAGAAGATATTAATTCTATATTGTATGAGTCATCTAGATTATGTTGTCCAATTATTCTTCTATTTTTTAGTAGACAATAATAGTATTCTAAATCAGAAATATAAATAGAATTAATTTGCAACAAGCAATCAACAGTATTAATAACTGACATTCTATAATTATTATCTATTTTTTCAGTAATAGTAAAAAGAATCTTACTACGGGATGGTAATATTCCAATATTTTTTTGTAGCTTATCTATCATATTTATTATCTCATCTTTTTTTTCTGATTCTATAGATAAGAATAAAATAGTATTCTCTATGTGTTTTGTAGCTTCATAAAATATACAGATAGTGTCTTGGATAACAGAAAGATCTTCGTCTGCATTTAAAATAGCTCCAAACTTATAGTAGCTATTAAGAAGATGGTTAATTTTTATAGCATTATTATGTGGAGTAAGTGTGAGGTTGATTTTTTGAACAGGGACATTGTACTGAGTCAATATTTTTTTATGAAAATCATTAGTTACACAAATATGAGAGACTAGGTTATATCCCATAGGAATATCTAGTTTAGCAAAATGGGGCACTCTGGGGATGGATATGTTTTTATCAAAATACCTAGAGGTATAGACATTATCAAATTCATTAAACTGAATAAGTGTTGGCTTACTTGGGATTAGTTCTTCGACTTTTTCATGCAGGGGAGAGTAGTATTGTTGTATCAGTACTAAATTATTATTCATGTTTAGGATCTTTTAGTTTTGAATATTCTATGAAGTCTTCGGTTATGGTTTCGTTTCTGTTCAAAAAACTTATTACCGTATTATTATTTCCTATAATGGTATTGAAGTAATCTACGGCATTTTTCCAATCATATGGTGTTATTTTTTGATTTTCCATTTGAAAACCATTTTTGAGTTTTTGTAAAATATTTAGTATAAAATATGAGTCAATACTATATGTATCATTTAGATATTCTGAACATATTTGTGATAGCTTTGTAAGATCAGAACCGGGAGAACTTATAATGTCTTGTAAATTCAAGAGTGGCTTCAAAGGTTTTTTCTTAAACATATCATATTTATCTAATGGACTTTTATTTTTTTCTTCTAAGATATACTCTAGTCTATGTTCCCATTTTTTAATAATGTTGTCCCAATTAAAATGTTCAATACATAAATTTCTTGTTTTTATTCTTTTTTGAAACCTCATAGGATATGGAATCCTAATGAACTTACTTAATATTTCGACTAGACTATTATTATCTGGATAAGCTCTATATGCTTGCGTTTCTAATTCCTTAAATAAAGTAGCTATATTTACTGGATATGCTTCTATTTTATTAACTATGTCCTCCATTGCACTATATGGAATAGTTACTATTGGTACTCCACAAGCAGCAGCTTCAACTTGAGGCATCCCAAATCCTTCACAGATAGAGTACTGAACATAGATATCAAAAGCATTAAAGATGGATATCATTTGGTCTTGAGTAACTCCATCAGTAACTGTTGGAAATGCTGCTTCTCCTTTACAATGAACACAACTTCTATGAGAACCAGAATATACATCAGAAAATATTTTACCACAATTTTTACACAAGTAGGTAAAAAGTGTTCTGTTCAACATCCTGTTTTCTTTTAGTATCGACGGAATATCCCATCCTAAATAATCTGGATATCCAGTATGAAGATATAGAAAAACTTTTTCTGCTAATCCAGACGACTCAGACTCTAACTTATCTATTAGCAGTCTTGTTGATTTGATTAGTTCTGGAATCAATTTTCTTTTTTGGTTTCTCATTACAGAACCGATAATGATATTATCTGAACCTATTTTTAGACTAGATCTAACTTGATTAGATTCTAATATCCTATATTTTGTTGTATCTATACCTGGGGAAGCAGTATCAATGTAGTTGATCTGTCTAGAAGTTTGAGACTGTAAAACATCTCTAGCCCAATCAGAATATGTAAAAACAGAATCTGCACCAGAGTATGTGTCCAACCATTGTTCTTGTTGAGGATATGAATCAACAGTTGGCATTATCATCCAGTGATAACACTGTCTCATAGGAGAATATGCTTGATACGAATTCATCCAATAATCTCTAATGTCAATAACAACGTCTGGTCGAAAATCTAAAAGAGTTTTTTCAAAACGCCATTTCCCAAATTGATTATCTAGATTTAAGGAATATTCACTGAATCTGGGATCGTTGTTTCTTACTGCGTTAGCATAGTATCTCCAGGAAGTTTCTGTGTCTCTGGTGTCATTTACAAAACCATAACAAGCTAATTCAGCAACATGGAACCGTGGGTTTTTACTGAGTCTACCTAGAAGTTCTTTACCGTATACTGCGTAACCGGTACTTAAAAAGCTTGCTTCATTACAGACTAAAATTTTAAGTTTCTTATCTTGCATATTTTTGATATGAAAAAGGGCTATGATAAACATAGCCCCTCTTCAACCCCACTTCCATTTATATAGTTTTGTTTAGAATGCTACGGGTTCTTCAGTAGCTTCAGTCTTCTTAGATGAAAGCTTAGTGATCTTTGAAAAATTATTAACGCGAATTTTCAAAGACGAATGCTTAACACCATCCTTCTCCCAAGAGTCGTTCCTAATAGACCCTTCTACCAAAACTAGATCGCCCTTGTTAAAAGACTTTCCAATTATTTCAGCACCAGTATCCCATGCCTCACAAGGAATAAAAGATGTGATCTTATCCTTTGTTCCATTTGCCTTAGTGTACTCTCTTGAGGTAGCAACTGTAAAATTTACAACAGAAGTATCCTTGCCTCCGGTACTAATTGACCTTAGCTCTGGATCTCTAACTAGATTGCCTCTAACAATAACAATATTCATTTCAAAATCTCCTTAAAATTTAAAAAACCAAAACCAACGAACTACAGTATTATACGACGAGGGCGAGAATGCGTCAAGTCATGGGTATATAACATTTCTCTACGACGAGATCACTCTTTTTAAACGACTTAGTACCTTGGAAAATCAGAATATTTCCTTCAAATAATTGATTTCTATATAGGGCAAGTTGCTCTGTAAAAAATATTACTGAGTCTATGTGACCGGTTCCATCAGCTATGCTAACAAACGCCATCTCGCTACCCTTGTTTTTACCATTCTTAATTTTGATTACATTAACATTATCTATCTCTCCTGCAATAATAATAGTTTTTCTCTGAGAATCCTTAAATTCTTTACACGTAGTATTGGTCATACTAACATCATAAGAATCAACTTTAGAGTAAGTTAAATTAATACCTAATAAATTGCTTTCGTTATCGCATATCCACTCAATTTTATCTTCTAACGAATAGGGTGGCTTTATAAGAGACATAGATAATGATTGTATAACATTTCTGCGATTTTGTGTTATTCTAGGTTTCTTAAGCAAAATATTAGCTAGTTGCAATACATTAAAATCTTTTATTCCTATAGAGATTAAATATTCTAATTCTTTGGATGTTAATTGACTAACTATTTCATATTCAAATAACATCTCTGTCCTGCCTTTTGATAGATAATTCAACGCTCCAGAACAAATCAATGCTTTGGCTGCTGTTGAGTTTATGTTTACCAAAAGATATAATAATATCTCTGTCCAGTTTAAATTTTGCACATCTAGGTGCTGTGATATCTCTACTATTTTTTTATAGACAGATTCTCCAACACCCTTAATGTCTGTAAGACCAAAATAGATCTTATTATTTTTGATAACAAAAAACTGATTTAATAATCTGTAGTCAGGAACACAGATATCAATATCCATCTCTGTTGCATTTTTAACCAATTCTTTAATTTCTTGCTGTGGATCTATCTTATCTTTTGCATACTTAAGATATGCTGCAAAAAATATCTTTGGAAAATGTGACTTACTGTATGCTGAAAGATATCCATTAATAGCATAACTTACGGCATGTGATTTGTTGAATGAGTATCTCTGAGATTTTTCAATCCAACTGAAAATTTGTTCAGCTTCATTTTCTGAGACAAGAGCAACTTTTTTACAACCTTCTATGAAGATCTTTTTAAGTTTAGCCATCTCTTCTGGTTTCTTCTTTCCAATAGCTTTTCTTAATTTATCAGCTTCCTGTAAATCGAAACCGGCAATTTTTTGAGCTATTTCCATAGCCTGTTCTTGATAAACCATCTCTCCAAAGGTAGTTTTAAGTATGGGTTCAAGGGCAGAATTAAAATAGTCTATAGACTCCTGGCCATTTTTCTTATCTATAAAGTGATTGCTAACAGTTTTACCGTCTCTAATAGCTTCCAAACATCCTGGCCTCATGATACTAATAAGAGCAGAAAGTTCTTCTATATTAGAAGGCTTCAGCTTTTTAGCCATGCTTTGTCCAAGACGAGACTCAAGCTGAAAACATCCTTTGGTATTTCCAGACGAAAGCATTTCCCAAGTTCTAGAACAGTCCAAATTGATATTGCTCATATCAATAGAAAAATCTATTTTGGGTATGTCCCCAGTAGACTGTCCGATTACTGGGAATCTACAGCCGCAATCAAATGTATAATATTCCATTTTAAGATGATATGGTATTGAATGAATCCTTAAACTTTACTTTTGCCCCAAGTTTCCTGTGCAGCTTTAGAAATCTAATCATGATTTCTGCTGAGTCTTTAACATCTTTTAGTGCATCATGAGCACCCTCTTTAGAAATACCTAAATAGTCTCTAAGATTATCGAGAGAATAACTCTTTAGGTCTTTTGATGCTTCAAACCAATAAAAAATTAGATTCATAACGTCAATAACATCTCTCGGATAAAATAATGAAGAATTACCTTCTTTATTTACGTTTTTATACTTCACACTTAGTTTTTGCATAATGGGAAGATCGAATCTATTGATGTTATATCCTGCTGCAATTGGTGCTGTGAAGCAAGATTTTCTATCTGATCTAATATGGTACATCTCTAGATATGACGTAAACATCTTCCATCCTGCTTCTTGCTTTGGATAAGATTTCCAAGATTCGAGGATGTCGTCTTTTGCACACCCTCGGACCTTGGCATGGAAATCTAATACATCAGAATCTTCGTATGCATAACTTGCATCTTGATCTAAAGCAGCTGGCTTGAGATTAATATTGAATTCTGAATCAGAAATAATCTCTAGCTTAACTGGATCAACCATAATAGCGGCTATCTGAACTGGACTGCAAACATTAGGATCTTTACCATCTGTCTCTAAATCGAAAACACAAATTTTTTGATTATTAGCCATTTGTAATTACCGAGGTGCCAGGAGCAAAAAAAGTTCTACCAACCGCGTTGGCAACATCTTCTGCATTATGAGATTTACAACAACTAACCTTAACATTATCTATTTTTCTATAAGTTATGTCTGAGCCAGGAACTTTAAATTCTTGACCAACATTCAATTCAGAAAATAGCTTATTCATAACTACCTCCATTTTTCAAAAGTGTACTAACGGCCATTACTTTATCTAACATAGCTACGCCTAAAATATCAAACTTGATGATACCCATAGTTTCCAAGTCTTGCATTTCCATGCCAGCTATTTGTTGTTTATTCTTTGTGTCATAAACCATGGGACACAAGTTCCCAAGTTTTTGATCAGTAATAACAATTCCGGCCGCATGTTTAGACTGGTTAACCTTGGTGCCTTCAAGTCTGATCGCCTGCTCAAACCGTTTTGCTAGAGGACCAGACAGAAGACCATCGTCATTAATATAACACCAATTCTTGAGTTTGTCAACATTATTTTCTAAGGCCCACTGTATTATGGAAGCTTCTCCGAATTCTTCTTTCATTTCTTGAAGTTCGTCGGCAATCTTAGCTTCATCTGGTATGCTTTTGGTTATTTCATTCATTTCGTCGAAAGTAATATCTCCATAAACTCTTAGAACGTCTTTAAGAGCCCCTCGACCTTTAAGAGTGTTGAAAGTTACCATTTGAGAAACATTTTCTACCCCGTACCTATTCTTAATATAGTTGATGACTTCTTCTCTTTTATTAATTGGTACGTCAACGTCAATATCTGGCATGGAAATTCTACCATCTGTGTTTCTACCAGCATTATAGAATCTTTCAAAGATTAGACTATATTTAATAGGATCAATACTAGTAATACCAATCAAATAAGAGACCAAACATCCAGCCGCCGAGCCTCTTCCTGGCCCCGGTAGCCACCCCTTATCTCTTACAAAATTGACGATATCGGACACTATTAAAAAATAGCTAGACAGACCAGCCCCTTGTAAAACAGACAGTTCAAATTTGATTCTTTCGGCATAATCGTCTTGTTGTAACTTATCGATATTATTACTAATCTTTTCTCTCCAACCATCTCTACATAATTGTCTAAGAAATTCGGCCGGATCATTTCCTTTACATTCAAACGGGGGAAGCATTGGCCTATGAGAAATATCATAATTCTCACACATACTATCTATAAGATTAGTATTCTCTATTTCTTCTTCTGTGTGTATTTTGGACATTTCTTCTGGAGAAAGAATATAGTAATTGTCAGATATAAAAAAGGTAGACATTGGTACAGACTCATGATTAACTATTTTTCTGTTAATGTCTGAGAATGTCATCTTTAGGTTATTACACAACAATATTCTCTGATCTATAGCGTCGTCTTTTTCTGCATAGTGCGCATCCGGTGTGCAGATAATTTTCGTGTCTGTTAGTTTAGCAAGCTGTCTTATGCAGTCTGTTAGAGGAGCTTGTGCCTTATTATAAGACTGGTCCATTAGCTGTGCTTCTAAAAAGAAGTTGTCCTTTCCAAAAGCATTTTTAAGCATACCTATTTTTTCAACACCGATTGTTTGCCAGTTTTTTGAAACAGAATCTGAGTCAGTAATGTGATTAGCTATATACGAACCAAGATGTCCGCAGAATCCTATTAGATTACCATCAAGAAACTCAGAAAGTTTTTCTATACTTAGTCTAGGCTTTCTGTAGAAATAATCTTCTTTATTTGATTCTGAGATAATTTTAACTAATTGTTGCCATCCTTTTAGATTTTTGGCTAACACAAGAAAATGATGAAGCTCATCCTCTTTATTTTTAACAGAGGGGTCATTGTCACAAATATAAAGTTCACAACCTAAGATGGGTTTAATCCCATCCTTTTTAAGAGTGTTGTGAAATTGTACTGTTCCAGCAATATTTCCATGATCTGTCAAGGCGCAAGATCCAACTCCTATTTTTTGACATCTTTTTGAAATTTGAGCCGGTTTACTTAATCCATCTAATAAACTGTAGTGAGAGTGGACGTGTAGGGGAATATAATTTTTCATTCAACGCTTCCTGGTGCCTTGTATTTAGCCACAGTATACCCTGGAACAGTGTATTCGTCAACCACGTTGTTTATACCTTTTAGCTCGATATCGTGCTTAATTTGTTCACATTTGGTCATATGGGTATTTTTTTGACATAGCTGGTTGTCTCTATACTCCAGTATCGGCAAGACACTAGAGTTTTCAAAAGTACTTTTTCCAAAATGGCAAAGTTTACTACACATCCAACTCTTATGCAGTCTTGGTTTTTGTGTTTTCTTGATAATTTCAAATTTATCTCTAAGCATAGATTCAGTCTTAGGAAGATCTGACTTATCAAAGATTACGCTAAAAGCGCCGCCATCATTAATAAAGAAGATTGTAACCATAATATGGTCTATGTGAGGATATAGTTTTTGAATAGCGTAATGATATATTCTTAATTGAGGATCTTCTTCTAATTTCTCTTGGGTCTTTTCTTGACCAGTTGCCCAATTTAATCTTCTTCCAGTTTTCCAGTCAATAATTTCTATAGTGTTATCTCCAACCTGGGTTATTAGGTCGATAGTTCCTTTTATAGCCAAATTACCCTCAAGAGTACCTTCCGCTAATTTATACTTATATTTAGACCAATCCTTCTCTATTACTATATCAAAGTGTTGTTCTGGACATAAAATATTTCTATTTCTAGGATCAAACATTCCATTGTTATACGTTATGGCTTTTTCAACCCAAAGTCTACAATCTGTAAAATCTTTTATAGACCACTTATGATGGGAAAATCTACTACTATAGTATTGATATACTTGTTCAGTTAAGGTATCTATATTGTATGCTTCAACATTAACCATACCCACTATATCATCTTCAAAAGTTGTAACATTATTCTGTTGACTTTGTTTGATAATAGCTAGTATTTCTAGAACCTTGTGTACTATAGTTCCCTTGTCTGCCTTTTGATTGCTTGGCCCCCTATATCCTAATACGTATTCAAAAAAATACTGTTGCTCGCACATAGAATGCGTATTATAAGACGAGCTTCTAAAGTATGTTATTATAATGAGAATATTCCTTTGTCTGATAGAAATTGTAATATGATATTGTTCTTTTCATCAAGATTCATTCCGATATTTTGAATAACCAGATCAAACTTGTTCCAATCGTATACATCTTTATCCAAAGCTCTCTCACTATTAGACTCAGAAGCAAAAGGGTCCAAAGCAAGCCTAATTACATAACCCCCAGCGTTTTGAATTGATTCAACTTCATTAGGAAATCTGCAATCGGCTATAATTGCCAAGTCTACGTCTTCTTTTTTGATTTTATTTATGGTTGCATCAACCCACACGTTGGTTTTCATTTTACGAAATATATTAGTTCCAACATGTTCCATAATTTGTCTAGCAGACATGTGTCCTGATGTTTCAAAAGATTCATTGTAGTCTGGCATATCTTTCCAAGTAATGTCAGTTAATGTATTCTTATGTTCATCACTACCATAGCATTGTTCATATGTTAGTCCTAAAATATTAATACAAATATCTTGTTTTAAAGGATCAGCAAAACTATATATCTTATTACTAAGTCCCAAATTACGAGAATTAACAACTGATTGAACATATTCTGCAGAGGTGCTTTTTCCTGATTGTTTTCTTCCTGCAAAAGCTAAAATCATTTTATCTCCGATATTTTAGGAACAAGTGTATTTCTAATGTCTTCTATACTCAACTCTCCAACATCTGGTCCTTCAAATGAGGGAGAATATATTCTATAGATTTTTTTACATTTTTCAGTAATTTGCTTGATAGCCTTTTGGCCAGCGTCATCATTATCCATCAGAAGTATAATATTCATAGCTCCTGAAGAATCAATTAGTAGTTTTTGTTTATCACTCAAAGAAGATCCAAAGATAGCTACGCTATTATGAATTCCTGCTTCCTCTAGTCTCCATACATTCCCAGGACTTTCTACTAATATAATGGTTCTGCTTTTTTGAACATGATCTTTAGCAAACCAGAAGTTGTAAAGATGCTCTTGGGACTTGAATCCATAATTATGCTTCCATTTACAATATTTCCAAACATCCTCTTTGTCTGGACATTCTGAGGTTGACGTATGATAATGTCCGCATTTTAAGCAAGCACTAAAGACACTTCTTCCAGTGCAACCAACTATAACTTTACCGTCTATCGAATAGATTGGTACAACAATCCTGTTGTGCATCTCTTTGTTTGGATTGTCGCATAATCCTACGTCATACTTATTAAGTATTTCTTTAGTATATCCTCTTTCCAAGTAATACTCAGACGGTATCTGTAGAGATTCTCTTACCTGGGCTTTTGTAATTTTAGATAAAGGACTAGTATTTTGGGTTTGCTTTACGTTTTCTACAATCCTAGCAAATGTATTCTTTTCTGCATCGGCTCTTGATATCTTGATATCCTTGATATTTTTATTTAGCAGGGATAGGCAGAAATCTACTGCCTCTTGAAAAGAAGCTGTTTCGTCACCCTCTCTGTTCCATCTGTATTTAGTTTTTGATAATACTCCTCTGACAAATCCTATGATAGAGCTTTTAAAAGTGCTGTCACAATTATGTGTACGACATCTCCAATTACCTCTATAATAGTCTCCAGTATGATAAATATTAACGGCGGATGGATTATCTCCTCCATGAATAGGACATGACATGGTTATCATTTTGTTTGACATCTTAAACTCTTCAATGTCTAATGCATCAAGGAGGTCTTCGATATTGTCACAAACTTGATCACAAACAACCTTAAGTTTATTTTGATCATACGAACGGGATTTCATTGGTGTTTTCATTTTCTGTATCTACAATAAAGCCATCTTTAGTTTTGCTTGTTGAGTTGTTAATTTCCAATTTTGTTTTACCTTCTGTGATCTTAGCACACCATCCCTTCATGTGACAATTTATATAGTCATTGTCATCTAATCCTCCTCCGTGTCTACTGATTAATGGAACTAGTTTTCTGTTTCCACTATTTGGGCCATCCTCTGCAATTTCTTCATCAGATTTTCTTTTGAAGATAGTGAAGTTACTACACAACCAAATGATTCTGTCTGAACCAGAAGCTGTGTCTGTTGATTCTTTCGTGATACCGTCCCTGTTCAACTGGATAAATGCCACGATAGGTACTTTATACCTGACGGCAAAATTATGTAAACTGGTCATCATAAAGCCAAGTACTTGGTATTCCTTCATATCCTGAGACATTCCAGCAGAGTCCATTAGCTTCAGATAGTCATAAAATATTACGCATTCCTTTGCTGTTCCGTCATTATTTAACCCAACTTCTTTAACCAACCACCGTCTCATAATAGCTAACTGATCTTCAAATGCTTTTCCAGCTATGCTTTTATGATATAGATTTGATTTCTTTAGGGTCTCAACAGCCTTACCTATCTTCGACTTCATCTCTGGAGATTCTGCAAACTTTCCTGTTTCGATAGCGTTGATTTCTATTTCAGTCATCATAGCAAGTAATCTATGAATATGATCTTCTTTATTCATTTCAGTATCCATATTCAATACAGGAATACCCTTTTCTGCTATATTACGACCCATATTATCAGACAATAGAGTTTTACCAGTCTTGGGTCTTGCTGCTATAACATTAACAGTTCCTTTTCTGAGACCTCCACCAATCGCCTGATCATATATTGGAAATCCTGTTGGAATACCAACTTGATCTATCTTATGTAGTTCCAGATCGGCCACATATTCTTCTAGTGTAGATCCTATCTTTTCTGGTCCTCCATCACTATCCGTTAATAATGACGTGAAATTAAAGATACTATCTTCTGCAATTCCTATTATAGAAGAGATTGGTTCATTACCGGTAACATCTAGAATTTTCTCTTGAGTGGTCTCAAGCTGTTTTCTTAATAGTCTGGCTATTTCTAGTTTACGGATTTTAGCCGCAAATTTTCTAACATTATCCAAACTTACAGGAAAATCTATAACAGCTTTAAGGTGCTGTGTTTCTTCTTTCTTGCTCAAGATAGTAGAAAGGCCAAGCTCTTGAGCAACAGAGTAGATAGAGGCTATATCTATAGTTGAATTGGCGTTTTCGCATATTGTTTTTAAACACTTAAAGATGATACTATTACTATCAATAGTAAAAGATGTCTCCTGAACAATATCTGCAACGTCAAGATAAGCATCCTGACCATATGTACAAATACCTGCGAGTACCGCTCTTTCTGCGGCTGGATCAGCTAAAATCACTATTTCACCCCTTTGAGGACATTACTTTTATTTTTTGAATTGAGAGTAGGATATCTGATAGATTTTTTATATTACCAGCCAGATATTGTAGTCTATCACTTCTTTGTTTGGCATACTTTTTGATTTTATTCAGAGAGGCTGCCTTATCATTGTTCTTGATTGCTTGAAGAGATTTCTCAATATAACCATATCCTTTATAGTTATTAACCTCATCAGCAATAACATCTTTTATCGTCTCCTCTGACCAATTTACTCTGGCTATTTCTCTATTCAGAGTTCTTTGAACATGAAAAGAGAACTGTCCTAGTCTGTATGCAATTTGTGCACAATCTTCTGGGGTTAATCTTTCAAGATCATCCCTGTTCATTACAAGATATTGTTGAAGTTCAGCTTCGGGAAAAAGATCTGACTTATATTTTTCGAATCCAATAGTTTGTTCATATTCATCTAAAATAGAGTCCCACGACTCAACCTGTTCTTTCGTATTCATTAGTTATCCTTTGAGACCATTGTTCAGCAGTTTCGTTGAATGGTAGTTCTATGTAAATAATGTCGTTAAGATGACACCACTCGATTTTTTCTCTATCTCTCTTTTTTTGTTTAATAAAACCAAACTTATTAGAATGGTAATGTCCAACAAATTTATAATGCTGTTCTCCATGAACCTCTATACAAAATTTGAGTAAGGGAAGGTAAAAATCTAAGAACAGCGTTTCTGACTTTCGTAGTATGATAGGAACTTCTTCCAGTGCTACCAAGGTGGGAAACAAGTTTTTGATAACCGTTCTGGCCTGTATGTGTAATGATGACTTATTCATCATCTTACTATGGGCCATGTTTCCACCAAGTAGCCAATTATGAGAATTGCCGTCTAGGTCTTTGATCAGCATTTGATTCCCATCATATTTTTAACCTCTGCATATAGTTTCTCATAAGAGTCTGTATGCTCTAACAGATAGTTTCTGACCTTTTCCATACCTTGAAACTTTGGCTTCTCTTCAATAAAGTCTAATGTATACCAAGCACCACCCTTATTAATTAAGCCCATATCCGATGCTAGTACAACCAGTTCTGTACACTTATCGATCCCTTGACCATATCGAAGGTATGAGGTTATGGTTCCTCCCGGAGGCCCAAGAGCGGAACACATCACTTGCCACTCAATTTCTTGTCCTATTTGCGTACTGTCTGCGCTGAGAACCCACGGTTTAAAAGTTTTGGCTCTTAGCTTGATGTCTGTTTGATAGGCTATAGCCTGACCAGATTTTTCTTTAAATTCTGCTCCATAACCAGTAGGATTACCCATAAGATGAGTAATACCTATTACTATGTTTTTATTAACTGGAATAACATTAGCAACTTTACGACAAAACTTAGCCAATAACTTAGCTCCGTCTGCTCGTTGCATTTTATCCATTTCACTAGTAATTTCTGCTTCGGTACACAATGCCGAATATGAGTCTATAATTAAAACACACCCTGGTTCTTCATTAATAATTCTTTCAGCAATTTGTAAGTATTCTTCTGCATGTAGGATCTTACCTTGTTGAGAACCAATAACATCAAATCTAGCAAGGTCTAAACCAGGTATTCCTTCTAGATCTCTTTTTTTCAATCTACCTTCAATGTTTAGGTAATACACATGTCTTGGTTTTTTAAGATCTCCCTTATATTCTTCCTTTTGGGCCGTAGCACAGAAAGATAGTGATGTTGTGGTTTTTCCACACTTTGGTTGTCCTGTTAAAACAACAAAACTTCCTTCTGGTATACCCCCATTTAAAATCATGTCTAGAGCAGGACTAACTGGGATAATAACTGAATCTCTATCTACTACAGAGTTTCCAGAAAGAATAATATCCGATCCGAAATCTTTAATAACGCCCTCTTTAAGTCCCATTATCTATATCCTCCAATTTTGATAAAATATTTTTAGGATTGTTTCCAGATTGTCTGTGTGAAACATTTTCTTTACGCTCTAGGCTTTTAGTGAGAGCATTGTTTTCTTTTGATACGATCTCTGCCTCTTGCTCAATAATAGGCAATAGATGAGGCGCTCGCAAGGAATAGATTCTTTCCGTCTTAGGATTCTTTAATGCTCTGATAACAGCCTTATCACCATACTTGCTAATTAGCTTATTTGCTGTTGCGATTTGGTTTCTAAAAAATGATGACCACTTTTTATTTGTCCAGAATCTATGATGAAGATCTTCCTTGTCGATTTTAGCTTTCTTTTCGCATATCATTTCGGTAATATACTGAGAAGCTGAAACAAACTTTTCATTCGAATATCTTGATGGATATTTCATTCTTTTTTATCTAGAATTTCTTTTCCGGCTTTGGCTATGGACGTTTGTAGGTGAGTATCGAACAACTCTATGAACTTATCATAGTTCTCTTTGGCAGGCAGAGGTATGTAGTAATTTTTTTCAACAACCTTCGATGTCTTTACGCTTTGACCCTTTTCGTTCACAGACAAAACTTGAAAAGCAACCTTTACTAATATTTCATGTTGGTAATCGGTATGCTTCTCTTCTGACTCAAAGAGTTCTCCATAGACACCTCTAAAATATGTTTCTTTATCTAGTGTTTTATTTTCTATGAATTTAGCTATTATTTCTTCAATTTCTTTTTGCTCATCTATATTTTCTTCTGACATAACTTTATCCTGCTGAGGTTGAACAATTATTACACTTATATCTTTCCGTAGAATCAACTACATTTTCACTTATTTCTTCTGTTTTACCGCACACCCTACATTTTACTTTTACAAAATTTACAGGTCTATTCCTGAGTGACGGAGGATATTTTTGTAGTTTTTTATCTATTAAGCAATCCTCTTTATGCATATTAGCTTCTGGCATATCTAAGAATTTATTTTCTCTAGCAGATCTAGTGTTAAGTTTTCTACTATTGTTTTTTATGGGATCAGATTTTTTCTTTTTACTATCTACTAGTTCCTCTTCTGTTTCGTCCTCTGGAAGTAAAGACGAAAGAAGAGAAATTAGCTGCTTTAACTTTTCTGGATCTTCTTGCAGTTTAGCCAAGTCCATAATTATTTACCCTTGTTCTTGTTTTTACTTTCGCTAGGAATAAAAATACCATCTTTCATCCAACGGTTTTGTTCTACTTTAGGTGAAGATGCTGTATTCTTTCTTGCGTCATTATATTCTGAAGCTTCTCTGGTCATAATTGAAACAGTTTTACTCTGTTTGCCCATAGTAGTGTTGATCATCATATTTTTAGACTTACTTACTGCTGGCTCTTGAGTTGTCTTAATAGAAGACCCATCTTTGTTTACACTATTGTTTTTTTCTAAAATCTTCTTAACCTGATCACTACTAAGCTTAAGTTCTTCAGATATTTCATCTGGAGTTTTACCTTCTTGTGATAACCATTTAACAGCGTAGGTTTGAACCTTACTGATTCTTGCCATTATATCATCTCTCTTTCTGCATTGTTTAACCATGCTAAATTTTTAGTTCTAAGATAACTAAGATACAAATTGAATACTTTACCGTTAACGTCTTTAAATTTACTGCCGTCTTTACAAACTTTGTTTACAAATTTATTTTGTTGATTATCTTCGTATACAGATAGCGGATTATAAATTTTTCCTCTTTGATCTAGTCTGATAAAGTATCTTGTGGTCTTACTACTGTTGATAGTAATTTTTTTTGCACACACTGCTGGCCCATCTTTTTTTAGACACGGATTTAGTTCAGAATCCTTAAAGTCCTCATTACCACTAAGAGTAAAATAACTTTCAGTCCTTATTTCTTCTGAAACATTCTTGTCTAAGGGTTTTTGGAAAATACAACTACTGTCTAAAACTTCTAATCTTTTGTCCATTTAGTTTTTCCTTTAGTTTTTTTCATTCTTGTCATACCGGAAGGTAGTTCTTTTTGAGATGTTTGTTCTTTGTATTCATTATGTTTCTTATACAAAGCTATCTTTTGGTCGTCGCTAAATTTTTCATTATTCCTATTTGCTAGATGTCCGATAGTTTTTAGTTCACTATCTGCTAATCTGACAGAAGTATTTAGTGTCAAAAGATCTTCAACATAACATCTTTCGGTATTCTTACTTTTACAGAATTCACAAGAAGTTTTTTCTTTATAGTTGGCTATAGAACAAACTACCTCAAATTTTTTAGAGCAGCTATTACAAAGGTATGTGTAGCAAGGCATTACTTGATTTCCCTTTGAGCATCAGTTAACCATTTGATGTTTTGAGTTCTTAAAAAATTAATGTATTTATCAAAAATTGTTTTATTGACCTGTATGAATAGTTCTTTGTTTTTGCACACAGAGTCTATGAAGTTTGTTTTCTTGATTGGTTGAGCAAAAGTTTTGATCGGATTTACTAGGATTCTATTAGGAGACGCTTTGACATAATAAGAATATTGTACAGCCTCAACGTCTAGAGTATTCGTCTTAAAAGCTTTTGGGAGTTTATTTTTTACTGCTTTTGCATATACAATATTGTCTAAATTAGATCTTACTGGATTTCCATCAGGATCTAAAAAATCTTCATGTCCAGACAAAGTGTAGTAAACAGATTGAACAGCATCATCTTTAATTTTATGAATATTCATGATATATAAGACGGGGGTAAGTAATCCATCCACTGAGGAGGTATCTCATCCTTTATCTTAGAGAGGTAGGTCTTTAGAGGCAAGTACTTTACGCTTTTAGCGGGTTTATAAGGAAAATTAATCAATGGCATGTTGGCTTGTTTAGGAGTCTTATTTCCCTTTTTTCTATTACAATCAAGACAAGCCGTGACTATATTTGTCCAGTTTGTAGGACTTCCATTTTTAGAATAATCCCATTGAGACTTTGGAATAACATGATCATAAGTTAATTGAGACAAGTCCTTATTGATTGCACAATATTGACAAATATGATTATCTCTGATAAATAGATTTTTTCTAGAAAAATTAACAGATGCGTTATTTTGTTTTCTATACTTAGACGTTTTTGCTATAGCTGGAACTGGAAATTTTTTTCCATTAGTACCATTTATAAAATCGTCTTGATAAAAATCAATAATTTCCACACCGATATTATTATCGTATGAATTTTTAATTGACCAGACTAACGCCCTCTTCCATGATATTATGTATAGAGGGCTATAGTCGGCATTTAAAACTAAACATTTACGATGGTTTGCTTTCATGGTTTTCTAGTCTTGCTAATATGCTAGCAATAATGGGATTTCTTACAATGTCAGAAGATTCTAGTTTTGACGAACCAATACCTTCCAATCCTTCTAATGCATATATCATATCTATAAATCCTCCTTGCAAATGTCTTGTCAAGTCAGATTGTCCAACGTCTCCGGTTAATACTAACTTACTATTTTGTCCAACTCTGGTCAATAACATTTTTAGCTGTTCATAAGAAGCATTTTGGCATTCATCTGCAACTATAAAACAGTTATGAAAATTACGACCTCTCATGAGACCGAGTGGAACAACTTCTATTTTATTGTTCGTCTTCAATGAAGTATATTGAGACGACGGTATAAAGTAGTTGATTTCATCTAGTATTGGTAATAAGTACGGATGAAGTTTTTCTTCTGCTGTTCCGGGCAAATAACCTATTTTTTCTCCTGCTTCAATAACTGGTCTTGTTATTACTATACGTTTTACTTTTTCATCTAGTAGATATTCTAGAGCCATGCCAATAGCAATATGTGTTTTACCACTACCCGCTAGTCCTTGACAAAAAGTAATAGTATTTTCTGCGACAGTTCTGATATACTCCTGTTGGTTTTTAGATCTAGGTTTTAATCTATTTCTATAGACATCTGGGACATGAAATTCATTAGTAGCATCGATAACCTTGGGTCTTTTCTTGCTGTTATTTTTTTTTCTCAAAGTTTACCCTTTGCTATAGAGTGTTGAGGAATATCAAAACCAATTATGCTTTAATATACACCGCTACTTATAGCTATTAATATAATCCCAGAATCAAACCAATTAAATACTGGTTTTAAATTCTATTGAATCCATAGTAGTACTAATGCCTATCAGTTAATTTTGAAGGCTGTCCGAACAAGCTTGGTACTTCTCTTTTAAAGTAAACAGGCTCCTCCTGCGCAGCTAATTTCTTCTATGCCAACTGTATTGTCTTCTGTTTCTGATAATTGAGTATAGTCTACTTTCTTAAAGCTCTCGAATAGATCGCAGTAGATTTTCCAATTATATACATCTTTCATACAATAAGTTAGTCTTCTTGTATCTCCGTCAAAATATTTACCAGCAAACGTTTTCATTTTAGTAATAAACTTTTGTTTGTTTTCGTCATCGCCTTCTTTGGCTTGATTTAAACTAACATAGTCACAAGCTGCCCACAGATTATTATTAAAAGCGTTTAAGCCTAGTTCAATCAAACCAGAACACCATAAAGCAGCATCACCATATTCTTTTACAATTTCTCTACTTGTGTAAACTGTAGTAAATGGTGCTTGAGTATAATCCTTGTCTCCACTTTGAGGAATTAAAGATATACCAGCAAAGTATTTTCTATTCTCATAGATAAACTTTGTTACGCTTTCCCATTCGTCTGGTTTCACGGTTACAGTATTACTAACATTATGACTCAAATAGTCCTGAGTGCAAAGAGATCTATTTTTACCGGAATAGACCCAATTCTTTTGAGTATCCTTAACTACCTTAAGCATTTCTACAGCTGGCAATTGATTCTTTAACTTTGCACCATCTGGTACTTCAATAGGAAACTTAATAACCTCATCAGTATTATTAGCAGACCACGATGACTTCTCACAGGCTTGTGGGTTTAGTTTTTTGAAGTGTTGGTATGGTGCTTCTAAAATATTGGCTTGTACATGCCTTATATATCTTTTAGCGTGGTGTGGATGGATGCCAGAGCTAGTTCCAAGCATACTACTACTAGTTCCTTCTGGCTTTAAGCAAGTGACTCTAGCAGCTTGATTAATACCTATTGCTTTAGCTATAGCCTTATTAGTTTCAACAGCTACTTTGGCCCCATTTTTGAGAACCTTCTCTGTTAATACTAAGTCGTGTTTCTCCATGGTTCCTGTTAAAGAAACTCCTAATAGAGCTTCTCTCTCAAATATTTTACAACTAATTTCTCCAAGATAATCTAGTTTGGTGAATCCAGCCTGTAATGTTCCAATAATAGCAGCAGCCTTACATCTTTCATAAAAATCCTCTTCGTCCTCTATAGACGAACAATTAATAGTTGAAAGATTACATCCCTGCCAACCACTCTTACCAGATTCTTCGTCAACAGGCCACATACCAACTTCCACACATGGATTAAATGTCATTTCTGTAGAATCGCTCCAGATAAATCCTGGTTCTCCAAATTCTTTAACCGATTGCATTAACAGTTCAAATTCTTCATAGGTCGTAGTTTCCTTAAGTAAAAGTGCTGAGTTATTACTTCGTGCTCTTTGAGGATTTTCTGAATACCAATTACCAGTTTTAGCCTTAGCCATTTCAGTATCGTCATGACTAAAAAGTGCTAATGAAGCACTTCTGCGAACACCACCAGACAATACAGCATCACTACTGTGCATAATAATATCGTATGCGTCTATTGGTCTTAATTTCTTTTGTCCATTTGCCACACATCGGTCTAATAGAGTGCGAATCTTTTCTAACCCATTGGCTAGTGGCTCATATCCCGGAGCTTTTCCAACACCGGATGCCAGAGACGATCCCTTGGGTCTAATATTAGAATAGTCAAAAACTATATGAGTATTTTTGTATTGTTTAAATTCTTCTATTGGTTTACTAAAATAAGAACTTAGTAATACCCCAAGAGAATTTGCCCAACCTTCAATACTGTCGTCTATAACATATTTTGTTGCCTGTCCTTCTTCTATTTCGTGTTCTAGAGATGGCAACTTAGAAACATGGTGCTTCTGTACGCTGAACCCTGTTCCGCTACCACAAAGCAATAGCCAGAAACATTCTTGAAAAAATCTTAAACGATCACAGTAGGAGCTTGTGCAGTTATAAATCTTTGCGTGTCTTTTTAGGATAGGTTCTCCACCAAACTGCAACGCTCTCTGACTACCTAATACTTTCTTTTTGTACATTATATCATATGCCCAGTCTATATCTGGCCCTATGTTTTTATCGGCATACTGTGTGTGCATCATTTCTCTGACTCTATCCACAGCTTCTTTCCAAGTTTCTCTGCGATTCTTGTCTTCGAGCCAACGAGCATATTTGCTAACGAAAGTATAATTTTGTAGTTCTTGAAGTGCCGACATATTTTCTCCTATTGTTTCTTTATTAGGGCTAAGAATCCTATTAACACAGAGATCTGAAAAGAATCGTTAGTCATTTCTGTGTTACCATTAATCCATTTTGTGTAGAAATATATACAAATACTAATATAAAATGCAATAACATTTATACTCATAATACACCAGCCAAATCTTTCAACCATGAAAAATCAGCATTCGTCCTATGAATTTTCATTTTACTCATTTCGGCAAAAGTATCAAATATTTTTTTAGCATTATCGTCAAATAAATGTGTTCCATGATCATCGTTCATGTAAACCGTAGATACTCCTTCTTGCCATAGAGCCATTATACAGTCATTGCAACATTGTCCTGTGACATAGGCTATTCCGTTGTCTGGTCTAACAACACAATTAGACAAAGCATTTCTTTCGGCGTGAATCATCCAAGGATATTTGTCTGGACGATTTTTGGGAAGATTAGCATCGTCTAAACCTCTTGGATAGCCATTATATCCAACTCCTAGTATTCTATTATTTTGATCTGTTATAACACATCCGTGTTGAGTGTGTATATCGTGACTTCTTTGAGAAATGACTTTTGATAAGCCTAAAAAGTAATCGGTCCATGATGGTCTCATTATTATGATTCTTGTTGTTTTTATTTTCTAGCTCAACGTACCTCTGACGAGTATTTTATTATACTCCAGTGGCTGAAGAACTGCAACCGTAGCGTTTAATTTTATTCTTTGGTTGTAGACGTAATCTTGTTGTAAACTACAAGAGCTAATATTCCGCCAGCAACGCCCATAAAAATACCCGCTGGACTTAAGCTATCATATTGACCAATCATATATAATATGGCTCCGCCAGTATAAGATCCTGCAACTCCTAAAGCCACAGTTTTAACAAAACCAAAATTTTCTTCACCAGGAACTAAGCTTTTAGCAATAGATCCTACGAATAAGCCATACACACACCATACTAATATATTAAACATTTGCATTCTCCACTAGTGTTTGAATTTCATCCTCCTTGAGGGTTTCTCCTGTCTCTAACAAAGCATTCAAAATGCTTAATGAATATTTCTCGTAATCTTCTTTTTTCATTTCTCTACGAAGAATTTTTTTAATTCTCATTTTTGTAAACCAACCTCTGCGTTCGCTGAAAGTATGAAGTTGTTCACCATACATAGCACATTTATCTTGTGACGTGGCTTGGGAAGTTAATTTATTTTTATTGCACTCTTGTAATATTCTTACACAGGTTAGGATTATACTGATAATCATTAGAATGGTAACAATACCAAATCCATACACTTCGTCTTTTGGCACTGTAGACTTTTCTAAAATTTTAATAGCTATAGCTTTGAGTTTTTCATTATCAGCCATAGTATTTATCTCCTTGGTGTTTTGGGAATTGGACAGTTACCGTCTGGGCAATTTACTGGTGCTGAATAAATTTTGGGAGCTACAGGAGAGATTGATTTGATTGTTCCCACAGAAAGAGAACCTTTATCAGCTTCACAATATGTACAATCAATTTTTAGAATACCATCACCACTCATATACCAACCCTTACCCTTACAAATTGGACAATCTTTTCTTTTATACTTTTGGGTGACTTCCTGTACATGCTTGGCTTTAATAATACCTCCAGCAAGAGTCACAGGGGCTGTTGTAGAGCCATAATAACTAGACTCAGCAAACAATAAACCAACACAGAATAAACCAACAAATAATTTATTCATTTTTTATTTTCTCCATGGAAGAATATTGTCTACCAAATCTCTTAAAGGTTTTTTTGGTTTTGGTTTTGGCTTTGGCTTAACAGGACCGTCTGGTTTATTCTCAGGAGAATTTTTATCAAACATCTTGATAATAGCCAAAATAAAATTTAGAAGCATTTGTACTGCTCTATTTAGAGCTATTCTATCTATTAATCTCATAAAATTATTCCTAGTAGGAATTTAGGTATATAAATATATACACCTAATAGATATGATCATTTAAAATAGTTATTTACGAATTTTAGAGATAGTCTTCAAATCCGTAGCTTGGTAGTTTCTGTAGAGGAAAGCCATCAAAACCACTAAAAGCATAAGAGCCATTAGCAGATAGCATTCCAGCAGCAACATCAGCGTGGATTAAAAACGACCCTTCTGGAATAGGACCCCATTCTGGATGTCCGCCATCGTTCCATTTACCCCAGCTATTTTGAACTAGAAAAGCTGGCTCGTTACCAGTATCATCACAGGCTATCCAAGCCATCGAATGAGCCCAATTACCAGATGTTCTAGCAAAACCTTTTTTATCTCTTGTATTACTAAAACCATAATTAGAGCATACATTTACACCATAACCATTAGCAAGAGCATCACGAGCTTCTTCTACTGTTCGTATTAATGAAGCAGTCTTAATCTGGTGGTCATTAGAAAGGTCTAACACCTTATCGGGGAGACCTCTGCCTCCCCAGCCCGCTCCTAAATTACCGTTGTATTTACTAAAGTCTACAAAGCCGTAATTCTTTCTAACAACAAGACCACCAACTTTGCTAACAAATTCAGCTGCTCTGGCACAACTCATGCCCTGCCCACTAAATCCTCTATATCCATAGATAGCCTCTGTTGCGCCTTTTGCTATCCAAGCTTCTCTCTCATTATGTATATCTATTTCTACAGCTCTGGTTACATCACAAGCATTTCGTGTTCCGTGACTAACACAATCCCCAGTGGTTTGTCTTTCATTGTAAGGATGTTTATCAAACTTTAACACACTCTTGTATGGTGTTGATAACTTACCCTTGCCACTACCGCTAATTTTTTTACTAGCATCACCGAATAGTGGATATTTGGAAGTTTCCATTAAGTAATCATATACGTGCTGTTCCCATAAGCATCCGCTAAATCCTTTGCGATAATTATCGTATAATTCTTTAGGAGAAAATCTAGCCATTATTTTGACCCCATGTTAAAAGCCCAAGCTAAAGCATTAAGACCTTCTACGGCCTTAGCTCTTAGCTCTTTTGATAAAGGAATTTGATCATCTCCAATAGCAGCTACTACTACTTCTTTAGCTTCTTTAGCTAGATTAGGATACTTGCCTTTAATATCTAGTCTGAGCATAACACCAGCTAAACTATTTGCTTGACGAATTTCTTCGGTACTCTTAACTACTTCGTCTTCACCATCAAGCTCAACTAGTTTTGCTAAATCAAGATATAAGTCTCGTAATCTTTTAGCATCACCTTTTGCTCCAGACTCTCTTACTAATGCAACAACATCGTCGGCTTCTTTTTTGACAGCTTCATCTGTTGGTGTTGGTAATTCGAGAACATCTACTACAGATGGTCTGGGATTAATTACGTTAGAAAATTCTGGTTTCAATAGTCCTAGAAGAATTAATAAACCACCTAGTGCTAGTAATACTTTTTTGTCAATACTCATGATACTTTATCCTCTTTTTTGCAAACATTAGGACTTAGAAATGGAAACATTTGGTCAGCAACCTTAACAGCTTCTCCGCAGCCGCTTTGAACAGCTAAGTCTCTGGTTTGTTTCCACGACACCACTAACTTGAAAAAGGTATCATCTGGTTGATTTCCTACTACCTTTGGAACAACAACAGAATCTACTGATGGAACAACGACAGGAACAACAGAAGATGAAGGAGCAGAACCCTTAAACTTAGACAATAAATTACCTAAGAATACTTGTACTGGACTTAGTTTATCCTTAAATAAAACCCATAGTACCAAGCCAACACCACCATAAAGAGCCAAATCCATTGGACTCAAACGACTACTAAATTCTTGAAAGCTTTCTGTAAAATTCATTTTATTTTTCCTTATTTGTCTGAAACTTTTGGAATATTATCTATGACAGGATCAACTTTATAGCCAGGATCAACGAAAACACCACTATTTCTAAATGTTGTAACTAGAGCATCAATTGTTGCGCTAATTAAAAGCATGAGAATTTGTTTCACATACTTCTGTATAATAGGCTGTAAAACTTGTGGCACAAATGGAAAATTTATTATTGTAAATACTTGATCATAAAACTTAGAAATCATACCCATAGCAAGAGTTTTTTTATCAACCCCTTTAAGCGATGGGTTATTCTCTTCTATCTTTTGAACAACTTCTGCTGTAGCTAATTGTAATATATTCCACGCTTGTGGCATCGCTACTGCTTTTGCGCTTTTAAGTATCTCTTTAGCTTTAGCTACTAAATTTCCAAGATCATTTACTGATAGGTTTTGGTTTTCCATTTGTTTTTCTCTTTTTTCTTACTGTTGCTGGTTTATCGTTTTTTTTATTTGCTTCTTTTCTTTCTTGTGGAGTTGCTGTATTCCACCAAGTCTTTTTAAGATCTGTTCTTCCGTTAATATATTTAAATAATACTGTTAGTTGTCCGATAACAAGTATTGTTGCTTCTAATCCCCTAGTAGTTTCTTGAATCAGATCTTCTTTTTGAGAATTTTCTCCAATAATTCCCGCTAGATATAAACCACTGAATACAAAGCTAACTACCGTGAACCAAAACTCACTTGTTCTATAGCCGGGTTTGACCATTTTAAACTCCAATTAAAGATAGTAGTGATTACTACAATAATATACACCAATTTATAATTAGACATTTTGATCAACAAATCCGAAACAAACCGTACAATAATTTTCACTAACCGTATAGTTGAAAGTGACACTACTCATTGTGCCATCAATTCGAATAATGTTGTAACCTTCTTCTCCGATGAATTGTGTGTACTGGAAATCTGGTCCGACACCTACTAGATTTTGATATGTCGTTTCCCCACCCAATGCCCAAATTGGCGTAAACGGTTTTGGCGCAGAATTTTCATCGAGCACCATTACTGTAACCGGAGTGCCTTGTTGGCCTACGCTAGCAAAAGCAACTAAGGCATCTGTGACAGGCGAACTAAATACAGCAGTAAATATTCCGGCCTGCGTATTTCCGATTTGATTTCCACTAGTCGGAACACCGTATTCTATTGGGAAGTTGGTGGCCCCAACGGCTCCGTTAGCGTGTGAAAACATACCACCACCGGTTTGGGTAATACTTACTGTTATATTATTTTGACCAATTCCTGATGCTGTAGATTCTGTAATAGAATTCATTGTCATCCACTGAAATCCTGAGCTGCCAAAGGAGGGAGGTGTGGGGCTAGGAGTAGGGGTCGGAGTAGGAGTGGAACTTGGAGATTCGCAAGCCGTACCATCTTGACGAACTTTCTCAGCAGCATATGGAGACGGCCAATCTGCCAACCAAGGCCGGTCAGCATAGCTATATACCCTAGCAAGTTCTCCGTATGTCGTATTTATATACAACCATACACCCGTTTCATAACGGACAACTTCATCTCCGTAGGTATAGGTCTCACGACCATAAGGAGCATACCCGATAGGAGCGAGAATTCTATCACCAACAACCCATCCTGTCATTTTAACGCTAGACGTTGAGTCAGGACAGTTTTCAACAGTTTCAAATACTATGTTGTTTCCTAAAAATACTTTAGAAACACTTGTGTTTCCTAGTTTAATAGAAGTTATATTAGAGTTACTTAAAAATATATCACTATTTACTGTTGGCATACAAATTATCCTTAGCCATTAACTATATATAGGGTATTAGGATCTTTTGTAGCAAGAGCGTCGTAATTACTTTGAGAAATACTAATCATGTTTGTTATACGAACAGAATTATTAACTAAGTCAGTATTGCTTTGAACCAAACCAGACTGAAGTACAGATACTGGAACCTTTTTTGTTAGAGCAGATCCTGATGGGTCGTCCATGATTAGAAATATATCGTCACTAGTTAATCCACTAGCTGCTGGAAATTCATTTATTCTTTTAATACTCATTATCCACCTACTACTGTTTGATTGCCAACTAATTCCACAAAAATACCATTATAGAATCGGTATCCATATTTGTCGTCTATAGTTGCAATTGTTGGAACATTTAGTACAGCACTGTCATTAGTTTTATATCTTCCTGTAACGGTTGTTGATACAACAAGAGTACCGTTTTTTACAGGATTAGCATCTTTAATTTTGGTTATATCTGTGAATGGTCTAGTAGCCATAATAAGTCTCCAATTATAAAAATTGATTATACTATTAGTATTTACACCTAGTCGTTACTTTTCGATTCTATCTTCCAAAGTTTCCAGGGTTTTAGCCAACATGGCAATTTGTACCTTTAATTCGTTCATAACGTCAGAATTACGCTGTAAAGCGGCAGCAAAAGCAGCCTGAGTTTCTTTATTAGTATTAAGTCTTTCCATAATATACTGTTTATCATGGATATAAGGACTTTGGGTTTCTATCATATTTAGTACTTCTGCTTTAGTAGCCATATTACGACCTATGGTTACCCAAAAACCCACCATGGTTATAATAATACCAACACATGTTGTTGCTAAGTTTTCCCAGAAATGAATTATTGTTTCGCTCATAATTATTACCTTTAAATTTTAATCCATTCTACAATTAGCTCCACCGCCAGCTGTTACTCTTATTTTTGGATCTAGTAAGCTATAGGTTATTCCTTCAACGACAGCGGATCTAAAAGTTCCCATCACTGCTGGTATTGCGGGAGTGCAGCCATCTGGACCTTCTGGTACCGCTGGTACGCATACTACTTCTCGTGCAGGACGATCTTGTGGGGGACTGAATGTGATGGTTGTTCTTGAATTTTGTTCACATATATTTCTTACATTTGTAATAGCAGCATCATATCCTGTATTGTATGCAGCTACGTCTGCTTGATCAGCAGTAAAATTTCCATCATTTCCTCTTACCATTCTAATAGAAAATGTACCTCCACCAGCAGGAATCCTTGTTGTAGTTTGTCTTAATGGTCCGTTGGTGGTTCTACCACATCTATCAACGAATGTTTGAGTTTGTGTTACTTTTTGTACTTTAAAAGATACACTGATTGATACAGCAAAAGATTGAATTGTACTACCATTTGGTACTCTACAATTACCGGTTGGACCACCCATAGTATTATTCCTTTGTATTGTATGTTATGGTACAGGGGGGCATGGTGGATTATTGTCGTCATATGGATCTGCTGGTGCAGAACCGCCGCTGGACATGGATACTGCTCCATTAGTCGAACTTGATAAACTAGTTAAAGTAGCTCCTGTTGCTCTTGATGATACTGGTCCAGTATCATCGGGTATCAGAAACTGCATAATAGAAACTATATCAGACTGTATTTGTTGATTGTCTAGATTAAAAGAGTATTCAGTAATATCATATATTACATCACTATCTACTAATCCGTGATTACTATAATAAATATTATTTTCTAAAACTGGAATAGTTCTTTGGTTTCTAAAATTATTATTAGAAAATATTTTACCGTTATAAACAAATGTTGGCTTAGTTAATTTAACTATAGACCCAAATTTTTTTTTGCTAAAATCTGAACCGGATGATATGTTGATATTAGACATATTTAATCCTCACTGCCAGTGGTGGGATTTTGGACCCTATACAAAAATTAATCTTGGTATTTCTAGCATCTATATCTTCTTCATTGAACTGATGATAAATAAAAGATTTACTAACTACAAAGTCCGACACCGTAGCATCGGACTTGTAGATAGCATCTTTGTCTTTGTAAATACCACTTGGAATTTTTACCAAATAGTTATTACGATACATTTTGATTAACCGTTCTTTGCTTTGTAGTTTACGGTAACGGCATTTCTAGAAGAACCCTTGAATGTAAGTCTGCCAGGAACTGCTCTTGTTGGAGTAGCTGCTTTATCTTTATAGACATTACTAGAATCAACAAGAACACCAGCTGTACCAGTTGTTCCTCTGTCATTTGTAACTACAGGATAACCAGCATCCCACTGACCAGTATAGAAATTGAACTTGCCAGCTCTAATAGCTGTTAATTCTCTTCTTGTAAGAACTGATTCTAGTTTATGGATGCCACGAATCTGAGAAGGAACAAGTGCTCCAGATCGTAAGGCTGTATTTGAACGTCCACCAATAGTTGATGAAACCTTCATGCCCACAGGCTGTCTGGTGTTATAAGCGATCAAAGCGGCCGAAACTGCTTTGGCTACGTCTGTTCCGACTAATACTCTAGATCCAGAAAAGCCTAGAGTTGAACCTCCAATACTGACACCATCTACAAGAGTAGTATTTTTAGCTCTAAGTACAGCGCCGCCTCTATTTTTTGTACTTGTTGCTGTTACTGAAGAACCGCCCTGTTGAATTGTGGCCATTTTATAATCTCCCATGGTAAGAAAATTGAAAGTGAATATTCACTAATTCTATACCCCGGACATTATTATTTTGCTATATTTTTAGTAAATAGCTCTAAACCATTGAGAGAATTTAATCTTAGACTATCTAAATTAGCTTTTTTAATAGAAGAAATTTGATTATTATTCCAAATATTACCATTACAAATAATATTAAGGTTTTGAACCTTCTTCTTGATCATCACAGAAGCTAAGATGTTGTCATTAATGTCGTCTAAAAAATATCCTGTAGAAGGAAATACGTTTTTAATTCCGTGTCCTATTAATATTTGACTGATTTTATACAATAAATCATAGCTAAATATTCTATATTCTAGAAAATATCTTATTTCAACATCGGGATAGGAAGAGATAAACTCTGATATTGTCTTAATATCTTCTCTGAATTTATCATATTTTCTGTTAGCTAGTGGACTTGGAGGAGCCACAATATCTATAATTTTAGCTCCATTCTTAATACAATATTCTACTGAGCTTATTCTAGTTTTTAGGTCAGATGTTCCAAGAGGATAATCTACTGCGGCAGAAATTTTAATATTATCGGGTATACAGGACTTGGCAGTTTTTAGATAGATAGGAAGTACTGATAAAATGTCTATAGGATATCTAATCGCTTGATTAATATTTTCTTTAAGTTCATTTTCATTTAGAGAAGTATCATATATTGAATATTCTAATTTCATTTTCTTTTATTTATTTTTAGGCTATCTATGGTTGGATATTGTTTTGAACCCAAGATTCCATCAGCAAATCCGTAATATACAGTTTCTTCTGCTGTTAAAATCCAATCACATTTATTAGCCAACTGGGAAACAATGTGTTTTTTTGCCATCATTTTTTTCCAGTTTTTTTCTTTTGCAATGACACTAGTTTCCATACACCGGTCGGTGAATATGTCTACCATCTTGTCTGTCTCTCTATCGTTCCATGCTATGCTACTTGATGCTGCTTTTGTATGCTCCTCATTGATACTAATAGACCCATAATGAATGAGCATATTTGTGTTCGGCATTAATACTCTTACCGGGGCTGCTTGCAATAGTACACTACTGCATGATTCTACTTTTGCATATGCTAAGATTATTATTTTTGATTTAGAATAGCTAATAGCATCATACATACCCAAACCATCTTGCCAGTCTCCTCCTGGAAGATGCATATGTACTAAAATAGGATCGTTAGATATCTGATTAAGAAATCTTAGATTTTTTTCAAATACAACCGAACACTTATAATCTATCTGTTCTTCTGCACTATCTGACAAATAAGAATGTAGAAAAATTTCTCTGTTTTTTATATCAATATTAAATGTGTGTATTTGATCTATGTTTATATTATCAATCATAGTATTTGTCTATATATTCATATACGTTGTCGTTTATTTTTTTCATAACATCTCTGTCTGTAAAGATTTTACCTATTCCAACTCTGAATCTATATCTTGTAATAATGTCTAAAACTTCTACTCCGTCTGATTGCTCAATAATAGAAGCTATATCCTTAGTTATGCTAAAGTTACTATGCCCTATCCAAAAATTAAAAATTTCACTTGTTGATAAAGAATCCATTGGCATCAAGCCAATTGGAGTAATTATCGCTTTCATTGGCATCATATGGTTTGGGGGTAATATTTGATCGTCATCCATTTCAATAGCTTCTAGCTCTTCTTCTGTAGAGCTTTCTTCACAAAATGGATCGACCCATTTTTCCCAGACTATAAGATTATTTTTTGACATAAGATCCCTCATGAGATATAATAGAGATCAGAATATACTACTTAAAGGTACACCGTGCTATTACTACCTCTTAAACACTTTACTAGGTCGAACTAGAGGATGATTATAGCTTTTAACTGCATTTTTGTAGTTTTCAACGTGAAAAACAGACCAAAAAGAGATAATATTGTTAATCAATAAGACTGTTTTATCATCATTTTTATCTGAGTCTTTCATCAAAATATCTGCAATTTTTTGACCATAAAAACCGTCCATGATATTACTTAGTAGCTTGGCGTAGTTTTCGGCACAACTCATTAACTCATCATTTGTAAAATCTTTAATGTCGGGTAAAAAACATTTTATACGAATATCTTTATCATCAATAATATCAAAAGTAATTGATCCAGTAATGTTTTCTTTTTCCTCTTTTTTATCTGTAGATTTTATTAAGCAATTTTTGATACGTGTAAATATGTTTAATTTCATTAATGTCGAGAAAAATTCCATTTTTTGTTTCTAGTCCAGGTGGAAGAAAAGTATAATAATAGATATTGAGAATTTCGTCACCCAAAAAAACATCGTACAAAATATTGGAAAATGTAAAAGTTGTTTCGCCCAAGTAATACTCTATTATAGATTTCAAAACATTGTCCATAGATCCAAAATTTTTTTGCAGTTCTAATGAGGGTATTGTTGGAGTATCACTAAATGTAGATAAAAACGAATACGACGGAACATTATCTTCTAGCGTTGGAATTAGCATTAGCAGAAATACATTAGCTTGCATTTAATAAATCTCCAATAGACTTTAAACCCTTTTTAATATTCTGTCTCACGGCCTCTCTGGTAGTTCCATACTTAGACCCTATCTCAGATAGCGTTTGGTTATGAAAGTAATAGAGACGAATCTGTTCCTTTTGCTTATCTGTTAGAATATTACTAGTAAATAGTTCATTCACTAATTTTTGTCTATTGGATTCATATTCCATAGTCATTACTATATCAGATGGATCAGTCATATGTTTATCTTCAATCTGATCATCAAATCCTATATCGTCATTAGACTTAGTTCTGTTGATTGAAACAGATTTATTAGTCTTGTATTTATTTGTGATATAAGTTTTAAGAGCCCAAATAACACACTGATTTCTATAAGAATAGAGCGTTTTCTTTTTCCCAGTGTCTTTTCCAACTCTGTTTTCGTCCCATTTCCAATCAGCAGTAATTATAGAATTAACAATTTCCCCAAAAGCTTCTTCATTATTAATAATTTCCATAGCTAAAGCTGGGTAAAACTTGGGAGCTAACTTCCTAACAGCTTTCTGTGCAATAGTTCTGTACGTGGTCAGGCTTTCATATTCCATATTGGTTCCTAGTAGTTTCCTTAAGAGTAAAATTTTATCCTAATCGTCAATCATCTAACCATTTACTTGGTTAGTTTTTTCCATTGATCTGAATCTGGTCTATCTTTATCTCCCGGCTTAGCAGGTCTATATTTCTTTCCTTCTCTTTCTTTTTTCTTTCTAATATTATCCCATAGTCCAGGTCTTTTGGCTGTTTGTGCCTCAACAGGGTCAGATTCATCATTTGTCATCGACATAACCATCGAAGGGTCATTAGAATTTTCTACAGGCTCGTTCTCACTTTCTGAGAACATGACAAAATCGTGAATGTCACCCATCTGATCTTGCATAACTGCAATTTTAGCAAGAACCCACGCTTCTGTCAAGTTTTCTACTACTTTAGGATCATCAACAGAGTTGTAAAGATGTTTAGCATGTATGGCCATCGATTTGAGAGCTGTTAAAGCCATACCTAAGAATTCATTAATATTTTTTCCGACTGGCTTCATATCTTCTGCCATAAGAGGTAAATTATTATATTCAGTATTCCTAGAGTCGTCATTAGAAAAGTCTGTAGATACAGAAAGATACTTAGCGTTCTTTTTAATTGACTGTCCTACAGACCAGTTTTCTCCACCATTGGTAGCTTTGTATGAGACAACTCTTCCCATAGGTTCTGGAAAAGTATCTATTCCTTCTACTTTTCCTATACTACCATAATAGGCACACGAAGCATCCATATTTTTAACCATATTGCCAAGACTTATCTCTGAAATTTCTTGACTACGAGATAATTCTTGTTCAACGCCTTGTAGCAAGTTTTTAAATCTGTCCATTTTATTCACCTTTTAATTTAAGCTTGTAGTGTTAGGAAGTTATCAATACCCATCTGTTCAATAAGTTTAAGATATCCCTCGTATAGTTTGATACCGTTTTCACTACCTTGTAGTAGTGGAATCATTATATTTGCTGTCATCTCATCTCCTATTGTTCTTGCGGCAACAATTGTAGCTCTTTCTGCAACAGCTGCTTCTTTTACTGATGCTAAATTATATTTAATCATTGCTAACATATCATGCCTAGCCCAAGCTGGGGGAGCAACTACTAATGGTTGATAGTCTGCATCAAAAAATTCTAATCTTTCTATATTAATTACAGAGTGATTATGTTCTTCTTCTGCATCAACTTTGATAACTGCTGCAAGTTTTTTATATCCCCATCTTTCAAGATGTACTGCTTGTGCAGATAGGGAGGTCGTTTGTTGCCAGTGTATATTTAAAGACTTCTTTAAAAGTTCTATTACAGTATCAGATGTGTAGCTATCCTGGGTCTGGGCTTCCGAAACTGGACTTTCTTCTATCTTCACTTCTGTCTCAACCTGTTCTGTGTTTTCTATTTCCATATCTGCTATGTTGTGCTGTTCAGATAATAATTCATCAATAGGTTTTTCCATAAAATCTTTCTTTATAAGTATTAGACTACCAGCTCTTACATGCCCAATAACGAGCTTTCCATTTTGGTCCTGGATTATCACATCTCATTCTTGCTCTAAAACTTTTTCTTCTTGCAGGAATATCTTTCTTGATTTCCATATTTGGGTCGCCAAAATTTACTTTAACAACATTACCTTTTTCGTTCTTGACATAAACACTAAATTTTTTCGGACCATCTGGAGTTCTAAAATATTTATTAAGAGTTACTTTTTTCCCTTGGTATTCTGATGCTACTATATGTGAAATATCGTAATCTTCAGTTGCTTCTCCAGCATCTACATAATCTTCTTCTTTGGGAATAACTAAGTTTGATACTGTTAATTCCTCGGAATTTCCACATTCTTGACAGTCAAGATCTAGAGCAGCTATTACTTGATCAATTAAACTAGGTTTTGATTTTTTGTCTGAATTTTGCATATAGTATCTCCTTGTAACTTAATTATACACAATTTATGACTTTGCTTGCAGAGCTTGACCAAGTTAGAGATTTAGCTGTTATTAATCCGTTCGGATTAGTTTGAACCCTATTTTTATATGCATATCGTAAATAGTCTATAATTTGATCAATTTGTTTTTGCCCAATTTTAGCCCAATTCCCTTGACCCCTAAAATATTTACCGTCATTGGCCGGTTCAACACTATCTATATCAACAAGAAAACAATTATCATTATTGCAAAACTCTGTGTGGGCTGAGTAATTACTAGCTATTACTGGCTTATTCATAGCCATTGTCTCCAAAAGCTCTAAATTCCATCCTTCTGCTCTAGATATATAAATTCCACAGTCAATGTATGCCAGTAGTTTAGCTATATCATTATGTGACTGTAGGTGAGGGAAGAGCTTTACCTTGTCTTTGAGTTTACTATTTAGATACATTGCTTCCCACTGACTTCTTTCTTCTGGAGTAATATATCCATTGTCAGAAGAAGCATTTACCCACAATTCAAAATTTTCATTATTGGGAAAAGCTTTTTCAAAAATATCTAATAGTATATCATGACATTTTCTAATCTCCCATTTGCCTATTACGGAAAAGATATATGGTTCTGGCTTATTAGTTAAAGTATCTGTAATTTTGTAGTCAAAGATTTCTGTATCTACTCCAAGAGGAACCACATGAATAGGAGTTTTGATGTCATATTTAAGTAAAACATTTTTTGCCCATTCACTAGCGACAAAAATTTTATCACAACATTTAAAATTATGCTGTTCTACTTCATTAATAGTATCAAGTTCAAAAAAGGGAAATACATAATAGTTACCAGATCCAATTCTGCTAGACAAATCCCAAGCGTGCCACATCTTTAACGATGGAGCTTTATGATTATAGGATAGTCTATTATTAAAAGATTTTTCTAATATATCAAACTTTGAACTATTAATAGAGAGTGGTGTCCCTATAGGAAACAGCGACACATCTACACCCTGTTCTATGAGAGATATTAAAAGATTATATCCAGCAACTCCATATCCTGTATAGGTCACTGGTGCTTGAAAGTTTAGTTGCATTTTTTATTCGTAAATCTTGTTATGAGTATTGTTGACCTGTATGAACGTTGTTTTTTTGCTAAAGTCTTTTATCCTTGATGCTCCGACATATGTGCAAGAACTTCTTATACCTCCAAGAATATCTTTCAAAACGTCTTCAGATGTTCCTTTATATTTGATGGTAACAGATTTCCCTTCGCTTGTTCTATAATCGGCAACACCATTATGGTATTTGTCCATAGCATCTTTTGAACTCATACCATAAAATTTAAGGCTAACTTTGCGCTTTTCTGTTTCATATCCTGGAGGAAATGGTTGCCAAAATTCTCCAGCAATACCAGCTTTCGGACACTTATACTCATATTGCCATTCTCCTTCACAGCAGTCTGTACCAGCAAACATACTACCAAGCATAACAAAATCAGCATTAGCTCCAAAAGCTTTGCAAACATCTCCAACCACTTTGCATCCTCCATCAGAGCATATGTGTCCACCTAAGCCGTGTGCTGCGTCAGCACACTCCATAATTGCAGATAGTTGAGGATATCCTATTCCTGTCTTTAGTCTTGTTGTGCATACTGATCCTGACCCTATTCCTACCTTGACTATATCAACCTTACCATGAAATATAAGCTCTTCAGTCATCTCTGGCGTGACAACATTTCCTGCCATGATGATAATATCGCTGTATAGTTTTCTAATATGATTAACTGTTTTAACAAATTTCTCACTATATCCATTAGCTACGTCAACACAGATATTAGGTAATTTCCTATTGGTTTTAAGAAGTTCTCCAAATACATATGTCATTTTTTCTATATCTGAGGAACCTATACCAGTAGAATAAAACGCTAATGTTTCTGGATTATTGGTGAAAAAGCCAACCAATACTTCTGGAGAATAATGTTTATGTAAACATGTTATAGCTTCATGTTTTTCTAGAATACTAGTCATACCTATTGTCCCAGTAGTATCCATATTGGCTACAACAACCGGAATACAATTTAGCTTTCTAGGAGAGTTGGCAAACTTAAATTCTCTATGAAGAGAAACTTCAGATCTGCTACTCAGTGTTGATCTTTTGGGTTTGATCAAAACGTCATCAAAATCCAACTTGAGTTCATTTATTATTTTTTGCATAATTCATTTGGAAAAGAAATACCATCTCCTATGTGTATCAATGTTCTCTGAACTATTAATATGTACTAAATACTCTTTGATCTCATCCCATGTAGAAAAAATCATCTGGTGTGGTATTGTTCCAAAAAGCCAATCGGGCGTTTCTTTTTTACCTTGTACCATATGAACAATTATAGGTTTCTTTTGTCTATTTGCCCAAAAAATTTCTTCTAGTGTTCCACACGGATGTACAGTGATATCTAAATTAACAACCAGAAAATCACTTATGTCTACTAGTCTTAGATCGACAGCCCTGATTGTTTTCATCATATGGGTAAGCTCATCATATCTTTCTTGACGTTTGAGCTTAGTTTTAATTAAGTGGGAGTCTTGGTCTTCCATGCCTATATTTGTTGGCTTACTAATAGGATTAAAAACTTCAACACCCATTTCCTCAAAGAAGGGGGTTATCGCCGCTCGCCATGTCATACCCCTGTCAGGAACTCTGTCCATAGCACCAGCCAGATAAACTCTAGATTTATTAAGTCTATTCATAGAAACACATTAAAAGGAATAATACAAGTAAAAAAAGCAACATGATAATCTCAATTCAAATTTGCCCAATCTCCATCAAGCCTATTCCATTTAAAATCCATTAAGTTTTGAGATACTGAAAAATAATATGGATTAATCAAACCCCTGAGCTTATCAGATTTAATGGTGCTTGAAGCATCACTGTGATGCCTACACATTATACCAGGAGTTTTTTCTATTGTCCAGCCACGACTTCTTACTCTTCTCATAAAGTCTATGTCTAAGAAATAAAAAGGACAACAGAGCCAATCCCATTCCCCTACATCAGAGAGCATCGAAGTTCTGTATGCACAAAACAAATCTTCATTTTCCTTAGCATCCTGATGTACCCAGCCTGTTTTATTTTGGTCGGTAAAACTTTTTTTTGCATTTTCTAATAATAGCAAATCACCTTCAGAAGTTAATACCTCACAATCATTGTGCATGAATGTTATGAAGTCTGTCTGTTGTTCAATGCCTATTTTTCTGATCCAGTTGTATGTTTGTGCAGTGGTCAAAGGTACAGGAGGTCTGAGAACATGAAAATTAAAATCTGTTTCTTGAGCCAAGAGACTTTTCAACGATCCTTCTGCGCTATTATCTATAAAGATAGTATTATTCCAAAAATTTGGAACACTCTTAATTGCCAAAAGAGTTAAGTCAATCCTGTTTACGTAAGGAATAAAGTGTAAATACTTCATCAGGAATGTTGTTTATTATAGTTATAGATAAAAACGTCGTATCTTCCCCATAGATCTTCTATTAGGTCTGAAATAAAATTCCAATTACCACCAGCTATTCCAGAACCAAACTTAGGAGCATGGATTTCTATCTTAGGACTATCTGGTTGACTGTTATAATTTTTGATAAATGTTGATACTAGACCCATAGATCTTACTAGTGCCGCATAATTTAAGCACCTTCTGTGATTCTTATCCGGTAATCCATTTTGAGCCATCATATTAGCAAAAAATAATTTATGACCATATTTATTTTTTACAGATACTTCTATGAATTGAGTGTGTCCAAAGTTATTTCGAAGAAAAGTTTTTCCTAATAAATGGTAATTTTCTTTTACTATTGGATAATGATTTGATACGGCAGCAGCAAATCCTCCACTAAAAACATCTATATTATTACAGACATGGGGGATAATGACTGAACTGCCTAGTTTTTCTGAGGATACTCTTTTTAAAATTCTTTCAAACAGATCATCGTTACTCAAATGATAAGTTTTGTGGACATTTGCTAGGTTTCTTGTTTGCATAAAAGCTCCTTGTTTCTCTTATAGTAAGATGAAACTTTTGAGAAGCAATTTGCTGTTCGTACATACTATTATTGTATAATACTATAGTCTTTCGTCCCAATATCCATCTGGATAGTTGTTATTGTATATCTCAAATTTTACGTATGCAATATAATCATCAATTATCTCATAATTATTGACCGGCATGGCTCTTACATAAGAAACAAGAGGATTCCACCATTCTACATATTCTTTTAAGTTGACTTGATACGATCTTTCTTCCTCTTGTTCCACAAAAAACCAAGTCCCAGTATCCGTTTCTGGAGGTATTTTAATGTTAGACTTTCTAGTTAACCAATGATGAAAACTTTCTTTGTCTATAAGCCAACAATCATATAGTTCTGATGTTGTTAGATCTATTATTTCAGCATTATTTATTTGGATTTTCATTTTTCCTCATGCAAAAATTGATGCAAACCTTGAATTGTTTAAAAATTTAGGAGCCAAAGGATGAATTTGCTTATTATTATTTTTATCTATATAATTTGAGACAATATCGTGTGTTATTTTCTCTAGGTCAAAATCATTTGTTTCTGTTTTAAAGTTAGCAGAGAATTCTTGGTGAGCAAAACATTGCCATTTAGCCCTATTGTCGATGTTATTTGTCATAGAAGAAAGATGCCATCCTCCCAAGCCTTCCAATATGTTTATATCTTGAATTGGTGCTGTATAGTTATTGTACACGGTCTTTTCTTCTTCGTCATCAAATCTAAATGAAGAATCTGCTACGTGATTTAATTTATATGGCTGTTTAGAAAAATTAATTCTTCTATAATCAGCAGCAATTATTTTTTTCATATTATCATAAGATGTAATAAAAGCTTTAATCCATAAATTTTTATCCGGGCTGGTTTCTAATCCAACGCTACACTTAAAATACTTATATTTTAAGTAATTAATAGATTGAAAATTTTGAATACCATCCAGTATGGATATATTTTGAATTTCATCTAAATCTTGAAAGCATATCACATCGCCGCTTTGAGCCAAACCCAATACAGAATCTTGCAAAATCTTTTTATGGTAAAACTCTGCTACCCATCGGTTTTCAGTAGATTTAAAATTATTATGCCCAATAAAGTTTCCGGAATAAGGCTTTGGTAAGTTATCAATCTTTACATATAGTATTCTATTTTTATACTTTGTAAATATGTCTTGATATTTTTCAAAAAAGAATGGTTTAGAAATTCCGCTATACGTAGTGTCAGCCTCCGCCAGCACCACATAATCAAACCATTGAAGATCATATTCTATTCTGGCTTCTAGAAGCCAGATTTCATTATTCATGGTAAGACAGTTATATTTTTTCATTTTAAAAGCAGGTTTTTAACCTAAAAATATTATAAGCATTAATGCAATTTTGTTTCATGGTTTCTATTTTATCAACAGAGATTGATTTTAATATTTCAAAAACATTGTTTAAATCATTTCTAGATATAGTAACTGAGAAGTCGTCCCAATTATAGCCTTCAATATTTGGTCTGATCCACTCGTTTTCAAACAGCACTGGGATAGACCCAGTAGCCATACTTTCCCAAAGCCTAATAGTATTCAGGCCGGTTCCTTCTGGACACAAACTAAACACAGAATCAGATAATACGGTGTTGTATTCAAAGGTCTCAACCTCTTCTAGACTAACCTCATACTCTGATAGCGTTTGTTTTTTTATTTGTTTTTTGTACACATTATTATTAAAAAACCATACATCTTTTACCTTAATGTAAACCTCATCATTATCTTTTAATGTTTGATATAGCTGTTCTCTTATGTCAGATGAATACCATTTGTTATGTGCTCCTATAAAAGAGCATAAATATTTTTTTTCTTGATTTTTTTTGATTTTGATTCCTTTGTTTCTATTAGGATTCTCTATATTAACTGCACATATATGCCATGGAAATAGATTTATTCCTTCTAGAGAGAGACTGTATGATTTTTGTTTTAAATGTGACAGATGAATATTTCTAATTCCAATTTTTTTCCAAAATCCTAACAGTTTATGCCAATTTATATGCTGACAGACTGTGTGCGTATTTTTATTGGATGGAATTTCAATCTTATCAAATATCTCTTCCAAATAATTTTTACAGCTAGGCTCATCTAAAAAATCATCGCATTTAGAAAATTGTCTTTGTAAAGTATCTATTATAGATGCCCATGAGCAAGCAACATAAAAATTATCTACAAAATTATAATTATCTATATTGCTATGGTTATAAAAAGATTGCTTTTCTGTTATTGCCGGGAATTGCCAAGGAACAGATTTAACTTCTAAAATTTTACTATCCTCAGAAACACTAATTCCAATATTGTTTATTTCTTTTTTAAATTCACTACTTTCTTGTCGAGTTTTAGCTATTACTAATTGCTTGGATGCTATTTTAGAAGACAAATAACTAAAACTACTAAAATTTGATCCTATTATCTTGGATGTTTTGGATAATAAAAATAAATCTACTACAGCATCATCTTGATGATATTTAGGCTCATGTACAAAAACACTATTAAAGAACACTTTTTCTTGATTATAAATTATTTTGTTTCCATATCTATTTATAAATTTTCTGTTTGTCTCTTCACTATCTGTTGATAAGAAAAATTTCACATCAGGATTTTTATCGATCTCTTTATCCAATAAATAAAAAAAACTTTGATCATCAGATATTTTAAATTTATCTTTAATCCTACTATTCCATGCGTCTCCCCTTCTTACGTGCACGCCAACCGTATTATTATCAAAAGTATTGGAGACCGCATCTATTTTATCTTGTATCCACTGAACAGGGTGTAGGAGAGAATAAAAATGGTTTTGTTCTTTAAAAAACTTTGGCATCATATATTCTAAACAGGAATCTCCTTCGTAACAAAAGTCTTCTGTCATAATTTTGTAGTATATGTTTTTCTCAGAATCAAAAAAAGTATAAGACAGACCATTTTCTTCTTTGTTGATACTAGATTGTAAATTAAAAATTTTTTGACCTTTTGCGGAGAATTCATCACTGTCTATAAAATTAACAGACTGGTTGGTGTTGAATAGGTCTGTAAATTTATCGTCCGACCAACCTTGTCCTTTTTCCCAACAAACAAATAAGTTTTTTCCACAAGATTCACTTAAGCTATAAAAAGAATTGACAGTTCTGATTCGGTTGGCTAATCCATTCTGAACTTTTATATATATGTTTTTTCTATATTTTTGTGGTATTGAGTAATGAGTTATGGCTAATTTTTTTTTAGTCAAAATAGCAGATTGCTGCTCTTGGATTGCTTTAGTTGTAATCTCACAACTACCCCAGCCAGTTTTTGAACAAATATCCTCTGCTTTAGCAATATAATCAGAGGCCAAAACAAATTGATCTTGATTTAGAAATACCTTAGATAATCCTAAGCACGCCCAAGGAGTCTGACCAATTCGTAATGCCTTTTCGTAAAGTGTTATCTTTTCATGATCTCTATCATCTAGACAGTTGGCATATCTTATTAAGAGCTTAAAATCTTGTGTCTCTTCTGTAACTATTTGTTCATATATACTTCTAGCTTCGACGTGACGACCACTCAATTGTAGTTCGTATGCTTTTTCTTTTTGTTCTGTTATATTGTTCACGAAATAATAAAATCCTAATTTAGACTAAAGTATTCAGTAATTAATGTTTTTCATTATTTTTAGGAGGGACATTCCTGATTTAAAACTTTTTCTAGCCAGTCGTTCATAGAACATCCTATAATATTTTTTGTATTTAAAGACATTATTTGAATGTCTATTTTAGAAGCTTCTGTCTCTTTACAAGGATATACAAAAGCCAATCCTCCAATATTATTAATTTCAATAGGGTCATATGTTCTAACATTAGATAAATGTTTGTGGTAGCACTTGATAGTGTTGCACGGGTTGTACAAATTCCATCCGTATATACTCATAAGATAAGCAAATTTATTATCACAACGAAATTGTCCAGTAGGTATATCTAATTTAGGTAAAAAGTTTATATTTTGAATATGATCCCCGTTTATTGCCCAAACATCCTGAGACCAATGTGGATTTGGATGAAGTTTTGTAGAGTTTAATAGATCTTCATATCTAGATAAACAAATAATATTATTTGGTTCTGTTAAATAATCTGGTATTTTATTAATTGATTCATCAAAATAAATATCAGCATTAGAAAATAAAGAGATGGTGTTTGAAGAAGAGTGTTCGATCCAATTTTTATACGTAGGCATTTTATCTAAACAAATAAAATTTAATTTATTACAATATGGATGAAGTTCTTCGTTTTCAAAAAAATGATAAAAATTAGAACTTTTTGTTTTTTGGTCTAAAAAGATATTGATTTGATTAATATAGGGATTTTTTAAATTATTAATCAGACAGGAATCTAATTCGAATTGTCTTTCTATAGAATTAGAAATAAAGTAGGTTGTATATAGGTTAATTTTCATAATTCGTTTAAATCTATTGTGATATTATATTTTTCATCTGCTTCTATAATAAGATGATTATAGTTTTGAGCCATCTTAAAACAATTTCTAAAATTATAACATATTCTATTATTTGGACAAAATTCTATAATTTTTGTTTCTGAGTTACAAAATATAGTATTAACAAATAATGATCCATGTGCCCCTAGTATAGTTTTAGCATTACCAAAATATTTTACGATATCTTTTAATGGTTCTTTACCGGTCAATATAATAAAGTCTTTTTTTGTTAATGATTCAATAACTTCTTTTTCATTAAGAACGCCTCTAGATCCTACTTGAATATGATTTCTACTTAAGTATAAATTATACTTAGGTTCAATATCTTGTATGTCAAAATATTTAAAGTATTGATTTAATATCCATAAATATGCTTCTTTGTCCATTTCTGTAGGTACTGTTGGAGATATTGAATAAATTAGTTTTGAAATATGTAAATTATTATTTAGGATCAAATCTTTTTCTGTAATAGTTCTATTAGTCAAAATAGATAGATGTTTTATAAAGTCTATTATATTATGATATTCAGAGACTATAAATTTAATATTTTTATCATGTAGCAATTCTCTTATAGGATACAGTCTTTGAAAGGTATCAAATAAATGACCAAAAGCATAATATCCAAAAGGATGAGTTAAATCAATACAGGTGTCTCTGACCTCTGTAAAATCTGTATTGAAAGATTCTTTATTATATTTTTTTAAAATAGCCCCTGTTCTTTTACTCACCTCTTGATTAAATAAGGTGTCGTCCTTATAGTATCCACATATACATTCTGGTTGCCAGAAAATTTGTTCATGAAGAGTAGACTCTATTACCTTTTGATTTTTATCAAATATAATACCATCTAACATAAATATATCATTAAATGAGTATGCTAGTTTTTTATGTCCAAAATAATTATGTCGATTACAATTTAAAAAACTGTATGATTTTTTCTTAGGTAAATTGAATTGGATTGTCATGATAGTAAATCTTTAACGTCTGTGTCGTATACAAACCAGTCTTTTGGGCTTTTGTAATAAGTACTATTACCAAGTATGTATGCAAGATGGCTAAACCCGCTAGGAGACCCAACAACAATATCTGCATTAACCATATGATAAAAAACTTCAGTATTTGATTTGTATACTAATGAATGAGGAGAAAATTCGTCTAGCATACTAAAGTCTTCTATATTTGGCTGAGAAGCTATGTAAATATTATATTGTGTAGTCTGAGAAGATATAATCTGTTTGATAGCATTATAGAAATAGCTAATGGGCAAAATTCTTCCTGGTATTCCAATAGCATCTCCTCTTCTGATATGTACAATCAAATTATTGTTTGTGTTATATGGGTTTTTATTATGGTAAATTGGACGTAAAGCATTTTTATGTTTTTTATAGAGTTTTAGCAGTAGAGATCTATTGTTTCCATTTTTAAGCAATTCGTTAAAAATATTAGAATCTTCTACTAGATTTAGATCTAGATTGTATATGGTCTGTGTTTCAGTAAGAGAAGATATGTCTTCGGGTTTATTTATTTTTTTATTTATTGCTTCTGGTTTTTGTTGAAAACAATATTTTTGTTGAGCATAATCTAATTCATGCAGAGAAGAGAAGGATAGCACGTCCTCAAACTGTGCGGAAGCTCCTATAAAAGGAGTATATACTAGTTGAAGATCGTAAAGTTCGCATATAACTAAAGCAGAAAAATAGTTACACACTTGGTGTCCTATTCCAGCTCCTCTATTCTGTGTAATGTAAAAATAATTTTTCATTGTGATAGGTTAATAATATCTATTATTTCTTCAATATTTACTATTAAATCTGCTGTTCTCTCGATTGACAGATATCCTTGCGTACCAACTAAGGGATTTTGCCATTTTTTCCAATCGCAATTAACCACAAAAACTTCTTGATTTAAATCATGAGTATAAATATGCTCAACACTCCAGTCTCTGTCTTCGTAAGAGGGATTTTTTGATTTTAAATACCAATCTTCTGTCTCAAGACTTTTTGCTTTCAAAATTATTAATTTGCAAGATTCTTTTGTTAATTTACACTCTGCAAAACTTGCTCCCCAAGGTGAAATATAAAAATCGGCCGAGTAGTATGTCTCTACTATTTTTTGTGAGCTGTTTGATTTAAACCATTCGTGTCCATTGATAAACTCTACTTCAAAATTAATTTTAAGTTTTTCGATAAGCTCACGCAAATTAAGTATTTCTCTTCCATGAGATGTATCATTATGAATAAGTATTTTTTTTGTTTTTTTTTCTTTATTTTTTAATTGATAGTTGTCAAATAAATTTTTTCTAATTTCTGGCCATAAGGTTTTTCTATTTTCTCTATATTTTAATTCTCTACAATTTGTTGGAAGTATTATTTTTTTGCACTCATAGATTTGATTTTTTTCTGCTATTTGTATTTTATTTTTTACTTCTATAGATAGAGAATTTATAGTAAAAGAAAAAAAATGATCATTATTTTCTTTACAAAGAATTATATTATCTATATTTTTTATTCCTATTTTTTCTGATCTAGTTGCACACACATAAAAATTATATAGCCATTCATTTTGAAAATGACTCACATTTCCATCCATGTTCAATAAAACTAAACTCGTATTCGGTATTTTTATTTCATTTATGTTTTTGGGCAATTCTAATTTATCTGTATATATTTTTGAATTAAAAATAATTACATTTTCTAAAATACTATATAGTTGATTCATTATATATATCTCCAGCAAAGATGCTTCTCATAAAAATGTTTCATTATATACTTTTATTTATTATCATTTCTTCTGAGAACGTAGAGATAACGATAGTATGAATATCTTTTGTAAGATTTAAATCAGATAATGTATACCAAATATAATCTACAGAATTTTCATATGGAATCTCGAAAGGTATTAGTGCTACTTCTATATCCCAAGAATTGTCTTTTTTGATACGGTAATATTCTACTTTTCTAAGCTCTGATGTTGACATATTAAGATAGTCCTATTGGTATTGTATTTTTGATATGGTTCCTATAAAATATAGAAAACCACAGGGTTTTATGACTTTAGTGACCGTCCAGTCAACTTGTTCTTTAGCAGATGATCTGTCGAAATTTTCTTGAGATACTTTTATGAGAAGTTTACCTTTGAACTCCTTTGTTATTTTTAAAACTACTCTTTCATAATAACACCAACAGTCCCACAAGTCTTGAGTTGATTTTTCGGTATCATTAATAATTAATTCGATCTTTCCAGAATATGGTCCAATATTTTGATAAAGTCCCATAACTTCTGCACTACCGACAATAGATATTTCTTCGTAAATAGTTTTAGGCTCTATAAGCATTTTTTGAATATTGCTATATTTAGTTTTGGAAATATCTGAAAAGTTGAGGTTGTTGAATGGAAGTATTTTTTCTAAAAAAGTTTGATATATAAACTCACCATAAATTTTACTACCAAATTCTAAAGTATGGACAGTATCTCTATATAAATCTTTTATTGATAAGTCTTTAACATGTTCTCTAAGATCAATATATGGAATACTGTATTTTTTAGCATAGGCTATTGCTTGATTATACATATCTATTCTTTTATCTGTCATATGCTGCTCGGATCCTGACAAAAACAAAAAAATAATTTGACAATTGTTATTGATAAACTTATCTCTAAATGTATCTAAATATACTATAAGCTCTGATTCTGAAGGGACATATCCAGTACTAAACCAATCAATGAAACAATAATTAGGATTTCCAGATAAAACATCATCTATAAAACACATACCGGCATCTCTTATATGAAGAGAACCATATGCGTATTTAGTAATCTCAAATTTTTGAATAACGTCTAATGTCTGAAAAATATCAACATATCCTCCTTTCTGTCCAGTTACTGATGCTCCAAAAAACGCTAATCTAATAGGTGTTTCTATTATTTGATCAAAAATATCCGCAGGCCCATCAAGTGAAGACCCCAAATATTTTTCTTCCATTTTATCCATAAAGACTCCTTAATTATCTTATGTGCGATAAGTATTCTAGAATTTGTTGGTATTTTTTTTCTTTTATCCAGTTACGATGTTCTACTATCGGTTGTTTTAGCCATTCAAAAACCATGAGAGAAGCATCTTCTAAAGACTTTTGATAAACTTCGGGAGCCCAACTATATTTAGCTTGTGTAGTACGATTACAAATAAAATAATTTTTATCCTTACTTATAATTTCAAAATTTTGCAATTCAAATGAGCTGTTCCAAAGTTCGCTATTCAAGCAGCATTGTTTGTGTAATTCTGTTAATAAATACGGATGAAATTTAGTAGTAGAATGGTTTACTCTTGTGTTATTGTCGTGAGGGACATGATATATGGTATTAAGATTAAATAATTTTTTGTGTAGTCCTAGCAATAGTAGTCTTGAGGTAAAATCAGAGTCATCCCAGCCATAGTCTATAATAATTTCATTATATCCATTAATACTAAAATAATCATTTATATCTAAGTATATAATTCCATGAGTAAATTTTTCATTATCATCTCTTGCACATAAGTAGTCGCTAACGTAAAACTCTCCTGATTTTATAACATGTTTATCTAAAAATTTTTGATCTGTTATGTTGATATCCGTATCAAGTTTTAAAATCTTGTTGTATCTGCAAAATTTAGCTCCTAGATTTTGAGCGTATGATCTTATATAATTAGTCTCGTTCTCTACTCTAACATATCTAATTTTATCATTATTGAATTTCTCTAGTATGGAAAGAAGAGATTCGTCCGAACACCAATCTACTATTATAAGTTCATCAATACCAGAAGACAGCCAACTTCCAATATTTTTAATTAGATGTGATGTTCTATTTTTTATACATACTAGTGCTGTTGTTCCTTCTAGTATTTTTTCATTACAGATATTATTTTGTCTTTTAGAGTTATTTATTTTATATTTTTGTTTAGTTAAGTTTAAAGAATTTATATGTTGATAATCAATATAAGGATTATAGATTAATTTTTTATCATATCCGTTATGAGTGTTAAGTATATTATATCTAGGATATTCCTGTTTGTATAATATAATTTTAAAAGGTTCTATTATTTTATTTTCGGTATTTAGTAAACAAATTTTTATTTTACGACAAGTTATATTGCACTTAAAAATAGCTATATCTTTGCTATGTTTGAAATTAGTATTCAAAAAAGTATTTTTTTCATGAACCCATGTATCTTTATCTGGTAATAGATAAGAGATATTAAGTTTTATGTGTCTTGAATTTTTTGTAATAATTTTAATTTGTTGTATGCTATATGAATTTTCGAAATGAAAAGTAATTGGACTCATTTCTTCGATATTATCAGGAGCCCAAAACCCTTCATATGTAGAGTCTAGAGAATCTATTCTATTATGATTTGCAGAACATGTAATCTGACTTGGGTTAAGGAGGATTTTTTGTAACATAACTAAGCTCACTTAAAAAGTATATTAAAGTTTGGGGTTTCGCAATTTCTCATTTTGTGGAAAAAATTATCAGCAAAATACTTTTCAGCATCAATATTGATTTCATATCTTGTAAAAATAGCTTCTAAAGTATCTACGAATTTTTTTCTATATTTTTTTGCTAAGTCTATATGGTCTTGTCTAATTTTGTTTGGGTCTTTTGGGTTATTTACAAAGTACTCAACTGCTGAAGATATTTGTTTTGGATTATCTTCACATATAATTGAGTTGTGTTCATTATACCAAACATTTCTTCCTCCATAAGAATGCGTAGAAACTACTGGTATCCCACATAATAGATATTCACTAGAACTAAAACATGCTCCTTCTTTGTAAGATAAAATTAAGCCAGACCTTGCCTGATTAATTAATTTTGGTATATCTTGATGAGGAATTGGTTCTGTTGGACAAAAAATACTATCAGGCATTTTATAGTCTATGTCATGATAGTAGTTCGATCCAGCGGTTATCAGTGCTAAATTTTTAACATTACTAGCGAGATAATGTCTTTTAAATTTAGATTTTCTAGACATTAATATAGCATCATATTGTTTATCTACAGGATATATAGAAAAAAGGTTTTCGTCTAGCCAGCAATTATGGTTAATAATTTCTCCAGTAAAACCATACTTATATAGGATAGATTGTTCTAGAGAAGAATTAAAAAGAAAAAAGAAATTTTTTTTATTCAGTTTTAAATTTTCAAAGATAGTATTATATACTTCAGCAAACCAGTCGTCATGAAACCATCCACAATACACAAAGAAAAAATCGGTATCTTTAATTTTATCTTTATATTCATTTAACCAATTATAGTTATGCATTATGTTTTCAATAATATAAAGATTTAATTTTTCACTTTTATAATAATGTCGGAATGGTATGGTTGGACTAGGCCAAACATATGGTGATTTATATATCATGTATTAGTTCTTTTTTAATAAAAACAGATAAGTTCATTAAAAGCTTTGTATGCGTTCAATGCATTCATTTGCATATTCTTTATTTGTTCTGGAGTAATAGAAAGTAAAATATCTAGTGTTTTTGAGTATTCGTTCATGGGTATTCGTATAGAAAAACTTTCCCATTCATATTTATTTAACTTTGGTGGTTCCCAGGTGTCTGAGTATATTACGGGTATTACTCCTACTGACAGACTCTCCCACACCCTGAGAGTGTTGGGACCAGCACCTTCTGGACAGAGAGAAAAGATAGAATTACTAAGTATTTCATTATATCTCTTTTGTTGAGACTCTAAGATCTGATTATCTTGATAAGTCCAGGGCATATTTTTTGTTTGGTAATCAAAAACATATTTTTGATAAAACCACTTGTCTGTTAGTTCGTATATAAATGGATACTTTTCAGATTTTAGATTTTCACAATAATCTTTAAGTTGGTATCTAATTTGAGATTTGTGAGCTATTGTCACCGATCCAATGAATGAAAACAAATATTTTTTATCATATAAGTTATATTGCATATTACTATGTTTAAAATTACTAGCAGTTAATTTCCAAGGATGTATTCGTATATTTTCTCTATTAGACGTTTCTTTTTTATAATGAGAAACATAAAGATCTGTTATTCTTAATTTTTTACAGATAGGGATTATTCTATCCCAGTGGATGTGCTGACACACCGTGTGTATATTTTTATCTTCTATTTTTTGTATGTTTAATTCTGCTTTTGTTAGGGTATCAAATACATCTTCTGTGTCTTTACCATATACCGTAGCATTATCTATCAATGAAGCCCATGGAAATCCTATATAGATATTAGAAGGATCTTGGGAATTCATGTATAGGTGTTTAATATAGGCATCTTTTTCTGTTGTAGCAGGATGTTGCCACTTCATGTCTTTTGTTAAGAGGATTACGTTTTCTTGCTCAAAGTTCAAACTATAACTAGGTCTTCTCTTTGATTCTCGGTAGTCAATATGTACGCAAAAAATATTTGGATACAAATTGACAAAATCTATATTGCTATAAACTAAATTATTTTTAAGTATTCTGTCACAATTTTCATAGCCTAGAAATAAGTTAGTATTAATTTTATTGATATTTTTAAGATTATCTTTAAAAATCCAACAATCTTGTGAATATATATGATTTATTTCTATAGAGTTTTCTTTATAAAGTTCTTTGCTATTAACAATATCTCCGTCTTTGGTTTGATCTTTTCTAGTCAAAGCATACATTTTCGTATCATCAAATTTACAAGATTTTAATGTCCTAATAGAATCTAATAAATATATGTCAGAGTTAGTTAAAATTTTAATATATTCTGGATAGTGTTTGGAAGAATAGTCTATCCAATATTTATATGTTAGTCTTTCTTCTATTGGAGATGTTGAAACTTTTTCCCAGTGAGCTGGTTTAGATTTTAAATTATCTTCACTATTTTTTTCATAGAAGATATGTATTTTATCAATATGTTCATTATCTATGTTTTTTAGTATACATTTAAATCTATCCCATTCTGTAGACTCGTCAAGATACCACTGTAAAAATACTATTATTTTATTATCTTCTGGTGCATCTAATATGTAATGAGAGAGTGGATACGTTTTACTTTGAGAATAATATTCTCTTTGTTCATATTTACCATGAGATAAATAATGTAATACAGCTTGGTTTTCGTTCACTATTCCTGCATTGAGAAGATCTGGATGAATACTAAGATAATATTTCCAGTCAAAATTTTTAGGTAGATTTTTATTATACATTATTTGATTTATTAAATACCATTATTGCATATTAGTATTTTTCTCTGGCTAGTTTTTTGTTCTTTTCCAAACTTTCCCATTTATTCTTTATTTCATAGTTAGCTACTCTAAGATCATCATCATGAGGATTATGGTATATATAATATGGAATTTTAGTCATCATTATTTTAGTGTTTATCTTTGACATTCTGAAATAAATATCATTATCATCTCCTCCCCACCCAACTAATCTTTCGTCATATCCGTTCACAGAGTCAAATAATTTTTTAGAGAAAAAAACTATACCAAAATGTTCTGGTGTTGAATCTTCCCCACAGTAAAAACTATTGTCAAGATTTTTTGTCATGTCTTCAAGTATAAGAGGAAAATTGTTGTTTATAAGTATATGGTCTATATCTAGTTTCAAAATATAATTATTTTTACAACTATTAATGGCTATATTATAAGCAGCCGGTTGATTGAAGTATTTTTCATTATCTACTCTAATAACCTTAATATTATTTTTTGAAGAGAGAAGATTTTTGATTTCTTCATTTTCCATAATTGGAGAAGAGGATGACCAATCTACAAGAACTATATCGTTAAATATGTTATGAATAGACCATGAATAAAGACAGTCAAAAACTCTATCTGTTCTGTTCATTACTGTTAAAGCTATAGATATATTATTCATGATTGTTTAATAGTATACCAGCTAGAGTCAGAGAAAGTATGAAAATTTAGTTTTTGTCTGGTCATGAATTCGTCAATCGCCAATTTTGTTCCGGGATGAGCAGATGAATAATCGTGTCCAGATAATATCCCTCCATTAATTATTTTAGGATACCACATATCTATATCAGACTTAACATATTCATAGTCATGATTTCCGTCTATATATACCATATCAATAGAATTATCAAGAAATTTTTTGGCAGCTTGTTCAGAAAATTCTTTTAGTTTAACACATTTATTAGATTCTATAAACGGTTTTAGTCTAGTATCAAAAGTTTTTTCATATATTGGATTTTGATTCCATGGATCTACGCAATACATTTTTTCAATTAATTCATATGCTAAGAATATGGTTGTTGATTCTCCAAGATGAGATCCTATTTCTACTAATGTTGAAATTTTAGATCTCTCTTTTGAAATACTATTCATCATCCCAATCAGTCCCACAATTTGATAACAATCTAGTGGTTGCCACCAAGGAAAGAACCTAACCGACATATATTGACTAATGTTCATATTTTTCCCATTTCTTAAGAGGACATTCCTGATCTGCCCAAGCTAATTTATTCATAAATTCTTTTTTCTTAGATAGGTTACATCCGCAGACAGAACACTGATTATTTTCTCTGTCAAATTGATCGCAAGAAATACAAATAGTCCACCTTCTATCTATTTCCTTTTGTGGAGACTTTGGAAATCCAGACCAAACATGAAACCATAAAGATTTAAGAAAGGTTTTTATTTTGAGTAGCTGAGTGTACATTAGTAATATTTTTTATGGGATAGAAATTATTTTCTTTATCAATAGAGTAAAGACTAGATTCATTAACAATAGTATTGCCTTTAAGCCAATTTAAAAATCCTGTATTTAGATCTACACAACACCTATCTCCATTTTTCTTAAAATCACACGTAACAACATATGATTTATCTAGATAAATAAAGCAATCAGCATTGGAGAGTTCTTCTATGTATTTTTCCATGCTTATTTATACTTGTCTAGTTCGTCTTCCCAGTCTTCCCAAAGTTCTTCTTGAACCATATCTGTTTTTCTAGATCTAAATTCATTCTTGATTTTATTTCTAATTCTTAGATCGTCTGAACTTTCTTTTTGGACTGGTCCTGATTTCTTTTTGTTGAAATTCTGTCTACGAATAGACTTACGATCTTCATCGTCTCTGTTTCTTGGTTCGGACATGACTACAAACAAGGCTCCTGAAATCAAATTGTTAGCGATACACAAATATAATACACAGATCGAACCGTCTGTCAATATACTTAAGTGGATCAATTCTAAAAATTTAGCGTCTTGACAGTGGTAAAAATTCTCTTATGTATTATGCAGGTCGAAATGAATAACTCTTAGGTACTAATAACACCAACTCTAATACACACCTCTATGCATAATACAACTCTGGTTACTGGTATATGGGATCTCGGAAGATCTAATCTGGATGAGGGATGGTCAAGAAAATTCGACCATTATATTGATAATTTTAAGAAACTATTAGAGGCTACTAAAGACACTAATCTTTGTGTTTTTATAGACAAAGAGCATGAAGGAATAGTGTGGGACATAAGAGATAGGTCTAACACAGCTGTAATACCTACTCCAGTATCTCATTTTAATAGTAATTTCTTTCCTTTCTATGATGAAGTTCAGAAAATAAGAACAAATCCAGAGTGGTTGAATCAAACAGGATGGTTAAAAGACAGTACTCAAGCAAAAATGCCTTGGTATAATCCAATGGTAATGAGTAAAATGTTTATGCTGCATAATGCTAAATGTTTTGATATTTTTAATACAGACTATTATTATTGGATTGATGGTGGAATTACCAACACTGTGCATCCAGGGTATTTTTACCACGATAAAGTATTGGATAAAATAGAAAAAAACACTAATAAATTCTTATTTATCTGTTTTCCATATGAGACCACGTCTGAAATTCATGGTTTTGATATAAATGGAATGAAAAAATTTGCTAGATCAGATACTGTAAATAGAGTTGCAAGAGGAGGATTCTTTGGAGGACATAAAGAATATCTTTCTTATGCAAATGATATGTACTATGGCCTCTTAAGAGATACTCTCCATGAAGGATATATGGGTACTGAGGAAAGTATCTTTACTCTTATGACTTATTTAGATCCAGATATATTCCAATATGAATCAATTAATGATAATGGTCTTGTTGGAACGTTTTTTGAAAATATGAAAACGGATGTAATATCTAATCCACAGAGTAAAAAACAAGTCATACATGAGAATAATGATATTGTAATCTATATCAATGCATTTAATTCTCCAGAACAATTACAAATGGTCTGTGATTCTTTTGAAAAATATGATAAGAGCTTCCTTACAGATACAAAAATCTATCTAATTAATAATACAAATAAGGAAGATCTGTTTCCTGCCTATGATGCAATATCAGAAAAATATGGTTTTACAGAAATAAGAAAAGGAAATATAGGAGTTTGTGGTGGCCGTCAGTTAGCGGCAGAACATTTTGCCGAATTGAAATCAAAATACATGTTATTTTTTGAAGATGATATGTTGGTAGATTTAAATCCAACACAGTATTGTAAATTTGGCTTTAGAAAATATGTCAATAATCTGCTTAAAACTTGCGTATCTATTATGGATAGGGAGAACTATGATTTTCTCAAGCTGACTTTTAGTGAATTTTATGGAAATAATTCAGAGCAGTGGGCTTGGCATAATGTTCCGATGCAGAAAAAAATAGAATATTTTGGAGATATTAAAAAGAGACCGCTCACAGATTTCAATAATATAAAATCTTTTAACAATATTCCTTATATCGAAGGAGAGGTTTACTATTCCAACTGGCCCCATATTATAGGGCAAGAAGGTAATAAGAAATTATTCCTAGACACTAAGTGGGCTCACCCGTTTGAACAAACATGGATGAGTCACATTTATACACTAACAAAACAGGGTTTAGTAAATCCTGCAATTTTACTAGCTAGTCCAATTACTCATAACAGGGTGCATTTCTATGAAGCGTCGGAAAGAAAAGAAAACTGAAAATTTAATCTTTGTACAGATTGCATCTTACAGAGACCCAGAGCTAACAAAAACCCTCAAAGATATGCTTGATAAGGCTACCTATCCTGAAAATTTAAGGATTGGAATATCTTGGCAGCATAGTGATGCTGATGACTGGGATAAGCTAGATGACTATAAGGATGATAAGAGGTTTAGAATCTTAGATATCAATTATAAAGACTCTAAAGGTGTCTGTTGGGCAAGAAACGCTGTTCAGCAACTTTATGATGGAGAAAAATATACTCTTCAACTAGACTCTCATCATAGATTTGAAAAAGGATGGGATGATACTCTAATTAAAATGTTAACAGACTTACAAAAAGAAGGTATTCCAAAGCCTTTGATCACTGGATATATTCCAAGTTTTGATCCTGAAAATGACCCAGAAAAAAGAGTTCAAGAACCATGGAAGATGAATTTTGACAGATTCATTCCAGAGGGAGCAATTTTCTTTCTTCCTGCATCATTTGATTCCTTTAATGACAAAGATAGACCAGTTAGAGGAAGATTTTATTCTGCTCATTTTGCCTTTACTGTTGGAGAATTTTGTAAAGAAGTTCCTCATGATCCTAATTACTACTTTCATGGAGAAGAAATTAGTATAGCTGTTAGAGCATATACTCATGGTTATGATATTTTTCATCCACACAAGGTTGTTTGTTGGCATGAATATACCAGAAAGGGTAGATCAAAACAATGGGATGATGATCCAGTATGGCCCCAAAGAAATAATGACTGTCATTTAAGAAACAGAAAATTATTCGAAATGGATGGTCTTACTAACGATATTGATTTCGGTCCTTTTGGGTTTGGTAAAAAGAGAACAGTAGAAGATTATGAAAGATATGCAGGAATATCTTTTAAGAGACGAGCTGTTCAAAGATATACTCTTGATCATAAAGAACCAGCAAATCCTACCTTTGAAAACAATGAAGAATATCAAGCTTCTTTTCTAAACATTTTTAAGCACTGCATAGACATTGGATATACTCAGGTTCCAGAAACAGACTATGATTTCTGGTGCGTTGCTTTTAAAGACGAAAATGATAATGATATCTTTAGAAAAGATGCTGACGAATCAGAAATAGCTAGAATGAAAAATGACCCAGACAATTACTGTAAAGTATGGAGAGAATTTTCAACAGAAGTTAAACCAAAAAAATGGGTGGTTTGGCCTCACAGTAAGTCCAAAGGCTGGTGTGATATAATTCAGGGTAATCTTCCATGACAACACTCAGAATCCACAGAGTAGATAATGTGGATTGGGGCAGATATCATTCTCCTTGGTTTAAAAAATTTGGAAAATTTTTATCACAATATTTCGATATTGATTGGATAGATTATTCTGTTAATTCGTCTTCGAGTTCAACAGCTAATTTACTCAATGAAGTAAAACATTTTGGTAAGAATCCAATGATAAGCGATGTTGATTGTATAATCGAGAATACTTCTAATAACGAGTATGTTGTTTTATCTTTCACAGAGTTCTTTAACTCTTACGTTGTACATCAGATATCTTCTCCTTTATGTAAGTCTTTACTATTATCTCATTTTAATTATAACTCTTTATTTAAATGGCTAAAAAAAGATAATCTTTTAGACAAAATAAACATTATTAAACCTTGGTTTTTTGGTTCTTTTCAAGAATACGATATTGATAAATACAGAGATATAAGAAAGAATAATCTTCATAAAAAAGAATTATTTTGGAAAGGTTTAGGAACAGGAGTCTTTCCGGGACACGAAATATATAGAGACACAATTAATCATATTGGTCATGATATTATTAGACCAAACTATATATTTGATTTTGAATCATACATGACTGAATTGTGTATTCATAAGATAGCTTTATCCTTCTATTTAGACTTAAGCAAAACACACGATGCTTTCAATTATCCAGGAGAATATTGCTACAGAGATATGGAGTATTGTTCTGTTGGATTACCATTTTTAAGAATAGAATATAAGGATTGTTTACATGAGGGATTAATTGCAAACAAACATTATCTATCTATAGATAGAGAAGAAACACACTCTATGTTTAATAAAAATGGGAATAAAGGAGTTGCAGAATTAATTAGATCAAAATATTTTGAATATATAGAAGAAAAAGAATTACTAGATTATGTTAGCAACAATCAAATTGATTGGTTTAATAAAAATGCTAGATGGCCTAATAGCGCACATTTAACACTTCAACTATCGGGGATTGACAAATGGATCTCATGAACGATCTGACTATAACAACCTGTTTATATTATGATTTATTCGGCACAGAATTTGGCGGTCGCCACGGCCCAAGATATAAATATTTTTATGGCCTATTATCTATGCTTAAGATGAACTGCCCAGTAGTACTATATTGCTGGGAAAAAGATATTCAAGAAATAAAAGATTTTATAGACACAGAAACAAACGGAGAAAGAAAGAATCAAATTCATTTTGAAGCTTTCGATCTATATAAGAGTCCTCTTTATGAAACAATCAAGAGTATCAAGGATATAGAAGCTCAAAAAAAATCAGATAGATCTTTTGATGTGTCAATGAATAAGATGGTTATGCTAAAAAGAACTATCGAATCCAACCCTTTTAACAGCAAATATTTTTATTTTATTGATGCTGGACTATCTAGCTCTTCTTTATTTCCAAATAAATACTTAACAAATCAACAAGACCCAGTAAAAAGATATTACGAATGTTCTTTATTTAGTCCTATAGTAAGTAAAAATTTAATAAAACTAGCAAAAGAAGACAAGATGGTTTTATGGAAAATATCTCAATGGACCAACTATATAGATCAATCCCACTGTACAAGACACAATGGAGATTCTATCATAGCTGGAATCTTTGGCTCAACTGCTGATACTGTCAACAGATATGCAGATGATGTTATTGAAAGATTTACTTTTGTAGTACAGACATATAAAACACTATACTTAGAAGAACCTATAATGACTATCCTTTATCAAGAAAATCCAGAGAAATATAAAACTGTTGATTTTGATGTTTGGTATCATGAAAATAGTGGAGATGTCTTTCAACCAATGATAGTAGGTAAAAAAAGCTTTTTTAACACTTTTGAGGAATTAAACAAATGAGTAAATGCGACTGGATGGGCAGGTTGTTAGACGAGAATGATTCCTATATAGATATTAACGGAAACTCTATGAGCGGCTGTTGCTCTTACGAGGGCATCACGGTGATGCAGCATCCTGACGTATTTAAAGTTTTGGAATCCATGCTCATAGAGATTAAACCAGCCCGCATACTGGAAATAGGAACTGCGGCTGGTGGTCTTACTTTGTTCTTTAGACATTGTTTAGATAGAATTGGATTAGAATCTTCTCCTATTAAAACATTTGATATCTATCCCTCAGATACCCATGCTTCTCTAAGTGTTTTTCCAACAATATCTGTTAGTTATGAAAATTTATTCAACAAAGACTATAATCAATTAATAAAACCTGAATTAGTTGTTGATTATATAGCTTCCCCTGGAACAACTCTTGTCATTTGTGATGGTGGAAATAAAGTAACAGAATTTAATCAATTATCTGAACATTTGAAAGTTGGAGACTATATAATGGCTCATGACTATGCTGAAAGTTCAGAATTTTTTGCTAACCATGTGGTTAATAAAATTTGGTGTTGGATGGAGATTAATGAATCCAATATTAAAGATTCCTGTGAAAAATATAATCTTGAACCATTCATGAAAGAAGAACTACAAAACATCGTCTGGACTTGCAAAAAGAAAGTATAATATGCAAACATTATTAAAAGCTAGTGACATTAAAACAAAAGACCATTTCGGAATTAACGACATTGTATTGCATGGATTAGGCAAATATAATGATAAAAACTTTGTACTAAAAATTGGTGCTTGTGACGGAGTTTTTGACGATCTGACATGGGGATGGATAAGTGCTTATAGTATGGACTGCTTATTTATAGAGCCAATAAAAGATCGATATGAAGATTTACAAAAAAATACTAAAGATCTTAGGGGAAATATTTTAGTAGAAAATTGTGCTATTCATGAAACTGATGGCGAAATAGAAATGGTTATAATTCCAAAAGATTATCTCGAAAAAGAAACCCCAACAGGCGCTTTTTGTAATAAAGCTCTTTATGGGATGAGTAGTGTCTACCCTCCAAAAAATGGGCTCTTGAAGAATGAGCATGACGCAAAGATACTGGAAGAGATAGGACTAAAACAAAAAGTATCTTGCTATACATTGAATTCTGTTTTAAATAAACACAACATCTTAAAAATTGATTTATTGAGTATAGACACAGAGGGACATGACTACATTATTTTTAAACAATTTGATTTTAGTAAATATACTCCATTGTGGTTTGAAGTAGAAATAATAAATCTTCAACCAGAAGAAATAGAAGAAATAAATAATATAGCAAAGTCTAATGGCTATTATACATACGGAGATTCTCGTGACTTATATGGAGTAAACTATTCGTTAATTAATTGGAATGAATAGTATGATACAAGATAGTGCTGGAAGAAATATGGATGTTAATGGAAGATATATAGATAATGAAGGGCATGTCATAACTGGTGCCTGTTTCTATAATGGTGTGTTAACCATGCAACACAGAAAAGCTTTTGAAGTTTTTGAATCATTTTTATCAGAGGTTAGACCATCAAGAATCATAGAAATAGGAACATCTCACGGAGGACTAACATTATTTCTTAGACACACCTTGAACAATCTTGGCTTGAAAGATAGCTTAATCAGAACTTTTGACATAAATCAATTTACTTCTCATTACATACTAAAAGAAGAAAAAAACTTAGAACTAATACATGATAATATCTTTAGTTCTGACTATTTAACTTTAATTAATTCGTCTCCCATAGAAGAGTTCTTGTCTACAGAGGGAACTAACGTTATTCTTTGTGATGGAGGAAATAAAGTAAGCGAGTTTAACTTATTGTCTCAATTCTTAAAACCTAATGACTTTATTTTAGCTCATGACTATTGTAGTAATCTAGAAGTCTTCAAAGATAAAATTTTAAATAAGATTTGGTGCTGGCTTGAGATACAGGATGACGATATACTTAATAGCTGTCAGAGATACAACTTGGAGTCCTACATGGAGGAAACATTCTCAAATATAGTTTGGGTTTGCAAGCAAAAGAAATGAAACTTTTAATAGCTCTATTATTTTTTGGAATCTATATCAATCCGTGCTTTGCTCAATACGGATCTGAACACGTTAACCCATTTGGAGCATTACCATATATAGGTATGCCTCAAACTGCTGCTTCAGCTAATGGCAATAGTCAATCTGCCATCATTGCTGCAAATGGAGGTTATGCTGTTGATATGTCTTTATCCAGAATAAATGATCAAACAGCATATAGTATGATGCTTGATAATCATACCAAAAAAATAGATACTTATTTTAATGGTAGGTCTAGCAATGCTTACTATAGAGATATGGAAGAATGGAGAAAGAAAGAAAAAGCTTATCTAAAGAGAATAGGTCTCTGGAACAGACAGACTATTGACTACATATATGGTCGCTAAAACTATGGTACTGGAACCAAAATTCCATACCCCTCATATTTTCTAATGCCCTTATACTTTGGATTGCTCAAATGCATACTCTTAGTTTTGAATAATTCAATATAATCCTCTTTAGTTTCTAGTTTATCCTTAAAATAAGACTTAGCTAGAGCAGCACATCCCACAGCAAACGGATTGCTCATACTAGTCCCACTCATCTTAGCATAAGTATTTCCGGGATAACAGCTTAATATATCATGACCAGGAGATAAAAAGTCTAATTCTTCTCCACTACAAGTAAAATTTGTTCTCTCCAAATTCTCATCTATCGCACCGATACTAATTGGATAATCATATTTTGCTGGATATAAAATATCTGAGTTTTCTCCAGAGTTCCCAGCTGCACAAAAAACTATTATATTTTTAGACCTAGCATATTCTATTGCATTCTCTAGTCTTTTATTTGGACTAGGAGAGCCTAAAGACATAGTAATAAAATCAACATTTTGATCTACAGACCAGTATATTCCTTTTATAATATCTTCATTTCTTCCACTACCTTTATCATTTAGTGCTTTTACAGGCAAGATCTTTGCTTTAGGAGCAACGCCCACCATTCCTAATCCGTTATTTTCTGCTGCAATAGTTCCCGCAACGTGAGTCCCATGACCATTTTTATCTATGGGCTCTTTATTTGGCTCTACTAAATTGATACCTTGTAATAGATTATTTTTGATATCGTCATGAAATAGATCGCACCCTGTGTCGATAACCGAAACCTTTATATCTTCTCCCTGAGAAAATTTCCATCTACTAATAATATCAAATTTCTGTATTTCCCATCCATAGAATTGTTTATCTTGAGGAGATAGTCCATAGACTACTTCTGATTTATACGGAAGTAATGATACATTATTTCTTTTCATTTAATACTCCTTTTATCCACGGTATATAAGAACTTATTCTACTATGAGTGCTTTCATCTCCATAAGTAGAGTCTGGCTTGCCATCGTAACCTAAAACAGAAGAATGAATGCCTGCTAATTTAGAGTCTATAAATAAAGCACCCCCACTATCTCCACTGCATATTAAATATTCTAATTCAGTTAATTTGCCATTTTTTCTTGATGGAGAACAGATTAAAACATTTCGCTCTATCTTATCAACAAAGTTTGAGCCCCCTCTACGTTTACCATCAGAAATTTTTACTCCAGTATTAAATGTTCCTGTTAGTCCCCAACCAGCCATAGAGCATAGTTTACCAACCTCATCTTTTGATTCGTAAAGATTTGGGTAATGTTCTAATTCCAACTGTTCTTCAAGATATCCAAGAGCAATATCTCCATTACCAAATACGTCTTCTTTATATTCTGGATGAACAAATATTTTTTTTATTTCATATTTTTTGTCATTTATTTTTACTGACCAAACATGAGACCCTTGAACAATATGAGCAGCAGTAATAATCCAATTAGGTTCTATTGCCACAGCAGATCCATTTGACACACCCACACCATCAAAACAAGAGATGGGTAATACGCTGTGAAATTTTGACCCATATTCTATATACTTTTTATCGGGAGTGGAAGGATCAATAGTCCCGCCAAAAGAAATTGATGTATAAAACATGAGTAGTACAAGCAGAAACTTTTTCATATGGTATTCCTTTACAAAATATCTGTTATATTTATACACACTACCAAAGGGTCCCACGTTTTTGCCAGACTACTCAAAATCTGAAGTTAGATATGATATGGACGACTATCAATTTTGTTCGTCCACTCAGAACAATCTTCCTTTACTTTTATATTATAGCTTTTAAAGTCCATTAAATGTCCAAACATTATATGACATGAATTAGAACACAACGTTATTAAATTGGTAGGATCTAATTCTTTTTCTGGATTCATATGTACTGGTAATATATGATGAACTTCTAGATCCTTACTTTTACCACAAGCTTGACAATGTGGTTCTTTTTTAAGATGTTCTTTTCTGAAAGTCTGCCATTTTGGAGATCTTATTGCAAATCTTATTTTTTTGCTAAATATATTAAACATATCATAGAATATTTGCTGCAATCATACAGCCTTTTGCTACTGCGTGTAAAGGATCTGAAGCATGTCTTATTTCTTTTATTGCTATTGGAAAACCATTCTCTTCCATTTTAATCTTAAAATTTTCTATGTAACCTTTAGCCTGAGAAGTCCCACCGGCTACAACAATAGTTAAAGGATTTTTAAACTTTGGAAGAGATTTATGATTTGACAATGCAGAAGATAAATTTTTTGTAGTATAGTCAATTAGTCTCTCGTAATAGGCAGAAACCGCAGCTAAAACAGGATTATCTACTGGTTGTCCAATAGTAAATCCACCACCTTCTTTTTCTACTTGAACAACACTGTCTGGCTCCCCTGTTGCAACAGAACTCATTCTATCAATCCAGTCACCAGATTTAGTTGTAGAAAATAATACTGTTGGTTCTCCATTAAGCATTACACAAACATTCGTCATACCAGCCCCACAACTTACCCCGATTCCAGTATAATCCTCCGATTCTAATTCGGCGTAACATAAAGCTTCAGCTTCATTCACTGATCTTGCGATATATCCACATTCAGCTAAAATTGTCTTGATCACATCTTCATGATACCCAACGTCAAAATCATCATTCTCTTGATCAACGGGTTGTGCGGGGATACAGAATACTATCTTCTCATTAGGCTGAGAAGCCTTACCAGCGACCTCTTTTAAAATAAAAGCCAGTATGCGCTTGGCATCTTTTTCTTTAGCTGAGACCACGCCACGATACATTGGTCTTTTTGCTGTATCATTTCTTTCTATAGCTTTTTCTATAGCGTCTTTACCTAATAAAATAAAAGAACCATCGGAATCTTTAATAAATGTTTTTCCAGCCAAACCTTTTTCAATCATTTTTGTGGCTACTGGAGTTGATGGCTTGATAATGTAAAAAGCATCTCTGAAGTCTTTATATTGAACTTTACCCTTCTCTTCAGATGATAATACTATATATGATGTACCAACGTCTAATCCTTTTCCCATTATTTAACCCTAGCCTTTCATATTTTTTAGCTTATTTACTGATGATTGTATACTCTCGTCAGTTCCTTTGACATCTCCTAAATTTTGATACTTTTTCTCTAAGCCGTCCGTTTTAATATCAACCACAAATTTAGTAGAGTCTATGGAAATAGGCTGACCAGTAGTTTTGCTATTAATTGAAGATAATACTTTACTTCCAGTTTGACCAGTATTATATACACCATTAAAAGACCATAATCTTCCTACCAGGAAACCCAGTAGAAAGATTATGATGTATGTGATCGTAAATAGTATGATAATTAAGACTAGACTTAATGTGGACATTTATTTTTCATTTCTATATCCTTAATAAATTAGTCCTATCTCAAAGGGGCCGCGAAAATCGCCTGACTACTTATATTCTCCAAGAATTCGACCTTTCTGCGTCCTTACTACATACCCCATACGAATAAGGAATGGCTCAATACTATTCTCAATAGTCTCTATGGCAATTCCGGTCAAAGAAGAAATACTCTTTAATCCTAGAGGATTCATACGATTTTTCTTCAAAAGCTCTAGATATAGTCTGTCATAAACATCCAAGCCCATGCCATCAATACCCTGATTCATAAATACTTCATCAATATTGGGAATCCTATCCTTATGGTAGGCAGTATAACTCTTATACCATTGAAGTCTAGCATTTAGAATTCGAGGAGTACCCTTACTTCTTTTAGCAATAGAGATCAATTCCTCGTCCCCAAGCTTTAATCCGAGCTTTTCAGAGTTCGATCTTGCTAGTTTAGCTAAATCTTCTGGAGAGTAAAACGATAGATGTTCTTTAATCTGAAACCTGTCATAGAATGGCTGGCTAAGTCTGCCTCCGCACGTTGTAGCACCAACAAGAGTAAACTGAGGTAACTCAATGGACTCTGGTTTATTCTCGACTACAATACTAAGACAAAAATCTTCCATTACAGGATACAAAAACTCTTCAACAATTTTTGGAAGCCTATGAATCTCATCAATAAAAAGAACTGATCTTGGAGCAATGCCCATAAGATATGGGAGTATGTTTTTAATACTACGAACATTAGCACCATTCACAGTATAAAGGTTCTCTCCCATCTCTGTTGCTATGGCACTCGCTATAGTGGTCTTGCCAAGGCCAGGAGGCCCGTCAATTAAAACGTGTGGCATCACACCACCCATACTTTTACAACCCGCCACAACGATCTTCAAACGCTCCACAACGTCGCTCTGACCAACAATATCATCAAACTTAGATGGGCGTATAGCATTAGCCATTAATGTCTCCAATATTCATAAGGGTATTCTTAACCAAAATTTTAATATCTGTTGTTGGACTATTCTCATAAGCTTTAATTATAAGAGCCTCAACCTCAGATTTTTCGTATCCATAACTATTCAGTATTGTACAGCACTTTAAGAGCAGATCAACGGGAATCTTATTGCTTTCTGCTGACTTGTCTCCTTCATCACTCTTTACAATCTTCTTTTTTTTGCAAAACTTTACTATTAATGAATCTACAAGTTTTACTTTTAGTATTGAACTACAGTCACAGACTACTAAATAACCTTTTGTCTTGGATTCATCTAGTGATAACCAATGATCTATAGAACAGGTAGGACAAGTATATTTAATATGAACATTAAGTTCAGTCGGTTTCAGGTTTTTGATTATCTGTTTCGTTCTCATTTTTCATCCAAAAAATAAAGTCGTTACATTTTTCATCATACGCTGTTTCTAAAATTCCTTTATTAACAAGATTATTCAATAAATTACTAATCATTCTTGAGTTAAAGGACTCTACCATTTCCATAAACTTTAAATTAGTTATTATGTATCTAATTTCTTTTGTTTTCTTATTTATCTGTGGTCTTACAAAATCATTAGCAATAATCAAACATTCTTCTTGAGTTAATACATCATTTAGTTCATCTATTTCGTCAGAACCAAGATCTGTTAGTAAAAAAGATAAATCATCCTCACTTTCTTTGTTAGTTTTACCAAAATTATCAAAAACTAAAACTCTAGTAGCTTCTACTAGTTTATTTAGGTCATCAACTATGAAGGTTTCTTTTTCTTGCATTGTATCTTCCGTGTTAATTAAGAATATCAAACATACCCTTATAGTATGATGGTTGGTTTACAAAATGAACAGCATGTGATTGTATGTGATTTCTGTATTGGATGTCCAACTTATTACAAGCAAAGTATTTTTTCTTCCATATCGGACTTCCTTGATAATTGGACCCCAAATACTGGAAGGATTTATCCTTGCCAGCATTGGGATTCCAACTACTCACAGGCAACGAGCTTTTAGGGAAGCTTGGGCCAATATACCATACATTTGAAGGATATTCAACTATGTCATTTAAAGTTTCATATAACATTTTCCCCCAAGCATCCCAAGCATCAGGATCAAACTTGAAATAATTTTTATGCTGACTCTCTAAATTATCATGACTATCATCATTGTCGTCATAGTTGTCATCTTCATAATCTTCGTGCATATTTCACCCGATACAGAATTTGTCACTGATCTTAGACGCTAGTTCTTTAGCAGAATTAGACAGGAACCTATTGTTGCTAAAGTAGAGGGGCGTTGAGACTTGATTAAGGAACTCCACGACCGTCTTTAAAAGCTTGGTCTGCTGACCGTCTAGATTCATATCCTCGTCAGGGAGAGCGTCCTGTGCGTCTGTAGAGTCATTCTCGCTAACAGGATGCACTGGTAGTGGATCACCATAAGCTTTTCCAAAAATTCCTCCGCTCCCACCAGTATAACCATAAATTGGCTTGATATTATCTGTGCTGTTCTTATAGTTATAGTTCTCAGAATTCAATTCTTTCATCTGATTTAGAATATTTGAAGCAACATTAATTGCTACTGGAACCCCGGTAACATCAGACCTCTTATAAGCCTTAGCGTATTCTTTAAACCATTCATCGCTAGTCTTATTCGCAACAAGATTAACAACAGCAGATACCCCATCAAGAGCCTCTTTAAGCTGTTCAATATTTACCCAATCACCAGTTGATCCTGACAAAATACTGGTAAAATAAGGTTGCTTTCCCTCCCAACCTTTCCTCCACCAAGTATAAGGGATTCTATAAATCTGATTGATTTTGATAGCTCGGGCATCACCACCGAAATGGTTTACGAGTTTCTTCTGAATACCATTCCAATAAGTCTTGTGAGGATTGATGTTATTTTGATTTAGAATCCAATAGCACTGATAACCATTACGAGTATCAACAACCCAGCTTGGCTTTACTGGAAAGTTATTAATCTGGTTCAAGAATTCCTTTTTCTTCTGCATGACAATACTGGGCTTAAAATAATGACCCTGATCATCTCGTCCAGCATCCATATCAACAAAACAAGCACGAATCCTACTAATAGCATATTGCTTACGTCCACCATTAACATAGAAGTAAGCATCAGCACCTTGACTATCATTAGCAATAGCAACGGTGGTGAGATGATCCGTATGATTCATACTGCTGATCTTCTTACGAGGATCACCGTTGTAACAGAAAATCTGCTGACCACCAAAAGAATCAAAAAACTTATTTCGCAAAGTAATCTGATCTTTTGTTCCAATGGCACTGTGAGTCTTATCGAACGGATTAAAAGCCAAAGTATCGCTAAACATTTGTTTTCCCTTTTTCCACTTCCTACCTACAATTTTGATATTGGGACAGTAAACACTACCGTCAAAAGCAATATCCTAAAAGATGGTAACGGAATCGAACCGTTATTGTACGATAGCAGAAACTATATAGGTGCTACCTTACAAGTTACCAAACACCACCTTAACTATTTACCTATAGAGACCGTTATTATCTACATCCTCATCATCTTCATAGTCCTCATCATCATCCTCATCTTCTTCGTCAAACTGATCCCAATAACTCTCATCATAATCATTCAGATAATCGTCCTCATCTTCTTCATAATCATCCTGACTAAAATCAGCCTTATAAAGAGGCTTGAGCAATTCACCCTCATACTCACCAACTACTTCGTAGCGACAAGTGCGAAGCTTTTCATAGTTACAATCACTAGGAACACTCACAACATCCTTGGGATTAATCTTGACGATCACGATACGGTCGCCAGCCTCAAGACTACCATAACCAGCAACATAATTCAATGCTCCAGCATGAAGTCCATTAGAACAACCACGACCACGATCATCATCTACCTTTGCTCGTTGCATTTGGCAGACCTGACCAACCCTGTTGTCAAAAACTCCCCTATACTTATCCTTAAAGTCTGAACGAACAGCCTTATAAGCTAGGAAGAAACCATCCTCAGTGATAGGCAGATGCTCATGCTCCAAGAAGTCATACAGTTCCTTCTGACTCTGCATACTTGGATTTTCCATGAGATTATTCAGAAAATTAACAAGGGGCTGGAACGGCAATCCCTTGCTCATAAACTCCAGAATACGCTTACTAATACTACCATGAACTTCCTCACCCTCGTAGAGAACCTGACCGTTCTTGATCTCCACAAGACCATCACTAAAAGTAGCAACAGCCTTTTGAACATCAACAACTTCCAACAGTTCCTCTGCCGTAGCAGTCGGAAGTCTTTCCAGAATCAACTTATAGTTGATATGATCCGGCAACACCTGATAACTCTGGTTATTAAGAACCAGCGTCAAATTACCATCCACAAACATAAACGGAACAGCCATAATCCAAACTCCTAGTTTCTAGTTACGATACCTGTGATACTGTCATTTTACACTAATCGGCAAGCTTGTCAAGGGGTCTTGAACAATTCCAGACTACTTGATCAAACTGCTCAACTGAATTTTAAAGAGGTCAATACTCTCCTGACTCATCTGCTCAACCCAATCTCTACTTTGCTTTCCATAGTATGAACGATCTTCGATGATAGGATTCTGATTAGATTTAAGATCTACCAGATTGCCTGACACTTGATGATTTCCCATAATAACCTTGAGCATAGGATTCTTGTCTACCTCAGTCTTAATCTTTTCCCTAATCTCAGAGATTTTCCATCTCTTCAAATCTTCCTCAGAAGTTCCACGAATAATCTTCAGATAAGCATCTGCATTATTATTACCAGAGTACAAGTAATTAACAATCATGTTTGTCAAGGTATTGTAGGCCAAATTAGCATTACGAATTTCCTTACCATCCACGTTATCAATACCCACTTCTTTCATAAGCTTAGAGATATGGGAAAGATATTCTGTTTGACTGAATCGCGGGATATTAAAAGGACTGACATGAACAGTATTAGCAAAGAACTCTGTCAGGATGGTTTTATTCAAACAATCCACAAGAACCTTATTGTTAATAAACTTATCATAGTCTAGACCAAAGATATTCAGAATATGAAACATAAACTGCTTATCTGTTGTTCCGTGTTGATAGTATCGGTATCCCCCAGGAATCTTTTCTTCTGTTGCATAATCTTTCTTGCAGTATTCAACAAGCTTGTTGATAGAAGCAAGATTCTTAAAGTGCTTTTGTGCAACAACTTTAAGTTGACGCTTCAAAAAGTCATTGAAGTTAATAAGATTATAACCATCCTTCTCAAGCTTTTTAAGGAAAGCTGTTTTGATAGCATAAATCTTACTATTGCCAATCAAGTCCTTGGTTATGCTCTTTAGAGTATCCTCTTGGAGAGTTCTAGTAATACCAGCAATCTCTGGACAACCAGACTCAGGTTCCGTTCCATATCTCAACATGGGAACAAAAATAATCTCATCTTGTTCCAGAAAGTTCTCCAGTTGTTCTTCTGAAAGAATTCTTAGATGTGTAGCATCATTATAGGGATTAGTAATCTGCTTACTATCCTTGTCATAGCCGTGAATAAAGAATACATCTTGATCACTAACACTACCGTTAGAATTTCTATTGTAAGACTTTCTTGGGCCAGAACTTTGTGTCAGATGCTTATAGTCTGAAACCTTGAGCAGATTTTCAGCCCCAACATCTTCTACCAGTTGATCAAAACCTGTATTGCTTTTTGTATGATCCTTAGTGTCGATCATCAGATAAGCAAAGCAATCATTAGCATTACAATATCTTGTAAGAATCTTCTTGGCACTTTCTTCACTCGCAACGTCGCACACAAAGAAAGCCATTGTACCCTTCTTCTTCTGATTATTCCAATAATAGGAACCTTTACCAGTAAGAGTTTCGTGATGGATTCTGTCTGTCAGAGCAACTTGGCGACGAGAACGATAGCCAGCAGTCTTATAATTAAAAACGTACAGACTCTTACCAGCAGGAATTTTATATTCCAGATCGTTACCAGAGTTGATAGGATGATCTTTACCCTTGGGGTCAGTCCAAGTTGCACCAACACCCCAGCCGCCAGCCAATTCATTCATAGTATAGTATGAAGTAATTGCTTCTACCTTATTCTTGGCAGCTTGAATTTTCTTGGAGAATTCTTCCTTCATCTCCATGTAAATTTCTTGAGTCTTTTTACGCAGAGTCTTGATAACATCTTTGGTATACTGCAAACCTTCACGACTAACATCCATTTCTAGTTGTCCGATACCAAAATCAAGCTCAAGATACAGACCGGAGTTAAGAATCTCTCCGACAAAGCTCTTCCAAGAATCAATATCTGCTTTCTGGAAAGCTCTATTCCACTTTTGGATATGATCGGGCATCTCATCCTTCTCTTGACCAACAATCTGTGCGGTCTGAACAGGATAGGCAATATTGCCCATGATAGCTACGATACCACTATCAATGTGATGATAACCATTAGGAAAATAACTGTTATCATTGTTGAGTCTGCAAACCCTCCAACCTTCACCGCTAATGATGATATTGGTATTGCTATACTTATGATCTTGAAGATTATTTCCGATACCACCCTCAAGGATGGGTTTCATGCGAAAATAATGAAAGATTCTCTTAGACTTATCTGTAAACTCTTGAAAGTCATGCTGCTTAACAGCAAAGCTAATTTCAAGACCATTAGGCTCAGATGTATCTGAAGTATTAAAAAGATTCAGAGTAGGAACTCCACTCTCATCAATCGCTGCAATATAGGTATATTTCTTTCCATTAAAGTATGATGCAGTAGTAAAGCTCTTGGTATAGGCAAAAGGACTCTTAGACCCTAGACCAAGACAACCAACAAAATCATTACTATCATTCTTGTTGGATGCACCATAGGTTGTATACAAGTCCTCCATATCGGCCTGACTAAGACCAGTGCCATAATCCCTGACCATAAAGGTGGGATTGGCAGCGGTGGGCAAAGTCACCTTAAAGGGATTCTTATTCCCGGCAGAGATATGACTATCATAAGCATTAGTAGAAAGCTCACGAATCGCAGCCATGACCTTATCAGAATAAAGAGAGTCTGAAAGGATTTTAAACATTTTGCTCGTCTGAGCAATATTAAACTGATTCCTGCTTGCAACTCCAACGCTGTGAGTCTCAATCGTCCTATCTGCCAATTTCATCTGTATTCTCCAAAAGTGTTATCGTTCCTGTGATGGCTCAAGTATACCATCGGCAAACAACCTTGTCAAGCATCAGTTTTCTTTTTGCTTAAATGACACAAAGATTGTTAATATTGATCGTCTTCGTTATCCTCTGGCTCATAATCTTCTGTTTGATCATAAGGAGTCCAATCCTCATTCTCTTCTTCGTCATCAAGATCTGAATCGTCCATATCACCCATATCAGAAATTAGGATAGTAAATGTGTTTAAGATATCTATTGCTTGATCAATTTTATTTTCCAAAAGTTTCATTTTATTTTCGATATTTTTAATGCCTCTTTTTACTTCGATAATATCTTTGGTTAAATGATTATCCATATCATGAATTTCTTTATTGCTTTTCATTACTTCTTTAATTACGTCATCAATATTTTTAGACATTTTGGCCTCTTTATTTTAGGCGTTTGTATTCTTTGATATCACCATTCTCTACTATTTTTTTATCTTCGTATGGTACTGCCACTCTGCGATAATACTCTTGCTTAATATTCTCTAATACACCAGTAATCATAGCAACCTTTGGGTAAGATGGCTCGTTCATTAATGAGGTTATAATGCGTGAAAAACAATAGTTAATATCTCCTAAAATAGTAGCAAACTCATTATTGTCCATATGCCCCTGTAATCCTTTTGGGGTGTTTATACAATCTGAGAGCTTATCAATACAAACATCTAATTGTTTTCTTAAATCTTCTTTGATATATGGCATTTTAAATTCCTTCACACTTACATTGGTATTTTAAACAATATGAACATTTTGGGCCGGGATCAGAATTTCCAAAATAATTAGCATAACCATCCCAGGTTTCTTTACCCGTGTCGATGCAAACCAATTTAGCTTTACCATCTCTTATAATATAGCCAATATTTTTTGTGTGACAGTCCCAAAATTTTAACTTTGTTTTGTCATATATAGATTCTACTAATTCTTGTATCTTCCATAGCTTGGTTTTTTCGCTACTTTCTTTAGCCAATTCAGTAACATATCCCCAACCACTTATTTTATGAAGAAAGAAAGGTTCGTATCTCATTTTGCATAATTCAGAACAGACCTTGGGAGCAAGATCATAATTACTTAATTTGAACTGAATTTGTCTGGCGTATGATGCTCTAGACTTAGAAATAAATTCTTTGAATCCTAAAGATGGTTCATTAGAGACTTTAAATAAAGTACAATAGCCACCATTTTCACTGTAGTAGTCAGATAAATCAACTTTATATTTAGAATTTACCATATCAATAAGAGATAATATTTGGAATTTCTCCGGTTAAATAATACAAAAAAGTTTTTGCTTTATCTATAGAGTAAAACTCAGCAAGAAAAACAGTTCCAGGTACTCCATTTGGATCATATCTTATTGATCCGTATATCTGATAGAATGGATCTCCATAAGCATCCTTATCTTTTTCTAGGAACTCAGAAGATGTTCTAATTTCATCTATATAAGTACCTCCCTCGTAATCGTCGTATTCTCTTACAGTGGTTAGTAAGAAATGATCTATTGGGGAATGAGGATTATTGTTCTTAACTCTACCATTACACAATGTGTTATTCATAACTTTTCCTATAAAGAGGTACTACGGTATTTTGATCAACATAAGGATTGTTTTGAGTTCTCAGATCAAATAAGTCTCCACGATCATTAATTCTAGCCCAAGCAACAGGCTCGTCAAGAGAATCTTTTAACTGTTGCATTTGCTTAGACATTCCTAAATATTCATTCGTTTGTTCAACAGCAAATTCATTTGCCCTATAAACTTCTGCTGCCCATTCTTTATGGAGAGCTTTTAGTTTTTTAAGCTCATCCTTTGCATTTTGCACAAAGAATAGATCAGCACCAGCACTCCAAGCAAAATCAATAATACTTTCAAGGGGGTCAGAATTTTTATTCATATAATTAGCCAGTTCTATAAAAGTCCTTCTTATGCCATCTTCCCAGTTTTCATACTCTTCGATCATTCTTTAACTTTACTAGTTCTTCTTCTAAGACTCTAACTCTTTCATGAAGATCATAATCAGCTATTGCTGGGAGATCTTTAACTGGGGTTTTTCCATCACCAACATGAATTGTTAACCAACTTCCATCGCCCAGCCTATCATACTGAATAGTCTCTCCTCTTTTTGGAACATATGGACTATTTGTAGAAAATTTACCCATAATAAATTCAGCTCTCATGAGGAAGCACCGTAACTTCAGCACCCACAAATTCTGGCTTATAATATCCTGTCAAACTGTCTTTCTGATAAACGTCATGCACTATAAACTTAACATCTAAACCATTGGGAGCTTCCATAATCTCGCTATCAATATATCTCTCAATAGCTTTTTCAATATCGTCAGGAGTTAAAGTAATGTGCGTTCTGTTGTGGATTTTCATAATTAAAAGTCATCTCCCGTTCGATATTCATCAAACTTTTCTTGACATTCTTCATTAGCGTTATAATATCCAACATCATAACCTTGTTCATGGCCCATAGCATAAGCTGCCATCAACCATTTAATTATATCGTCGGTTTTTCCTTTTGCAACACAGTTTCTTATGTCGCTCATAGCTCTTTCTTGTCTAATGCTATATCCTTCGATTTCGTTTATCCAGTGGTCGAATGTCATAGCATTTCTTTTCTGTGATGTTTCATGTGACAATTAGCACAAAGCAGCTCGCATTTATCTAGTTCTATTTTAATGGTAGACCACTCACGATGCCATAAGCTTGATAAGTTGTCGTATTTATTTTCTCTGTCTACATGATGAAAGGTTAATACTTCTGTATCTTTAGTCTTACATCTTCGACACTTAGAACCTAAATGCTTTAATCCTTTTGCTCTGTTTGTTTTTCTTCTATTAAACGATCTACAAGTCCAACAAACATTGTTTTTATTCCACTTGAAATCTTTGCCACATTGAGGACAATTCTTTTTTGTATTTTCGTCTCTTTGTGGAAGATGTAGTTTCCTAGTATTTCTTTGTCCAAACGGGGAACATTCTAAACAATACTTTCGTCTGTTAAGAATCTTAATTGACCCATTAATCTTTACTCTATTAGGAAACTCTTGTTGGCATTTACGACATTTTTTCATAATAAATCTCCTTGGTGTAGCCTAGTTTAGTATACACCAAAGATAATTTATTCTCTACCATTAAACTATACCCCGGATCGGATTCGAACCGATACTTGCGACATTTTAAGTGTCGTGCCTGCTGCCAGTTGGGCTACCGGGGCGTATACTTCCAAGCTACATATCATAACGATTGGTTAGATGTTTGTCTATGTGTCTCTAACAATATTTATGAGGGATGTAGTTGGAAGCATTTGGTTTAAACTAAACTCAGCCGTTAGAATGAGCCGCCTTCAGACGACGAACAATGTCTGCCATATTAGCAGCATTATCAACGGTCTTTGTCGGCTTTGCTCGTTCCATCGCGGGAATCTCAATTCCCTGCTTCGTCAAAGTCGCCTTAGCACGGGCATAACGAGCCATTGTGCTGGCAATCTTTTGACCAGTCTTTGCTGCAATCTCAGCATAAGTCTTGCTGGAAAAAACAGCCTCAAGGAACTGGTCATCACTGCAACGAACACGACTCTGCTTCTCAGTAGTAGTAACTTCAGCCATAATCAACCTCCAAATTCTTAACCAATCTTACAAGCAAGGCTCAGTCGCATGACTGATCTTACCTTGCGTTGTTCCTTCGATTATACAACAGTGTATCGTCAATGTCAATGGGCGACCTTGAAATTTTTTTGGTTCTCGCCAGAAATTGCTGTTGAACGTCTTTAAAAGCCCAAGGAGTACCAAACTCCACCCCATCTCTTTTATTATCAACGCCTACATCAAGCGTGAGACTACCAGAAACAACGTCCTCACGATGCAGTCTGCCATGAACATGACCATAAAGCATCCAGCTTTTTCTGTAGCTTCCAGACCAACTTCTCATAGGATAATGACACATAAATATTTTTTGGTTTTTGTATAGAATCATTTTCTGATAACTAACACTGGAGAATCCAGTAGTAAATTTAGTTGGCTCATCATGATTCCCTAAAATAATGTGAACATTTTCACAGACTATTCTTTCTCTATAAGATAGAGCAGTTCCTCCTTTATGACAGAAATCTCCTATAACGTAAAGAATATCGTTTTGTCCAACTGTTTCGTTTATAGAAGAAATAATTTTAGCATCCATTTCCTCACCAGTAGAGAATGGGCGATTACAATATCCTATGATATTCCTGTGTCCAAGATGAAGATCAGCAGTAAAGAATACTTTCTGACCAACTATCTTATCCATTGTATTAATCCTCTGTTGGAAGAACCAGTGCCATTATTAAATATACCCAGAAAAGAATACTGCCAGTAAAAATTGCACCAGCAACAAATCCTAATCTTACTACAGAAACATCTAATCCTAGACTTTCTGCTAGTCCACCACAAACACCTAAGAAAACTCTATTCTTATTACTCTTGTGAAGTTGACTCATAAGTAGACCCCTTAATAATTTGTTGAGTTTGATATTCACTATAGCCAGATATTAGCATCGCTTGATAATATCCAACAACAGGAACTAGTTCTGGTATCATGATTTTTCCTTTAATGAGTATAGAGTAACCTTAAGTATTATATACCCATCTCGTTCACTGTCAATGTTTTGTATCGAGGATATTCTTCCTTTACCCAGGAAAGAATCACCAACCAATAAAAACGGCCCGCCATCTAAATTAGCAGAAGTTATTACCGAAATATCTGATTGACAACCAAATTTAGCCCAATCACTTTCTCCTTCAACCAAATATTCGTATTCGCCAATTTGTGTTATTATTCTTTTATTCTTGTTCTTAGACTGTAAGCACTGGCTCATTAAAAGCCTCATTATCGAGAATATAACCTTGGTGATTTTTTGACGTTAGGTTAACAAGAACGTCTTTTAGTCTTTGGTTTTCCAACTCAAGAGTATTCATTATTTTTTCAGCTTGATTTAAAGCCTTTTGAAGAGACTTAACTCTATTAGCTAATTGATCGTTCATATATTCTGTAGCTGTTTTGACAACCATAATTAGCCTCCTTAATATAAGTTTGACAACCTTATAAAGATACACCTTAGAAGTTAAGTTCGTTTAGGAATTCCTTTAAATCTTTAAGTTGTTTTTTATCTAGTACCATCTGATCAGCATAGGGCTTTTTATATGCTAAAACTTGGAAACAATATCTGAGTCTCTGCCATAATGACATCTTATGACTGTAGTTTGTATAATGTTCAAATATTGCTAAATCAGCTAAATCCATTTCGTGATCATACTCAATTACTAAAATCTCACTCTTGCAAGAACACGGAATGAATAAGGTTTTATTTTCTCTTAGATTCGTTATGCTTCCCATTCTTCTTCTTTCTAAAAATTCTTTCGTAGTTTTTGTCCCAAGTCTCTTGAGAAACCAAACTCTCTCGTCTTTTAGAACCCTTACCATTCTGCATAATTAACTCTCCAGAACATAGCTCCAGTAACGACTATCTTCTTTCTTTTGAAGATCATCCCAATAGATTGACCTTGCTACATAAGATGGGACTTTAAGTTTGCCACAGTTAATCATCCAGTGACGCTCCATCTTTTTATAAAGCTGTGACCCAACCTTGCTCTTATTGTATTTAAGAGCCTCAACATCGTAAAGTCGAAGCTGATGAATGTCTCCACACAATACTCTTGCCTCATTAGGATGAATCATTTCAAGAGCAAAGCTAATCTTAGCCAGACCAATTCCGCTAATCTTATTCAGAATACTGTCTCGTTTCTTAACATGATACTTCTTGGTGGTCAGATAAAAATCTTTAGGATTAGCCCAAAACTTGGTACTAAAATCCCAGATATAAGTTGTGCGATTATTATGTAGACCGACGCCGCTCTTGTGAAGTTTTTCCAAAAGAACTTCCTTACTGTCCACCCACTCGCTAAAATTCTTGATAGCATTATATCCCTTAACATTACCCTGCCAAGTAGTGTGAACAGAGCAGTATGCAAAAAGATAGCGACGAAAAATATCTTCATCGGTTTTGGGACGAACAGTTTCCCAATAATCCTTATAGGCTACTACTTTATCCTTGGGAAAATTCTTAAAAAATTCATCCGCTTTGCTCGTACTCATAACAACAGGCTTTTTCTCAACAACGATCTCTGTCATAGTGTCCTCAAAGTTTAGTTCCAAAGTGTATGCTGCGATTCTACACTAGTCCTATCGTCTTGTCAAGACTCGTTTCTTGAACTAGTCTAGTTTTTTTATTTCTGAGCCGCTTATTATTTCATCTAATTTGTAATTATATTCCCATGTTTTCCATTTAACTCTTACGCTACCAACGTCTGTAATCTCTTTACCTTTATTATCTTTAGTTTTATAGACAGCCCAATAATGTTCCTCTCCTTTTACAAACTCATGAATAACTTCAAAATGTTCTGGACACTCTAAATTAGCCCATAATCTCATGCGTCCAGTTTCTTTAACCCAGGTTTCTATTTTTTCGTCATATTTGATTGGAAAAAAGATATTATTGACTGATCTTTCTACAATAACAAATTTTTCACCAACATATTCAGAATTACAGACGAATCCTATGGCAATGCCAACAAATAAGAATAGCCAGTGATAAAAAATTGACCGAATAACTATCTTGTGCATAGTAGATTCCTTTGAGGTGGGAATTTAATATACACCATATATATTCTCGCCTTTGTTAGTAAAAGAGTTGAAATAATGCTGTGAATTCTTTTGGAATAACAGGGTGAATTCTTCTGCTATTACTAACAAAAACGAAAATACTTGAACTTAGTTATGACACACTGAATACTTTTAGTAATAATGTTGTGAATACTAAGTTCGTTCTATCAAAATAATGCAGTGAATTCTTATGGAATAACAAGGTGAATTCTGATAGATATAATCTCAAAAATAATTAAAGGCTGAATACTTTTAGTAATGATTCTGTGAATTATTTAAGAAATTAAATGTTGTTTGAAAAAATTAACCAGTTCAAAAATTGACTTACAATACTGCTTTCTATAAGCAACAAAAACAGCATCCTCTTGTGAGGTAAAGTGTCCTCTACGGATTACTTTTTCAGCTTTTTTTCCATCTTCATCTATTATAGATGTTTTTCTTTTAAGATCAAGCCCATGCTCTTGATCAGCCTTTCTAATAATCCAATTCATAGTACCGTGGTAATATAGATTACTTCTTGCTACTCCTCCCCTCCAATGAAACGGAGTCATGCAAAGAACGTATCTCTTAATAAAATAATTGCTAGGAAAATTATTAGTATCTTTATACAGTCTTAACTGACCGTCAAAATCTCTTAATATAGCTAAAATAGAATATATCTGACACATATTAATTTTATTTAGAATGATATCTCCTTCTTTTCCATGCTTAGATGTTTTCTTATACAATTGAAATCCAAAAACATCTCTAGCTATAGGAGAAAGATTATCGTAAATATTTTGAATATTTTCCTTGATGAATACTGAGTTTTTGTCCTCATCAGATTCATAAGAATATCGTCTAGCAACATTTAGTATCTTATTGGTTGTCTCTTTCCAATCCCAACCTTCTTGAACAATATCCTCTACCTCAAATGAAGTTGGAGGATTCATTAATGCAATATTAGGAAAGTTCTGTAGTAGCAAGTAGATAGCCTTTGGATCATTAAAGTCAGATTTTGTTAAGCCAGAAAAACTTCTTGCTCTAGGAGTAGACTTTTGAGGAAATAGTTTAAAGTTGATATTCTTTGACTTAAACCTATCGTACAAATCAATTAAAAGATTTTCAGTAAAAGGTTGAGACAAAGAATACTTTTGTCTTGGACAACCAAGATGAGCATATTCTCCAATCACAGTTGTTCCAGACTCTAGTTCTTCTGGAAGTTTTAGCACATCAAGATGGCTAATAGTTTTACAGGTATCTGTTTCAGAATTATAAATAGTGGCAGTGTTTTTACCGCAATCAAGAACTATCATATTGATCTATCATCTCCGTGTAGAATTTTAAATGTAGGAAACCTCAGACTAATACCACCCTTTTCGTTCTCTGTCTCTTCAAAATATTGAACAGTAATAATTTTCCCAAGAATCTTCTTGGGACTCTTATAAAACTCTTGTCTTTGTTCGATACTAAAACCAGAGCCTACTCTTACAGTGTGACCCTTGTGCTGAATCATAACACAGCTCAACATAGTCTCCTCACATTCTGCACCATCCTTAACATAGCGGAATGGCCCCATTTCAGTATCCAGAACCTCATATTCGTCATCAGAAAAAGCTTTATACTTTAGTAGGTCTTTGGATCGCTTTCCTTTATATGGAGCGTCAGAACGAAGCATAAGACCCTCCCAACCATTCTGACTAGATTCTTTAATCATATCTTGAAACTGATTTTCGTCCTTAACCAAAGATTGTTCCAGTAATGTCAAGCATGGACACTCATTCTTTTTCATAACTTCCGTAAGATTCTTGAGTCTGATACCAAAAGGTCTATTATATTCACCCTTCTGACTATAAAACTCATCATGAGTAATCATATCAAAAATCTTGTAAGAAGGATTAGGAATAGTATGATCCTTCTTGCGAAGTTCCTTCATTACTCCTTGGAAATCCTCGTTACCATCTTCATCAACTAGACAAAGCTCTCCATCAAGAACTACATTAGTAAGTCCCAAAGCTTTAATGCCATCGCTAACAACGTCAAGAGTATCAAAGTTTTTTCCTGTGCGGGAATAAAAGGTAGTATTACTATTACTATCAACAATAGCAATACATCTAGCACCGTCGATCTTCCTGCTAACATACCATCCATCCTTCCAGTCTACAATTTTAGGAACATATTTGTCAGCAAGAGCAACACTAAATGTTGGGATATGATCTGGAATAGCCTTATTAATCAGCTTATCTCCAGCACGGGTTTTCAGATCTTTATCAATAATGCAGTGAACGAGTTCCTCGTATTCTCTTTGGTTGTCAATAAAAGTATTAACTGCCCCAATAGCATCGTGTCCAGTAATTGTTCTGCTCTTTAGAGCGTCCAACAGCTTAAAAATACAATCATAAGCATGACCACGCAGATGCTTTTTCTTTTTAAGATTATCGCTGGTCACGTTATACTGCCAAAGGGGATGGTAAGTATAAAGCAAAATCTTTTTGATGAAATTTGCTCCACTCTCATTAGAGGAAGTATAGTCCTCAATAATGCCAACCTTATCAAGTGTACTACTAGTTGCTTTCAGATCACGAACAAAACCATTAAGATGCTCAAACGACATTTTTATTTTCTCCTGTGTTGTCCCAATTCTACCCTGTAGTAGTCAGCTTGTCAAGTATCGTCTAATCGGTTTCTTTTCTTGAAAACTATAGCCATAGACTGAACCAAATCACTGCCAGATGTTTGAAACCAGCATGGAAACAACGCATGAACTATCAAGCAAAATCCAGCAACTAAACATAAAGATCCAAAAAATACAGCAAATTTAAAATGCTGATAGTATGTCATATTATTTTCTGTTAGATGTTCTTTAATTCTGTTTTTCATATCGTTTTTACCTTTGCCTTGAAAGAAAATAATTTTATTATATTACAAGTATAAGACATCTTTTTATAAGGAATTAATATGGCTAAAAAGTATTGCTGGTATTGTGATAAAAATCTAGACACTTCTTTATACCATAGGTCTAAAAGTAGTTCAGATGGTTTTCAAGGTATGTGTAAAGACTGTCATAAATCATATAGGAAAAACTGGTTGTCTAAAAATAAAATACAATATGAGAAAAAATGCAAAGAGTGGGCAACAAAAAATAAACAGAAAAAATATTTAACTCAAAAAGAATGGAGAACCAATAATAGAGAATATTTTCGTGAGCATCAAAGAAAATACAAGGCATTGAAGAGAAAAAATGATCCTATTTTTAGGATAACGGGAAATTTAAGAGTTAGGTTAAGAAAGACAGTTAAAGGTATAAATAAAAGTAAAAAAACAATGGAATTATTAGGATGTAGTATAGAGGAATTTAAAGAGCATATTAAGAAAAAATTTAAAAAGGGAATGACTTGGAATAATTATGGTAAATGGGAACTGGATCATATCAAACCTTGTTGTAGTTTTAATTTAATAGATTTAGAGCAACAGAAAATCTGTTTTCATTATACTAATATTCAACCTTTGTGGAAAAAAGAACATAGAGAAAAGACTACGAATGATACTAGAAAATATCTTTACGATTTCTAGACATAATCAAATAGTTAACGGCTTTAATTATAGAGCTTAAATCATCTCCTAATTTACCTAAACCAGTATTACATCTAGTGCAAAGCCATCCTCTAAAAGTATCATCACTATGGTCATGGTCTAATGCCCATTGGAAAGGAATCTTACCACAACATTCGCAAACTTCTGGTCTTGGTGGAGCTTTTTTATGTAACTTAACTCGTATCTTAGAATGTTTTTTAACACACTTGCGACATCTGCTATCAAGATTATCTTTGTACATACTATGCTTGGGAAAACTTGCTAGGTTTTTTCGTTTCAAACAGTATGAGCAGATTTTACGCATAATATTAAGTGGACTAGGGCAGAGTCGAACTGCCGTCCAGAATAAACGTCAATATAAACTTCTACATCGTTAGTTGATTGTTATCACACTATCAACAAAGCTATCAGAATTATCTGCGTCAGATTGAGTACAATCATCATTCCTATTTATGTCTGGTAGGACTACCATATCCGAATATCGGAGTCAGCATGATTTGGTAATAAGGCTCATGCCGCCCCACTCAGTACCTAATTAATTAGGCAGCGAGAGCGAGAGTTACTTCGCCAATTAACAATTTTAATCGACTTTTAAACTGGCCGGTCGATTAACCAGTCGATGCAATCTATATCTATTTTACCTGTCGATACCTTTACTAGCCCGTGATTTATCTACACCGTTCTTTCTTGTTTTATTTTCTCAAGAATTCGTTCCATCAACTCTTTTAATTCTTCGTCGTTTATCGGAGGTTTTGGTATTTCTGGTTGCAGAAACAAACCTTTAGCTGGCCCAGCCTCCATTTTTTTGATTTGATAATTTAGTCTTTCGATACTCTGAAACTGCAATAGGTTAAATCCTAAAGAGATTAGAAATAGTCCTAAAAAAAATAGTGTTAGTGGTTGTAGTTTCATTTTTAAAATAGGGCGAGTTGGAGTCGAACCAACCTATGAACACCTTATAAGAGTGTCGGATGCAACCGGCTTACCTTCCGCCCCGTGTTGTTTTCTTATTGTACTCTATCGACCAACCACTGTCAAGACCTTTAGGAATTTTGTTGTGACTCTAGTTCAATTAGTCTTTGATTAATTTTATCTAAGGATAACGCAGCATCTCCACAAGCTTTACACAAATCAGAATAGAGATATTCCTTCAAGTCATGTAATTGGTCTTTTAGTTGTTGTATTTCTTCTTTTGACATATTATTTAATAGTGTTGAATGTTTCGTTAGACTCTGGATGCCAAAAAATCATTTCATTAGATTCATCATTCCAAGCACACTCTATAATTCCAGAAGATGCTACTAAACTTAGGCTTGAATTATAAATCCATTTTTTGATTTCGTCACAAAGAAGATCGTAGTTGTCATCGTTAAGAATAAATTCATCATTATATCCTGGTTCAATATATTTCCTAACCAAATTTTCTGTTTGAGACAAAGAAATCAAATTATCTACCTGATAGTAGTATTCTCTAGGAAAAACCAATACCACGTTTTTTCTAATGCTTTTAGTAAAAAGCTTGAGATTTCTAATCTTAATATAATTAGTCATCGTTATCCTTTGAGGGTTTGGCGGGGATTTCTGTCTTATCTTTATTGGCTAACCAGAATACCATTTCGTTAGATTCGTCATCCCATGCACAATCTACAAAACCCTTTGCTGCTAATTTGCAAAGACCAACCTCATAAAGTTGATTTCTAATACTCTCAAATATCTCATTAAATATATCTTCATTTATAAGATAGTTTCCTTCCTCATCTAGTCCAAGATTATTCTTTTTGACCATATTGATTACTTGAGGAATGGTAACGAATTCATCCAAGTCCTCTGTATAATTTTCTTCAAAAGAAGATGCTGCTCCATTCCTCATGGCTTTTGCATAACCTTCCAAATCAATAATGCTATAGCTTTCCATTATTTGTTCCCAATTAAAGATATTTTGTAGTACCCTTGCCGTCACTATCAATTTTACACCGCTCCAGCAGATTGTCAATAGTGTTCTGCAAACTATATTCGCCTCTACTTAGCCACTTTCTATCCTCATAAAGAGCGGTGGTAATTTGAGGCAGATAGAATTGAATTGCTCGTTCAAATTCTTCTGGAAAATAAGTTTTAAGAATACGTTCAATATGAAACAAACTATTCACCATCTCATCACGATGGTCTACAAGTTTATTTATCTGATCTTTCTGTTCTTGAGTAAGAGACATTACGCCTCCACCTTTTGTTTGAGTTTCATAAGCTTGTGTTTAATCTTCCAAACATTAGTTTCCTTATTCTGAAAGTCTGGCCCCATATAGATATGACAGAAGCCCTGATTCTTGTCCAGACCCCATGCTTTAATTCCATGCTGGTCGATACTATCTACAACAAAACGACCCCTATA